TTTTGAAAAAATCACAGTGTACTCTTATATACAGCCCGACATAGGATAATAAGTTTGCTCCGTGATTAACCACTATATATACGACTGTGCCGCAGCAGACGACGACAACAACTACGATTCACATACGCATACACACACATACGTACGTACGACAAAAATGTGCATAGTGAGTACAAAGTGTTTTTGGTGTAAATTCGAATTTTCGCGAAATCAGAGTCGATGTTCGTGTACTGGTACGCAGTTTATCTTTAAAACGTGTACGTATTGCAGTATGCGCATACCTCATCCTGGAAAACGGTATGTACACGCCAGCCAAATTCCGCTGCCACCATCACCCACTAAATGTAGATACTACTACTACAACAACCCACCACCTGGATCATCCTCATCATCATAATAACAAACTCAAGCAACCATGAATTTGAAAATGTAACTTAATACGTAGGAATGTACTTAAATAAAAACCACATATAAACACATTACATGGACGTTTATTTCTTTTTATAATAAAATGTAGACGCAGTTACATTACCAGGAGCCAAATACACCCCATGCACAGATAAAACATTTAAATGCGAAGTTAAAATGCTAGACGCCAACATTGGCGTGCTATGTAAAATTTTATTGTACAACCACGTTCCAGGTTTCGCCTTTGTCAGCAAGTCATTTCTTGTAAAATCGGTCGAAATCTGCCACACATCGACCATATTTGTCGACTCACAATTATTAACCAGCGTATAGTCGTCAAACTTGCAAGGTTCGTCGCCATCGGGTACGCATACTTCGTCGTCACATTCCGCTTCATCGTCGTCTACCACATCATCATCTTCATCGTCTCCGTATTCGACGACCACATCGGAAATTGGTTCGTCCACATCCTCCTCGTCATCGTCAATGGTTGGCTCATCTTCGTCCATATCATCGGGCTGTTTTACATCGCACTCGTCGTATTCGTCCATGAGTAAATGCGTACCTACGTGCGTGAGTACGTGTATACGAATGTGGGTACACAAACTTGAGACTTTCACAAATGGCACTTGTAGTCAACTTACTCTCGACAACTATGAATAAAATTATACGACAACTTTAATAAAAACCACATTTATTATTTAAATATGCCTACAGATTTAGGGTATACAGTGTCGATAACATAAAAGTTTGAAGGTTTACTAAATCTAACATAAGGTTTGCCAGTACGCTTCGGAGATCCAAAGTATCGAATGATTGCGTCTATGTTCGCCTGGTAACGGCATGCGTCAATCTCACCATCCTCGGTATAGGGTACGCAAATCACCTTCCACCCAAATAATCGCGCGACCGCATAATATGTCATAAACTGTGAAACGGTGTACAATTTCAAACGCGCTCTCCACGGATCCCCATCTTCGCAACGGCGCAACTGTCGTTCTTGGTTCTTCTTCGACTTCGGATCGATGAATATAACCCCCTTCTGAGTAATATATTCGGCGATGGATGGTTCGTTAAAATTTGAATTTAAAAACGAAAACAAATCTCGTATGTACGTGGACTTGTTTTGCGGATTACATCCGGGCATAATAAACGACCATATAACATTATCGATGAAACCACGATCTCCAATAACATCAGGCTGAGTTAGTACGAAATGTAATGCTGCATGTAGATTGCCAATGGCCGCAGGATTGTTTGATTTTCCGCTAAACGAGCCGATATCACCACGACTGTATTTTTTCCATCCCAGTTCGGTTAGTTTGTCGATAATGGTCGTTTTACAACAGCACGCTTCTCCGGTAATAAATTTAAACACGTACTCTCGATCGTACTGTTTCAATGTGGAGACGTCGATATTCGGCAATGCATAGGGTATATCCATATCGGACTCCAATAGTGCAATTTTTTTAGCGTCCAATTCATCATTCAACACCCAATTATATACATCATGCAAGTGGTTGACAAAATCAAAATCCAATAGTGACATCCAATCAAACATTTGTCGACCGTCACGTTTCGCTTCAAAGTGGAATTTAATAATTTTAATCGCCGTTCGAACGACCGGAATACCTCGATAATCGTACACATACGCTCCATCGTCCAATGCACGAAACGCCTTGATTTCGGCACATAGTCTATCGTATTGTGGATATAACGATACAAATTCCGCCAATTTATCATCGGGCCAGTCCAAAACATACGAGACGATAGCGTTGACGACACAATCGTACGTCGTATCGTGCAGTAGACGACGATCAAATTCTTTGGCGCTCAAATACTGCTGCAGATGACAATAGTCGACTATATTTACGTCGTCTCGATGAACTTTCGTGTATTTGGCTAGCGGCGTTTCCAAGTTCTGAATATCCACGTCGGCCAAAAGCTCGAGTCGTCTCGGAATACCGTACGAACTTTTATGGTCGAACGCAACAAACGGCTTGATCGCGCGCAAACTAATTTCACCTCCGTTGACGCCGTTCGTCATATAGAATTCGGATTTGATCCGCTTATACGTATTGGCAACGAGCTCGTCATGATTACTCGACGCGCAATTTTTTCGCTTCGCTACGCCGTTTAGACTATTATTAATTTTATACATAGTACTGTAATCGTACAAACTGCACGCACGCACGTATAAAAGTCGAAACTAAAATGGGTACGTCTATAACAAGTCCGACGGATCGACTAATAATCAAATGCAATCCTGAATGGTTTAAATATAAATCAGATCTGCCAATCAACTTTCCCGATTTACACTATATAAAATGTTCGAAAATCGCGTCTCCGGAATCGGTGATTCTCGGTGGCAGCTACAATTACTACTATACGCATTCGTTCTATTTTGAACGGTGCGAAATTTTCGAACGCCTCTTTATGCCGTACGAATTAAACACACCAAATTTTAAAGTTCGTAATGGAATTCTCATATGGCCGTATTTAAATCTCAGATCGTACACCGATTTAGACGATCCGGACTGCGTCTACATAAAACGCCAACATCCCATAAGCGCCAAACGCGACCAGTACGTTGCAATGTTTCGATTTTGTGAAACTCACATAGAACTACACGAATTAGATATGCCCGATGATCGCGGCGCGGATGATGACGATTATGATAAAACTACTGCTACTGAAAGCATTGCCAGTCTAATACATAATTCAAACGCCATTTTAAACGATCCAATCTTACCACAAGACGAAACACTCATACACGACAAACGTATGCGATACGAGGATGCCAATGACGACGATGCCAATACAAATACCACCATAAATACAAGTGGATATTCATCTAACGGGGAAATGTCAGCGTTACAATGTCATGCCATTACAGCGACCAATAAATCCGATTGTAGATTTTCCAGACGTAACAGTAATAGTAGTATTAGTACCACTAATAGCAGCAGCATTAGTAATGCCAGCATCATGAGTATGTCGTTTACGAATCAATCCGACGATAATATAACGAGCGACAATAGCGGCTATGGATTCGAAGACGAATACGACGAACAATGCGAACTCGAAGCCGAAGAGGAAGAGCATTTATATACCGAAGCTATCGAAATCGACGAATACGCGGACGAGAATAGCGATATCGATGCGAGCGATGATGATGATGATGATGATGATGATGACGACGTCGAAACTCATCACCGACCTATGATGGTAGCGATTACTAGCGAAAATCTACCTACAAATGCTACAACGACGATAATCTCCACCATTTCAAACGCATAAACGTTTATTTTTTGAAACCATCACACGAATATACACATATACACATACATACGCATACCATAAACGCATACGAATATCGACTATATCGACAAGCCCATTTTCAACAATAAGGTTCGAAAAATTACAATTCCAATATAGAATCGGCAAACCCGAAATGGATCCGATTCTCCCATAAGAAATACATTGAGCGTCCACAAGTTGAATCCATTTGAAACTCGAAAATCACCTCTTTTTAAAAAACATATATGTTTTCGACAAATACGCGATTTCGTGTCGTATATGACATCCAATTCGCCTCGTAGAGTGTCATATAGTACAAGCTCTATTCGTACAAAACAGTACAAATCTTATCAAATACGACCGCTCAATGTTAATCTCCCATAAGCGAGAATCCACTTTACAAAACTTTGTCGTTTTTGGACGCGCGTTTAAAAACCGGTCGGAGAGCCGAGCAACTTTCAGATTTTCRTTTTGCTGATAAGAGTTTTGCTGATAAGAAATATAGGGTATAACCATATTTTTTATAAGAATGGAAACTTAGATTAGAGTAGTACCCCCATGCTTTCGAAAAGTCGGTCTATAACCGACTGATAACAGTTGTACGCCATCACCGCAGCCATCATCTACGCTTTTATCCGACAATACCATTACCACCACCACCAATAGTGCTTTTTCTCCCGAAATGCCTACCGATGAGAATATATACGAACTCGTCACGTTTAGAATTAATAACGATGGTGACGATGGTGGCGATGAAAATGTTGGCGATGTTAATAACGACGACGATGCCGATGCTGGTGAACATACGTCAACATATAATTCCGATTCGGCTATAGCGGCGGCAACAGTGACCGTATTGGCTCCGGTAACGACCAGTTTCGACGGTGAATTCAGCATAATGCAGGAAATGATTGCCCGGTTGGAGTTACTCGCGATGAACGAAGACGAATCGTCGAGTCTATCGCGGATGGACCATGGTAATAATGACGAATCGTCGAGTCTATCGCGGATGGATCATGGTAATAATAGTAGTGGTAGCAATAATGTTGCTATAGCACCATCGGCACCGCCACTGGACGAGGCCGAAGCCACTCAAACCGTGAATGTATCTACGCAGATGACGATGGATATACCACCCGAAGAAATCTACGACGAAGAAGACGAAGCGGCCGCAGAAGCGGCGCGTCGTATGGTCAACAACACGGGTTTGGCGCGGCATTCGACTCGCGGTAAATCGTCTATCGTCTATCCGGCGTATGCGTTATTGCAGGAACGATTGAAATCGTTTGCGAATTGGCCGATTGCGCTAATTCAAAAGCCGAAAGTTATGGCTGATGCCGGATTTTACTATACGAATCATGGGGATCAGGTGGTGTGTTTTTCGTGCGGATTGGGTATGCACCGTTGGCTGCCGGAGGACGATCCGTGGGAGAAACATGCCGAATACAATATACGCGACAAATGTTCGTACCTATACATGATGCGAGACGCTGCTTTCATAGCGAAATGCAAACGCCGCCGTCAACGTGTAGAGGCTACGCCGCCAACGCTAACATCCATCGCAGTCAAGACTCAAGCTACCGATGACGACGACGACGACGACGACGACAAAGCTGAAGTTAAAGTTGTCCCTCCGAAATGTAACTATTGCCTAGAGTATGACTGTTCGATTGTATTTGTGCCGTGTGGCCATTTCACGTCGTGTAGCCAGTGTTCGTTCGCCTTCACAGCATGTCCGATTTGCAGGCGTGACATTTCCGATAAAATTAAAATATTCTGGTAAAAGTGAGCGTATGCATGTAAATATACGTATGTGTTGTATTTTTTTTCAACATTTTACATAAAGTCGATATATAGATCTATTAATTGTGTATTTTGTACGCAAAAGTTAAGAAATTGTAATTTACGCTTTTGTCAAACTTTGTACTGCTCGTATACATGTAATAAAATGAATAATAATCGACAGCAAGCGTTTGATCCTAAATTTGCATTTACTACCACACCTATACCACTATTTTCGTCAGGAGCATCACCATCAAACTTGGATGGACAATTTTGTAATGCTCAAACTTGCGGAATGTTGTTGAGCGTTAACGCGTGTAAATTTAAAATGTTTGCCGTCTTTATCATAACGCTTGTATTTATCGTAATTCTGGTATGTATAATAGTGTTGTATTCGAATCATAGACGATATAAGTACGTACGCTCCGAACGAGACGAGCCGCCTCCATCGCATAACGGTGAAGAAAATTCAGATGCCGGTTCGGTGTATAGCGACGTTTTAGCCAGACTACCGCAATTTCGTAAATTCTACAACAATTATGATAAGCCGACTACTAGCAACGATGATGATGATGATGATGATGCTTACATTGTTGAGCCGGTCGTTCCGAGGATTCATAAAAATGTCAATCTTCTACCTTTCGATAGCATCGATCGCGATGATGATTATTATGCCGAATTGGAGCAAGACGATGCTAAAATGGGGCATAAAACAGGCAATATTGCTGATAGCGTCGCAAGTGGAAGTATAAATGGCGATGAGAACGATAACGACGATGAAGACGTTGAAATGTCCGACGACGAACCACTCTCAAATAAAAGCAATACGACTACTACTACTACTACTACTACTACTACGACTAATACCTCGGTCGACAAACGTGTTGCCGGGCGTTCGTCAATTTCAAATCCACAGACGACGACAACAACAATTTCTAATGCGACTACTTCTGACAATACGACAACTCAAACATCAACAAATAAGCCCGGAATATATCCATCATTAGATAAAGTTACGGCTTAATACGTATAATATCTACGACGTATACATATCCCACATACACTAATCAAAAAAAAAACAAAAAAAAACAAACCAACATAGATCTAACAATTTATATTTTTGAGCGAATTTAACAACGGATTCGTATAAGGGAGGTTGAATCGATCGTCAGTATGCTTTTGTTCGTAGCCGATTATATTTTTTGATAGATCGTAATACACTCTGAGGTATAGGACTCCGCGAGGAATGGTCTTATGGTTGACGACGAATATCCGATCCGGCTTGTAAAGTAATTTCGTATATTCCATCGGGGAGCGTTGAAGTCGGGCGGCATGTACGAATTGTTGGAGGTTGCGATCGTACGTACATAGGTAGATGAATCGATCGCAATGTCCGTACGCTACGCATATCGTCTTATAGTCGGCCATTTCGTAGCTCAAATGTAACGTGCGTACGATGGAAAGCGGATAGGTCGGGTCCAATTTTACGATCTTCGACTGAAGAATGTCGTACGAATACAGTATATTGAAGTAGAACGCTTTAGGCTCGAACGCTTTAGGCTCGAACGCTTTAGGCATCGATGTGGCTGCCGATGCTGCTACCGTAGAAGCGTTGCGCGGCGATATTATATAATTCGGATCGCGCAAAACTACGCCGACGATCGGATCGTACAAATCTCGCGCTTCGACGTACGCGCTTTCGATCGAGAGCCAGGTGTGCGTTTTTCGTATGCTCGAACGTAAAATGTCCGGCTGATTTCGTACGATCAAGTCRATGTATTTTATGCGCTCCTTGAACGGATTCGACGTTAAGATGGTCTGCTTGTATCGGAAAACGTCCACGATGTACATTACGAAGCCCGACCGAAACGTCCAATAGCGCCAGCATCGCGGATTATTAAACTTATCGATGGGTAGGATGATCGCCTCGAACGTGCACGGCTCGGAGCATCGTATCGAGTACGCCAGATTTGCGTGCAACGAGCCGTATCGACTGTAGCATTTCGTCTCGGTCGGACTGGAGTATACGACGACGTGAAAACCCTGATACAACGGCTGCACTATATACCGGTCCGAGTCGACGTCGTCTCGAACGTATATACGTTGCGGCTTTCGGACGATTATATTGCGAAAATTGCGAGCGTCGTTGTTTAGGCTCTCCTTAAAGTTGATCGTCTTGTAGAACTGCATAAACTTCAATACGATCGAAGTGTGCTGCGAATTGTATTCGTTCCGGTCGTATTGAAAGTTGTCGTTGAAGAGTAGAAACTCTACATGCTTGACAAAACTATGATAATACGACGTTCCGATGTTATGATTCAAAACTCGAAACCTTAAATCACGAGCCGTCGTCGACTGTCCAAACGACGATGATGGTGGTGATGGTGATGGTGATGATGATGATGATGATGAAGTTACAATTTGGTCGGACGACGTTTGTTGTATGAAATTGTTTGAGCGTATATAATTTAAAAGCGTGTCGATGTCTACATCATCATCATCGTCGTCGTCATCAGCGCGTCCACTAGCAATATTGTCATTCCAAAACACGTCGTCCATTTCGTACGCGCTACGTTCTAGACGAATTGATGGCGTATCGGTTAATATCAGGATATCGGGGATGGTGTTGGTATTGCCATCGTCGTCGTCGCCGTCGTCGTTGTCGGCATCATCCACATCGTGCGGAACATTATAATTCAACAACGAATCGTCCAACGCGATCGTCGATCGTCTAGACGAAACCGTAACGTTCTCCAATAGGTATAGCAGCTTTGAAAAATCCAGCGGATGAAACGATCGTGCAATCTCCCACATTTTCAACTTTGACGGTTCGTAGTTTTTGAAGATTTTACCAATATCCGTACTATACAATCTACTACTCATGATGTATACACGCGTATAACATTACTATACATTCCGCGTGTTTATGTCGGTATGTTAAAATGTACATACACCTCACATACATACACACACATAATGCTTATATACACACACACACACACACACACACCTCATACAACTATCCCAATTTTACACCGTTCCATCATCGACAAAATCATTAGGATGAATATTAACACCGTTAATAGTACGACGTTTACGAACGCCAGAAATATCAACAACACCATACTGAAAGCGTTAAACAGCAAAGTCAGCGCGATGTATATTATATGGTCATCTTCGTATATACGCATGCAACTTTTGTATACAGACATCAACGAACTCATATTCCACACCGTATACGTACCATGTGCGAATACTATATGTATACAAGCGTATATACACACACACACACACACACGAGTGCGTATATGGGACATTGACATTTTCGAGACTTCACATACTCAACGCAATATGTATTTTAGTGTATGTTATGGTGGTGGTGGTTGTGGTGGTGGGAGAATGTATATAAACTGGGTAATGGCGGACAACTGTTATCAGTCGGTTATAGACCGACTTTTCGAAAGCATGGGGGTACTACTCTAATCTAAGTTTCCATTCTTATAAAAAATATGGTTATACCCTATATTTCTTATCAGCAAAACTCTTATCAGCAAAACGAAAATCTGAAAGTTGCTCGGCTCTCCGACCGGTTTTTAAACGCGCGTCCAAAAACGACAAAGTTTTGTAAAGTGGATTCTCGCTTATGGGAGATTAACATTGAGCGGTCGTATTTGATAAGATTTGTACTGTTTTGTACGAATAGAGCTTGTACTATATGACACTCTACGAGGCGAATTGGATGTCATATACGACACGAAATCGCGTATTTGTCGAAAACATATATGTTTTTTAAAAAGAGGTGATTTTCGAGTTTCAAATGGATTCAACTTGTGGACGCTCAATGTATTTCTTATGGGAGAATCGGATCCATTTCGGGTTTGCCGATTCTATATTGGAATTGTAATTTTTCGAACCTTATTGTTGAAAATGGGCTTGTCGATATAGTCGATATTCGTATGCGTTTATGGTATGCGTATGTATGTGTATATGTGTATATTCGTGTGATGGTTTCAAAAAATAAACGTTTATGCGTTTGAAATGGTGGAGATTATCGTCGTTGTAGCATTTGTAGGTAGATTTTCGCTAGTAATCGCTACCATCATAGGTCGGTGATGAGTTTCGACGTCGTCGTCATCATCATCATCATCATCATCATCATCGCTCGCATCGATATCGCTATTCTCGTCCGCGTATTCGTCGATTTCGATAGCTTCGGTATATAAATGCTCTTCCTCTTCGGCTTCGAGTTCGCATTGTTCGTCGTATTCGTCTTCGAATCCATAGCCGCTATTGTCGCTCGTTATATTATCGTCGGATTGATTCGTAAACGACATACTCATGATGCTGGCATTACTAATGCTGCTGCTATTAGTGGTACTAATGCTACTATTACTGTTACGTCTGGAAAATCTACAATCGGATTTATTGGTCGCTGTAATGGCATGACATTGTAACGCTGACATTTCCCCGTTAGATGAATATCCACTTGTATTTATGGTGGTATTTGTATTGGCATCGTCGTCATTGGCATCCTCGTATCGCATACGTTTGTCGTGTATGAGTGTTTCGTCTTGTGGTAAGATTGGATCGTTTAAAATGGCGTTTGAATTATGTATTAGACTGGCAATGCTTTCAGTAGCAGTAGTTTTATCATAATCGTCATCATCCGCGCCGCGATCATCGGACATATCTAATTCGTGTAGTTCTATGTGAGTTTCACAAAATCGAAACATTGCAACGTACTGGTCGCGTTTGGCGCTTATGGGATGTTGGCGTTTTATGTAGACGCAGTCCGGATCGTCTAAATCGGTGTACGATCTGAGATTTAAATACGGCCATATGAGAATTCCATTACGAACTTTAAAATTTGGTGTGTTTAATTCGTACGGCATAAAGAGGCGTTCGAAAATTTCGCACCGTTCAAAATAGAACGAATGCGTATAGTAGTAATTGTAGCTGCCACCGAGAATCACCGATTCCGGAGACGCGATTTTCGAACATTTTATATAGTGTAAATCGGGAAAGTTGATTGGCAGATCTGATTTATATTTAAACCATTCAGGATTGCATTTGATTATTAGTCGATCCGTCGGACTTGTTATAGACGTACCCATTTTAGTTTCGACTTTTATACGTGCGTGCGCGTGTGTGTGTGTGTGTGTGTGTGTGTGTTATGTTTGCTTCTTCCGTTGTTGAAATTGGCTAATGGATAAACACTCGCGCGCGTACGTATACACACACATATATACACGTATATTCTCACGAATATACGCCCTCTCCCCCCATCAACCTACATACATCATATGGTATAGAAGGTATATATGTGTGTGTATGTGCAATTTGTACATGCCAGTTTTAACAATCTGGGATGCCATCTTCGACATTTCAACCTTAACCGACTATATATACCGAGTTTAACAGTTTGGGTATGCCAATTTAACAGTTTATGCATGCCAATTTAGCGTCCACCTTCTCGCAACGCATCAAATTCTACACATTAACGTTTATCATCCCAAATGTATACACATACGACATTCCAATTTGAACATGTACGCAGTTCAAAACTTCAAAACACGTACGACATTCATATTTTAACACGCATGGCATTCAAACTTTAGCATGCATGGCATTCAAATTTTAGCATGTATGGACATTCAAACTTGGATATGTGCGAGATTCAAACCTTTAACGTACGTACGCACGCACGCACGCACGCACGCACGCACGCACGCACGCACGACATTCCAATTTTAGCATACAGACGCACACCATTTTGATTTTAATTCGTACAACGTTCCGATTTTAACATGCGTTGCATTCCAACTTTAACATGTATAGCATTCCAATGTGTCATTCCAACTTTAACATGTGTGTGTGTGTGTAACATTCCAACTTTAACATGTGTGTAACATTCCAACTTTAACACTTTTCGTCATCCGACTCACGTCGTATTTCAATCACCCCAATTCCCCCATTGTACGTATGCGCGCGCGTTAGTCTTATCAGTAGTATATAAACTAGGTAATGGCGGACAACTGTTATCAGTCGGTTTTATGCCGACTTTTCGAAAGCATGGGGGTACTACTTTGATTTGAGTTTCCATTCTTATAAAAAATATGGTTATACCCTATATTTCTTATCAGCAAAACTCTTATCAGCAAAACGAAAATCTAAAAGTTGCTCGGCTCTCCGACCGGTTTTTAAACGCGCGTCCAAAAACGACAAAGTTTTACAAAGTGGATTCGCTCTTATGGAAAATTAACATTGATTCGTATAATTCGTGAAAACGTGTGTGAATTTTCGTGATTTGGGGTGCGATTTATGATACTCTACGGTGAAAATTAAATGTCATTTATGACAAAATTTGATGTTTTTCGCGATTTTAGGCTTGTTTCAAAAAAACAGGCGTTTTTGAAATTAATGTGGACTCTGAAATTGGACGCTCCTATACTAAAGCATAGGATTTTAGTCGTATGAGAATCCATAATCGCTATTATCGTAAAACGGCACTTTATTACGATATTTGGATAAAAAGTCGACTAAAATGTCATCTTGCAATTCTAATCTGGAGAGGGCTAACGCTACGACGGCGACGATTATCGCCACCATGCATAAGATCGGCAAACGCGTAACCATAAACACACCGGCGATAATTACGGACGATCCGGCGATATAGTTTAGGTATTTGTTGAGGTTTACGCGAACCATAAACTTGTCGTTGTACTCTTCGAACGTTTTTGGATCGAATTTCACGCGCTCCGCCATACCGGCATTTTGCGCCAACTCCATGTCGTATTTGGTGCCGTCTTGAAGATTTATTTCCGGGCCCTTGTTAATTCTGGAGCCTTCGGAATTTACGACTAGCGCGTCCAAGTAAATCATGCGGTCGATTAAACTCGATAATTGGATTTCCAGCAATTCGTCTTCGCTCAATATAATGGCCGCAAGATTGTCGAATTTGAACGTAGCCGTGGCCGATTCTAACGATTGTCTAAATGCCAATTCTCCGCTCTCCATCATGTCGTTTGGTAATTCGGGCGGAAACATGTTATTATAGCCGAATGGATCCCAAAAGCTGAATAACATATCGAGCAGCATCGTGCCGACTAGCAACCATCCGATTACCGAAGCGGCTGCGGCTAGAATTTTTGCCAACATTATGGCGATTTTGGCGCCTATACGTATCGCCATATTAGTGACGAGTTTTACAGACAATCCTCGAATTCCTGTCACCAACACTTTGGTGCCGATCGACCCTGTTACGTCCAACATACCCTTTGCCAGATACGTAGACATTTTTTCGACCACTTTTAACGCTAGTGATTTAATCTTCTTCAGCGCGGCGTCCATAGCGAAATCTATGCCCAAATTTAGGTACGTATTCGGATCGCTAAACATTTTTAGAATTAAGATGAACACGTCTTTAACGTACTCATGCCATTTTTTCGAAGTGCTATCGTCGCTTTCGTTAGTTGGTATTTCGTTGCCGTCGTCGTCAGTTAGTTTCGTAGTACCCTGCGGAGGTTGAGTTGTCGTTCCGGCGCGAATATTAAATCTAGCGCTACGTTTAGTGCGTCGCTTAACTTCTGGTTGTGCTTTTTGTTGTTGTTGTTGCTTACGTTGTTGCGCTGTTTTTCGACCTATAATGACCACTTTTTCCGGATCCAAAGCCATTCCAACGTGCGAACGCATAAAATTTGACATATCGTCCACGGACTCGAGTTCGGCGCGTCGTCGAAAATCATGTATGGTTTCGGCGGTGTCGACGTTTCGTTTTTTCCGTCTACCTCGCGACATCGATTCCGAATATGCGCTTTCTAGCTTTGGCTTCGTGTCGATCAACTCGGGCACTACAAAATCGGCATTTATATTATTGCGCCAACCTTCGAGCGTATGTTCGGGCTTTAGTTCGCTCGGGAGCGTTGGCAGATTGGATGGTAGCGCGAATGGCACCCCATTATTTGTGAGCATACGTATCGACGACTTTACGTAATTAATCAACGTTTGACCTATAACCGCGTCCACTATTTTTTCCAATAAAGTCATGTCGCACGAACCGTCGGATTGAAGCGTTCTGTCGTAATATTGACAGTAGGCTGCGTTCGTTTTGTACGTCCAACCGCATCCGTACGGATTGTCGCTTTCGATTCTCGAAAAGCCGGTGGGCATATCGTTAACTCTAAGCTCGTATTTCGTATCGGAGCGGTAAAAGGTCTTCTCCAACCACGAAACCATCGCCGAATTTACAAGACGACATTCTTGTTGCATTTTATTCCAATTGAGTTGCGGTATATCGACGGCTCTCGCGCCCGAATCGTCGTACGATATTTTTGCGGCCAAATGGTAGCACGACGGCTGACATTGAACGTCGTATTGTTCGGTGCCGACGTAGTAATAGCTGGCCGCTTCGTTAGGCTTACATGTGTCGCGCTCTTTCATAGGCGTGCACGATAATAGCGTGCAAAGCTTCTCCGGGATTTTAACGCTAACCACCTTTGCCGAATCTTTAAGCGTAGCTGGGATATAATAATCGTCGTTAGTGGCATCGCGTATAGAGATTTCTAACCAAGAAGCTATATGAGGCGCGCGTTCGTATAATTTTTGTACAATACGTATATAATTATTAGCTTCGGCAAATTTGGATGAAGCTTCTATATCGGTTTGCGTATAGGACGCCATCTATAAATAGTTTACTATTTTCAACGCTCATATAACCGTATCGCGTAATACAGAGATCTATATTCGGCAATCGCGCGTGGTACAGAACGAATCCATCAACAAAAATAACAATTATGAGTGTTACTGAACAAGGTGTTTTTGAAATTTGTGTGTCGCGCGTAGACGTATCGAAATTGACGGCTAAAAATTACACGCTCTGCCTGGATGGAACGTCGTGTACGAAGAAATCGTCGATTTTGAGAGGTACAAAGTGTTTAATTTCGAAGACGCAGTATATAAAACCGAATCGCAACTCGAACACGTATTTTCCATCGATGATCGGGTATATAACGGCAGGCATTAACAATTTGACATGCGGAGGACCGCATTTCGAAGACCGATCTCCACTAAATGTACTCGACTGGCATATTTTATGGAAGATTTTCGATGATTATTTGAAAACGTTTGGCAATGTAAGCGTCGACACGAATAATCCGAACATACGCAATGCTATGCTAAAATACACTTCGATATTCAAAGCGTACAAAAATTCATACTTTTACAAAGGCTTTGCTCAGAAAATCAACACAATCGCCCTGATCGACAGCAATACCGCCCGATGTGATGACTTGCGCTTCCGACGTGGCATTGGATCCGATAAAGAGCGTTCACTTTGGAAATTTTACACCGCACTTCAGAATATGATGTACGCCGAATTGTACCCCGATCGATATATCGATTTGGCTTGGTTTGGCGATGCCGAGTCTGTAGATGTTATTTCGGGTATTGGGAAATTTTTAAAGTTTACGCTGGACGTGTTGAGTTCCAGACCGAATTTGGATTTTGCACCGTTGAAGAATTGTCGCCTCCCGACTGTTAAATGTGATTATACTCTGCAAAATATTTCGACGCACGTGTATCGATCTATCGGCCGATTCGGATGCCAATACTTGATGGGAAACGAAGACGTTCTGCGTGCCAGAATTCCAAGTTTCGTAAACGCCACCAATATAAAACACCCTCGAGGCAACATGGACGAACCAATAATGGCTTCTACCCGGGAGTATTTGTTTAACAACACCGAATCTGACGATACAACAGACTCCGATCTCATCCTGACGGAAGATTGTACTATGATTGAACTGTTTGATTGATGTATTTTTTTTAAATATATGACTTTTTATTGAAACTCGTCTTGTTAATATAGTACAGTAAAATGGCGACAGTATACGCGTTTGGTGGCGCTCGACAAAACGATGGTCGGCCGCACCCGATTAATCAAAATGACCGACAATTTCGTTGTGGATTTGGTGTTTGTGAAACGGTTACTACTTCGACTGCAAGATCGATTCCACAGCAAGACTTGTTCAATTTAGATTTTGAATTATTCGATATTGACGAATTGCGTGTCAATTTGCGCCGAGTATCCGACGAGGTTGCCATAGCTTATAAAAATATGCTAAATTGGTTTTTAGATTTGGAACGAAATGTCGCCATTAAAGTACAAACGGGCGATATCGAAATGAATATAACTCTGTTTAATAAGTTGAATCTGATTATACCAAAATTTTCAATGGCTCGTAAGGTCGTTGATTCATGGTACGCCGATTATATAGACATGGTTTCTGATTTGTCAGACCTATTCTCCGAATACAGCAACTCTTCGACCAAACTGCAATCGTTGAGCACACAAAATACAGTCATCGGCGGTATTCGTGAAAATGTAATTACATTAGCTCGACAAAATATATCAAAGTCAAAGTCTATCCAACGAGCCATTACGAAGATACTTTCGATCGACGCTCGCATACGAAGCGCTCTACAAGCATTGACGTTTAAATTGAACGAGCTAACCTCTGGTATATTGCGTTACGGATCGAAGAACGAACGTAAAATTCTAAATTTAACAGAGCTATCGAACGCGGTTATGTCGTTGGGCGAGGGTGATTCTCCGCTAGTCAAAATACAAATGCAACTTTCGAGCGTTATAAATTCTACGCCGCTAAACTTTACGCTGCGAACTCGACCGCCTGAACTATTGCCAAACGTCAACTACGATCCAAAAAATACGTTCGCAAACGATTTATCAAGCGAGACCGTATTGGAAAAGTTGTACGCTTTTCGAGACACAACTCTATACACTACGACGACTAAGCCGGCTGTAGATGCGCTACAAGATTATGTCGAACATAAGTTTCGCGATGACCTGCAGTATAATAATATGCTCGCTATAATCGAACGTATACGCGTTCAAAACGTACCGAATCGATTTCTCGACACGCTCCAGATGAACGCATCCAACCCCGAAAACATATACCTAACGATCGATGTGATAAAACAAGTTATTAATAAACTCAGCGACCAGGATATCATCTATCGCGAACGGTTGGATCAAATATTGCAGACCGCTACGAACACCGCCACAAACATTGTCGAACAAGGCGATGTCGACATGCAACTTTAATAAAAATTTAGTAGAAATAGTAACACTGCTATTACGGGTGATGAACGTAACCGCTAACGATATGTTTATAAAATTCGCAAACACGTCCGGAAGAGTATACGATTACCAACGTGAGTCGTTAGGATCGAATTACGACCTAGGTTCCCTAATTACAACCGATGATGGAATTATAATCGTCGATCGATATCCGTCGCAGGAGACAACGCAGCTTGAAATTTCAAGTATGACCGATACGTTAATTTATATACTCAAGAAGATTTATCAACTTCAGACTCGAGACATTACGATATTTCTACCTAAAATGGACGCAAATATATCGAAACAGGCCGAAATACAATCTAAATTCGCCAATCTAAGCGTTAAAGATGCACCCGTAAATTATTTCAACATAAACATCATTCACTTATAACGTTTTATTTTTGTTTGATAATATAACATATACAGTTTGGTGAATAGCATTCTAAACAAAGTTTTGGGATATCAGCTAAATCTATAGATATAATATTGTATTGGCGTTCTGTTTTAGTCGGATACGGCTCGTTCTTCGTGACATTGGTCGACTGAGTCGATGTCGAAGTTGGCTGCTTGATCAAATTGGAGTCGAACTCTTCGTGGTCGGGTAAGTCCAATTTCAAAAGTTTATGTTGCGGCTCGTACGTTAGTATTGTCGGCTCCTTAAACTCCTCACCATAAATACGCTTACGATTAGTCGACTCTCTAGTGTACGACTCGGTGGGCGTTAATTCCGTAAAAAATTCCAACTCCACTTCATCGATCGGACTTGAAGGCTCGTACAACGGACTGTCGGGTGGTGAAATTTGCTCGAATAACTCAGCAGTAGTGCCATCTTCGGTAGTTCTAGAATAAGTAGTGGATAAAATAACGTCGGAATCCATTAACAATTAGTCGCTCGGTACAGATTACAAATGTTTAAAATTAAAAGACTACACACTCATACGACACGTTCGCCAAAAAAGTTACCATATTTTCGACTTAATTACGATGTTACAAGCCGTCCACAAGACGGACAGCGAATGCCCGACATCGCGACGATGCAAACATATAAAACCGAGCAACGAAACATCGACCAGCTACCGACTATGGATAACTTACTCTATCCAAACTTGCCGATGCTCGCGAAGCCGGAAGATCCTGCGAATATTTCGGACTTTAGCAAGTACGTTTACGAGGAGAAATTCGACGGCGAACGAATGCTGGCCATAGTGATCGACAGTTCGACGAAACGTTGTTTTACGCGTACGCTAAAAATATCCAACATATTCAAGAACGCGATCAAACTTCAACCGGGCTACCATCATTGCATTTTCGACGGGGAATTGGTGTACTTGGACGACGCGAAAAACATAATTCCGATATGTGATACTGGCTCTAGAAACGCGCTTCAAATTCAATACACGGTATTCGACGTTCAAATGGTGAACGGTGAGAATGTAATGCATAAACCGCTATTGGAACGTAAAGAGTTACTTACACGCTGTATTGTCGAATACGATTTGGTTCGCGTATCGAAATACACGAGATGCACCACCGAGCATGAGACGATGTCGATTTTTACACAAGTCTGCGATCGTGGCGGTGAAGGGTTAATGTTGAAGTGTATTTCTGAAAGTTACGTTCCAAATCGACGATTATGGTTCAAGTTGAAAAAGTTACATTTAAAATATAACCGCGACGAATTCGATCTGTACGCGTACAAATTTAATTTGGATAAAAACGGTGTTCGAAATATACTCGACTGTGGATACTTTGACGACAGCGGCTCGTACGTTCATATATCGTACGTTTCGAGCGGAATTAATAACGAAAAGCGCAACAAACTAAAATTGATGTCGTGCCCTCAAACCGGACTGCTATACAATCGGACGATCGTAACAATAATCGCCGACAAAGTAACCATTGGAAAAAAGTCTCTACGCCATCCGAGCTTGCATCGAATTCGAAACGATATCGACGAAATTGACATCTCCCGTTTTTTATAAATTGAAAGTGAGCGCGCACCCATTTATAGTCGATCGTACTCCGGCAACAAGTAAACATCCATATTCAAATCTAATATTTTTCATCCACTGTTTAAAATGGACTCTGTAATTGTGCTTGAACAATCCGATATGGTATCCAAAGAGTCAGGTTTGGTTTCGGAAAATAGTGCGGTATCCGAAAAAATACTCGAAGAGTCAGGTTTGGTTTCGGAGAATAGTTCGGTATCCGAGAAAATGCTTGAAGAGGCAGGTTTGATTCCTGAGAATTTATCGACGACAAATAGTGTTAGTAGTGACCCACCTATGGACGACCAACAATTACACGACATGCTCGAAGATCCAAAAGTCGAATCGGAGTTACCACAACAAACGCCGGCATCCGACAACGATGAAGTAGCGTTTGATGATGCTTCGATCCATTTCGAAAACCAGTCGTCTGACGAGCCTTCTCCGCAACAACCAGCTCCGACATCGCCAGTTTCCGAAGTATCGAATATGATTGACGAATTTCAAACAAAGGTAGACAACGCACTGAATCCTCACATTGCCCAACCATCATCGTCGTCGCCCAATAAGAAGCGTAAATTAACAACACCGTCGATTTCATTATTGTCGTTCATCAACATACTGAGAGACATTCTAAATGACATGACATTCGACAAACTTTCAAAGGAGATGCGATTCAAACGCAACATTCGAGCCTATATCGACGAAAATATCGAGCCGACCATTAAGCGGATGAAGTTGAATGCGTCTACAACTTTTGGTGCGAATATTTCAACTTATTCTCCGGACTTTCAACAGCGTGTCGTCAACTGCATTTTGAACAAAATCTTCAGTCAACTAGAAAGCCAGAATATGCAGTTTTTATTCCCGAAAGAAATGTTGAAGTTCTTTTTGGCGACATACAAGAAATTCATAACACCCAACGACTTCATCAACACCAATGCCATAATAAAGTCTGAGCGTCGATCTAAAAACTCTGGTCCGTTGAATAATGGTGCGATACTAAACGAATACGTTAAAGGCTTTGATACGTTTAGTGCGAGTATGTCTAGAAGCGACCACGATGACATTAAGGCTCTAAAGTTTATTGTGGAGAATAAATTGTCGATCCCGTACACGATGTACAATATCATCAACAATATATCGTTCGATCCACCGTCGTATGTAACCGACTCTAAAATCGAATATCGCCAAGACTATGCTCAAATTCTCATTGCCAATTCGAAGCATTTGTACGTTTTGATCACCTCTGACATTTTGCTGTACTACGATGGCAACCAATTCGTAATACCACCATCGAATATCGAGCGCGAATTTACCATACACATGAAACAATCGCCGATGTTGAAGAATGGCGATTATGTACTGCTAGAAGTGTTATCCGCTACAAAAGTTAAAATCGTCGACATTCTACAGTATAGGATTGGATCCGATACAAAACTTCCATCCAAGTACACCGAACGATTGGCATTTATTCAGAAAATATTGCCACATGCGACTACCGTGTCTATAACACCACAACAAGTTGGCGGCAACGCAAACGGTCTGGACTACAGTTACATTCAAAAGCCGAACGATGGTTTCAACCCTGCGTACATTTACCATAAGTCGAATTTGATTGCGGCCGCTGTCGGCGTAATTGACAAAACCGCAGTGTTGGCGTTTCAAGAAAACGACTCTACGTTGGTGATTAAATCGAAAGTATCGATTTGTGGACCAGTGACTGGATGCATTTCTGTGATGGCATATAAGTCTAGAGACGGTGCTGAACTAGAATGTCCAAAAATTATGATGGGTGGTGTCGAATACAAGATTATCGGCGATGTGAATGGAGTTCAACTTTTCGAACAGGCCATCGCTGTGGAATTAAAGGACGGCAATCGGTTGGGTTGTTTGAGCACGAACAGCGTTTCTAAAGCGTTCGAGTACAAGCCTGTCACGGTGAAGAAGGAGACCGCTACGCTAATGAAGGATATTGAACGTCGCCTGGAGAACGAAGATTTTGTCATGGATCTACTCAAAAGTCTAACAAACGCCCCGATTATGATGAACGAAGACACGAAGAACATGCTAAAAAAATGGTTGTCTCCAGAAATCAGTGTATCGTTTGATGGCTATAAAATGTTGGATTCTTAAAAATTATGCATTTATGTAGATTTAAGTTTGTATATTGCTTCAAAAAAATATATGTTTAAACCTATTCGAGTTCTATTTCTTGACACATTTTCTGAACATTAAGAATATTACTTGGCAGAATTTTGCCGAGTTCACATATAAAGGATGCTCCTAGTAAGTAATAAGTGTTGCCGTCGATTTCAAGCTTAAACGACTCCAGCAACGATTCGTACCTATTGTAGAAATTCTGATCTAGAATATTGGCCAGCTCGCCTTTATTTTTTACAAGGTTTAGAAAGAATTGTGCTCTGTCTCGAGCGCACGTCAATTGGGCCAATTTTATAATGTGGTTTCGATTATCGTAATTTTTGTACAAGTCGTTGAGGAGTACTTTGGTGTGCGTGTCGCGCTGCCAAGCTTGCATTACACGGCTTCGTATTACAACATCAACGATGTGCGACAAAATGTTGCCTTTCAAGTCGTTGCTGCTGTAGCCAAGTATCGGAATCGATTCCGAATACAGGCACATGAAGAAGAATGCCATATTTATAAACTTTGGCGTTTGATTTAGAACGTAGCCTGGTTTGAACGTTAGCTGTTTTTCGAAATGGGCAAGGTAATATTGCATCCTGTTGAAATCGGTATCGTTGGTGGCCGAACGGATCGATCTGATTAGCTCGTCATTTGGTATTTGCGAGTAGAGTTGATAGCCGTTCATGATGGTCGGTTCAGCAGCCTTTAATACGCCAGTTTGATCATCGACGACGTAGTTTCGAATAACATCGAACGATACTCCAATGCTGGCGATATCTACGTACGTAGCGTCGACGTCTAAATTTTTCGCCATTTGACCGCCCCATTTTAAAAAGTCTATGAATTGGTTGTATTCGCCGTTTTGTTGTTTCGAAAGTCTGGATGCTAGCTGGTCGCATATAGTGATCTGACCATATTTATCAGATGTCGGTATGTTTTTGGCGATTTTCATCAAATCGACGAGAGCATCGTATTTTATGGCTCGCAGATTCGAAGTGATTTTATCAACGCTCGTCGCTTCATTAGCGTTTATGTAGATCAGCGGTACGCTAATAATTACGCCGTATTTAAACGCGTTCACCGGTTCGATCGGCTCGGCGTCTGTTAAATCGTTGGAAAGTCGTTTCTCATCGAATTGTGGATGTTGCTGGTAAGCCGTCGCTGAATCGCCAACTTCCATTGTGATGCGCAATTTTTGTCGATCTATTTCTATATACACAGTATTAATTGTGAAAAAAAATTATGGCAATACAACGTTCGCTACGTTGCCGACGACCATAGTCATGAATTTGTCGTACCCGTAGAGTTGATCGTTCGAGTTCGAGACGATTTTATGCATACCCAGTCGTCCGAAGAACTTTTCAATAATCGACACCAACTTTAAGTTGTCCGTCGAGAACGACGTGACTTCGTGCGTATCGTCCTCCGTCAATTCCGACGACAGAATGTATTTGCTGTAAACTCGGACGATGATGTTATTATCGAAGCGAAAGTATCCGCTTTTCAGGCCGGTGCGTATAAAATTCTTCGGCATAATTATTACGAGCAACGGCTTCTCCGGCAATACAAGCTTATACAGAAAGTTCGTACTTATGTCGTACGCGATATTCGTCAGTAGGTGCCGTTGTGTTAGGTATCGGTATTCGACAAATTCGGAAATAGACGACGGCTGCCCGTTCGTCAGATAAAAGTTATTCCTAGGGTACGACACTAAAGTAGTGTTCGGCATATCGCACGTGAAAATTTTATACGCCACCTTGCCGTAGAATTTATCGAGCATATTAAGATATTGGTCGGTTAGCGGCGTTTCGGAAAATATATATAGTCGTCGAGGAGTGTTTCGCTCTATTAACGCTTCGTTCGCGATTGGTGACACACCGTCGGGGATACCAGTGATAATTATATTAGTAAACGTCAATCCATCCAGAGTCAATTCTTTCTGATCGTACGCTATATCGGTTGCATACTCTCGAGGATAGCGATACTTGCTCGTGTTTGACAAATTCGTATATAGCTCCGTAATCTTCGGCATGGCGAATAACGGCGAAGAAACGTTTGGTAAGTGTTTGTTAGTTTTTATACGCGCGTGTATAATCCGTACTATATTAATATCGCATCTATAATTGTGGTGTTTTTTCCAGTTGACGAATGCCCATCTGCGAAAAAATACATCGACGAGCAAACTGCGATTAGTATTGTCAATTTTAATATCGGTTTTCCCGTATGTTCGTATTCGGACAGTTCGAGACGTACGTATGCTGCAAAGCCAATTTCGATTCTCGATCGGCTATCCGTGCTCGACGGTTGGGATAAATTCGACGTGATCGCGATAGATGGGCAGAATGGTACGACCAAAAGTACGCTATGTCATCGTTTGATGCGCCACAATCAAAAAATCAACAATATCTGTTCAGAGATAACGTGCGGTCCAAATTATAATTTTATGCCAATTCGATCGTTGGAGTATTTATTTATGCAATTATACACCGAAAGCCACGATACGGTTTGGGATCGATGCCCGTATTCGAATCTGATATTCTATTACGTGCATCATTTGATGGAACATTTCAAAAACACGTCAATTCCAGCCGATTTCGAAACCATCTGGCCAATATTTAACGCTTTGGCATATAATACGAATTTATCCGACACGATATATTACACCAAGAGCATCAAACACATTCCGACGTTATTCTTTGTGTGCAGCGATATCGATTACATTTCAAAGTCGCTATGTTTACGAGCTATTAATACCGGGAGCGTAAACGATTTGTGGAATTCAAAAGAGTATAATTACCAAATGGCTCAATATCATGCGTACGTTTGGTTTGGAAAATTGCTCGACTATCCGGTGTTTGATTTGTCTGATTTCCTTAAAGACGGCTACAGCATTGACGATATTCATACGATGATTGCATCCAAAATTGACAAGCGTCCTGAGAACCCAAGTTGTATGCTGCCCGACCGAGAAGATTCGCAACTATTAAACAGCCTATTGCTGCCTTTGGACGATGATGTTTTAGTTTACGAATATAGTAAAAAATAACCACAATTATATTTGTCTGTACATTTGATTATTTGATTAATAAAATGTTGATATGAGTATATGTGTTTTTTTTACATTTGCAGATTTAATATCGACCCTTCTTCAACTAAAGACCGATAATGTAGCTTCGGTGTTTGTGTTTTTATATAATATCAAAAATGGTGCGAAATGTTACAGAGGCTCTGATGACGATGATTCTCGCATAACTTTGAAAAAGTTGACGCCGTTAGTTAATGCCACGGCTGCTTTAAACGGCTATATAGTCGATGCCGAACTTGAAATGCTCAGCTCAATCATCATCGACATACCGCTTGAGGATTTCGGCATTACGATTTTGATGTTATTCTTTGCCGAGTTTTATTCGCAAGGCCAATATCCTCTGTTTGTGCATATGTTTCGCACCCTGAAAGAATTGGAGTTAATGGAACGTCTCCTATTATCGTACAACCAGAATACCATCAAACTGCCACCAAATTTGGCGACGCACGAAAAGTACGGTTTGAAGAAGCAAGGTTCAAACTTTACCGGGTCGGCACATTTAACAGTCCAAGCGTTTCAAGCTATACAATCGTATATGCGGTCGCCAGAGGTTACGCCGGAAAAGTTTATAACGTGCATCAGAATGTTGCATATACGAATTATCGAGTCGTTCTACATTCTGACAAACATTACGAAGGACTGCAAAGTAATAAACGAATGTCACGATCTAATACACAACAATATGACGTATACGTTTCAAAAGCCGACAAAGTCTTTACGCTACGACGGTCATTATTGGTTCGAGTTGCCACCGAAGGCTGTATGGTTTGCTTATTTTCAGGGAAGAGTCAAGTTTTCGGCATACATTGGATGCGACATTAAACACTCTATGGATATATTCAAGCTGAACAATATAAAATGCATCGTTATAGGGTTTATCAGTGACGGAGCAATTTATCCGCTTATATTCGAAGATCCGGAAATATACGGCTCTTGGTCGAAAATAATCGAGTACATGCACGTCTGCGGATTCAACTGCGTCCTACGAGACGGACCTCCGGATCCAAAAAATAATCGAATTCATTTTGTACGAAATAATGTACCTACAATATTTAAACTTGAAAATAAACATTAAGTTAATGGTGCATATCGTATTTCATTAGTACCACCACCACCACCACCTCGACCTTTAAGTAACTTTACCCCGATAGATACTAGAATTATTATTACCAAAATTACAGCGGCCACGATCAACAGTGGTTTTAATATGGTCGAGAGCGTAGTCGAAATTCCAGCTAGTAAATTTTTGCCGGTAGATTTCGCTGCATCGGTAACTACGTCTAATATGGACGGATTTATTGAGCACGTAAACGTAATATTGTCGGGATATTGGTTTCCGTCAATATACGTTGTCGAGATCGGATTGTCGCTCGGCGAACACATTCGGCAAGCAGGAACTACACCGTTTTCAACATCGGGATGCGTAATAGAGCAAATCGAAAAGGTCGGCTTGTTAGTCTCGGACTCTATGATCTGACTAACTTCGCTGTATTTCGTGTCGATGACGCTCGCCAATGATGAATTTAACGCTGACACTTGTACGCCTGCCGCTTGGGCAACTTTAATTTTCAACTCGTTGTCGTCTGGAAGAGTTGCGATCTTCATCAGAACCAGCGTGGTATTGTAGTACGGAAGCGCCGACGAACATAATTCCCCTCCGGAGCCTATGCACGAATACGCTTCAACTTTGCACGAAGTGGTTACACCATTAATCGTAGTCATCATGAAACACCCTTTTCGTTGTTCGGTGGTTTTTGTTAGCCAATCCACGCCGACGTATATAACGCCCAACGTAAGCAACACTTTACCACCGGTACTCACATACTTGAGCAGATTGTTTTCGATCCGAGTAATATTGGCCGATGCGGTCTTAGACATTGTCGGAAAATCGGCGGTCTTCAAGTCGAGCTGTGGGTATGATTTTTTATTCGCCGTGACTAGATCCGAGAGTTCTTTAAAGCTCAACTCTGGCGTATCGGAAACGAGCGTTTTGAACGAGACCACATCGGCACTCGTATACGGGACATTTTTGCCAGACAATCGCACGAGTTCTGCTAGATTTGCTTCGCGAATAACCTTATTCACATTACCCACGCTATTTTCGGCCAACTCTATAAAACCATACTTATTTTTCGTGACCGGCAATGTAGTTACGATATCGTCGAGGGACTTTATGTTGCTTTTGAACGACTTAAGTAGATTCTGGACATCGCCGATGCCAGCCTTAGCCATCGACTTTAGCTCTTTCAGAAACGCTTTGATTGGCAGCAACGCTCTGGTTGAGCCGGCTTTTAGTCGTATTGGTGCCATTTCGAAGAATATGCAGAATTAAATACAATACTGATATTATTACAATCAGCCCAACAATCATCCTACATATAACGCATAGTTGAACCAACGTTACACACACTATTTCTACATATCCACTAAAATCAATCAAAACTCAAACATTTTTCAGTAATTCATACATGTTTATTAATAACATAATATACATTTATAATAAAATACAAAATTTAAACATTAACTTGATGAATCAGATTTAGTATCGTTTGTGGCATCCTCCAATTCTCGATCGTACTCCTCCAGCTTGGCATTGGCTTCCGCTTCGAACGTTTTAATATACAATTGGCAATTATTAAGTTCGGCATCGCTTAATGTATTTTCGGTAAGCGAGAACACCACGTTCGCATACGTTTTGCTCGACAACGTTTTATTGGAAAGCTTGCATACTTGCATCGTGTTGATGATGGCGACGAAGAATCCGTGGTCGAATTTTTGGTCGGTCTTCGTCTCGATTCGCCCAGTATTGACGGTCTCGATCTGCATACTTTGTTTCGCACCAAATGCAAAAGTATCCTCCAATTTACCCAGCGATGTCATATTCGATAATATATTACCAAACGTAGACAAATGCTCCAGACTAATAAACGTAAACGACGCCACAGACTTTGACACCAATATGCAGACGATCGGCTTGGTAAACGTCACCTTCAAACCCATCATAATTTCCTTCTTGTTGCCGCTAGTGATTCGCGTAACACTCTCATATTGAGCATGAGCAAATAATTCTGCAAACTCCGACGGAATAGCATAATCCGAACACTTTCCAATATTGTACAAAATTGGCTGCATCTTGTACTCGTCAGTTTTGAGAAACGGATGCGTTACTTGTTTAGTCCTCTTGGTGGCCGGTGATTCGGCGTCCATTCGAACAGCTCCGCGTTTTTTACATCCAAACATTCGTAGAAAGTCAGAAGTTCCACCGCTCTTTGGTAGACGAATCGTCCGCGAAGCACAAGCATCCTTCAACGAAGCTTCGCTGCTATAAATAATCTTCGACAAGACAAACTCCAAATACACCGACACGCTGTCATATTTGGCAACCAAATCGGAGTACTTATCCTTGTAGTACGCGCACAAAATCGACACTTTAAATTTCGACGTCGTAAATGCCGGACTGTTGAGGTACAGATTGTACAAAACCTCTTCATCGTCAAGCAGAGTCATACTTTTAAACGTTTCATAGTCGCGCATCAATTCCGCCTTGCGATTCGCGTCAAACGCCTCATCCATCGATATTTTTGGCTGTTCCATGTCTTCGATTACGGTTTTACTGCTGCCCGAACCGCTATTTGACGCATTCGCCAACGAACTCAGATATTTCGGGTATTGAGTTTGCGATTGGGTTTGTACCGTCGGTGGCTGTGCTTGTATCGGAGCTTGTTGTTGCGGATATTGAGTCTGCTGCGGCTGTTGGTATGTCGGCGTATATTGAGGAGTCGGAACGGCACCCATTACTTGCATGCCAGTCTGAGTATATTGCTGGTCAGACTGCGGTTGTGGCTGGTACGATGGCGGCGTCGCATATTGCGGAGCTTGAACTTGCCCTAATTGAGGCATTTGCGGATATTGTTGAACTTGCTGTTGTGGATCCATCACACAAAACTGTAATTCAAATTTTGATTTACGAGCTAATTCGTCAATGTAGTTTCAAATTTACGCTGGTAACGCAACTAAACTTCGATCGACTCTACCCCACTATTTATAGGTGATAGTTTCAAAAGCCACACGCACATAAATATAGTAAGTATCTGCTAATAATGTACGCTAACCTTTTGAAACGGTCGTCGCCCGACACCCAAAACTCAGACGCTAAGCGCATAAAACCTGACGAATCCGATATTCGCAGCGTAAATTATTCGCCGGCGACACCTAAAACATCGACTGCACAACCGGTCGTCGCCCGAAAGCACTGGTACCAGAACGTGCCGAAGGACGAAGACATCGACGACGCGCTGTTCGGCGACGCGTTCGACAAAATTTTACAAGCCGTATCTGACGAATTGCGCGTTCTAAACATTTCGTATATAATCAATAGGTACCGCGATGTGTTGTCGGAATTTTACGAGTTGAGCGCAATATATCGTGCAAGCGCCAAAAAATACAACAAACTATTCGAGAAATTCATAAATACGATATGCACGCTGTATAATATCGTCCGGGAACCGATGATGGTTCAAGCCAATAAGTACAGTCCGAAAGACTGGGGGCACGTGTATTGGGAATTTATGCACTTGTCGTCGATTCTATTAAGCCACGCGTTCGAAAATGGCATGATCAGTACGCTCTTGAGTTTCCCCACATTAATTTACAACATCGATGCTATACTACCATGTCCGAAATGCGCATACCATTATTCGTTAATAAAACAGTCCGAAGACGTAAAACAGGTAATAAAATCCATGACGTTCGGTTCGGTGATGATATCGTTGCAGATATTCCACAACCTAATAACGGCCAATGTGGATAAAACGCCAGATTACGCAAACATTCCGAATCGCGACCGTTTTCTAATATCGGACTTTGCAGCGACGTACAAATGCATCGACGTTCAGAGCGAAAACGCCAAAAAATCAACAAACTATTCGAAAAGCAACATTGACTGGCAACCCACCACCCATGTGTATTTATGCATCCTATTGTCTACGTACTGCGACCAGCCATCGTACGATCGAGCGTCAAACTTGCTGAAATACAAGTTGTACGCCAGAAATCGGCATTTCGATGGTCTCAATTTGCGCGTACGTAACGCCGATATGCGGCCAATAGACACATCCGATATCATGTACGCTTCGATGAGCGCGAAACAAATACAATACTGCCTAATGCGAGCGTTGTTACTTCAATTCCAAGATACCACTGCCAATATGGAGTCCATCGAGGCGAATAAACGTCTCAATAAGGCGATCGTTTCGATGTATCGAGAGTATAACGAAGAGGTGAAAATGCTCGTCTCGAATAATATGGTCGATTCGGAAAGGCGTACTACGCTCTTGCAAAAATTGGGTCGAATTCAAAGTATTCCGTTTGAATAGCGAGTTATTTTTTTTTGATATTGTTCTCGCTCCATTCACGTACAAATAAAAAACCACATATACATTCAAACATAATTCCATTCTCCCAACTCTTCAATTTACGCTTATAGTTGATAATACGATTCGTTAAATGTTAGCGGAAGCGGTGTCGATGATGGCATCCTATAACTTGAAATACAATCCATTACGATAAAAACGACAATCACCATAACGAATACTACCACCAAAAACGCCAATATGTACACCAATTCGTCCATCGTACGAAAAGTGTATCGGGTAAAAAGCGGATGGAAATACGACAAGTACTTATGAAACGTAAATGTCTGTGTAGGCGAATAGGTAGGTGGGTATGTATGTATGTATGTATGTATGTATGTATGTATGTATGTATGTAGGTAGGTTAAATGTCACACGTACATGTACGTCGAGGATACTAATTTACACAACAAATTAATTTCACCATAATTTTTTACTTTTAAACGGTATGCGCAAATTGGCTGCCACTTGTGACAGTTGAAACCGTCCAAGTCCACGCACATGCGCATAAACGTATAAATCATGATGCCAGAAAAAGCATTCGAGCGTCCATTTAAAGTTTGAATTTTCGCATTGTTAAATAACCTCGATTACGAACAGATTGCAGCGTTTTTGTTGAATTTGACATTCAATCGAAGCCATTTACGACAAACTAGCCATTTTTGACGCACATTTTCGACAACTGATGTTCGAAAATCGATGTTTTTTCAAAAAACTATATGTTTTTCCAGAAAACATCAATTTTTGTCATAAATGACATCCAAGTTCACAGTTTCGATGTCATATACGACAAGCCGAAATAAGAAAAAGCGCATTCATATTCGGCATTTTCGTCAACTCAATGTTAATTTCCCATAAGAGCGCGTCCACTTTACAAAACTTTGTCGTTTTTGGACGCGCGTTTAAAAACCGGTCGGAGAGCCGAGCAACTTTCAGATTTTCGTTTTGCTGATAAGAGTTTTGCTGATAAGAAATATAGGGTATAACCATATTTTTTATAAGAATGGAAACTCAAATCAAAGTAGTACCCCCATGCTTTCGAAAAGTCGGCCTATAACCGACTGATAACAGTTGTCCGCCATTACCGAGTTTATATACGTTCCCCCACCATAGTGCTAAAATGTTAATGCGGAAAAACCACGCACGTTCATCGCGCATACAATATACCCACACGTATTCATACATATCCAAAAAAAAAACATTCATACACATCCAAAACCGTACATCGTCGAAAGTTTTACGTACGAATCCCACCTCAATAAAATTAGGAAACCCCATACTACCATTTTGATCGTCTACTTGTTCATATCGTAAACTTTTCGTAAACGGGATACACTTTACAACCCAATGTGGATGCCATACAAGCCAAGGTTGGGGGAAAAGTCATACAAAACAAGGTGGAAGTTATACCCTAAAGCTACGAATAGTATCGACTGAGAGACCATTTTACAAAAAAATCAACCATCCCATCGCATACACCTCGTAAACAAGGCGACCTATTACAAAGTTAGGCGGACATACAAAAAAACCACAAGACGAACATCATCGGTACGCTTAAGACTCGTTCCACAGCGAGAATTGTCGATGCGCAGTAACGTTTTTTTTTTTAACAAGTGTCGAGTTCAGAATTGGTTGGTTATGCGTATACCGCTCGTAAAGAATAGAACGGCATACGCTAATATAAACTATAGAGGTTTTTATCGCGGAAAGGTATTCGATCGAGCATTACGATCGTGAGCGTACATACGTTGAAGGGGTAAAGTTTTAACGTTGAAGACAGCAATTTTAACGTTGAATGTGACAATTTTAACGGTTGGAGACAACAGTTTTTTTTTTACCATTGAATTAGTAACTATGCTAGCACCGACGACTACGTTTCCATTTTCGTCGTTATTGGGGTCGTCGAAAGTTGTATTTAAAAGTGAAAGTGTCAAATTGCCGGACGATTTGCCGATTCCGTCGGAGGATGTTGTGCGATCGGTGCGTAAAACGGATGCTACGTCATCGGACGAGCGCGGCATCGAAAAGAAGAATGTCGGCGTACGGACGAGTCGAATCCAATTTGTCCCGATCGGTATGCGCAATTTGTCTGAAACGTTTTCGATCGAAGACGGCGAATTATACGATAAGGACGAGCACGAACTCGAATTACAACGCTACAAGGTGGAGTCGCTAAACGCCGATCAGCGTAAAATTTGGGACTACGTATCCGCGAATCCGACCAACATCATCATGATTCAAGCCGGTCCGGGCTGTGGAAAATCGTACACCCTAAAGACGATCGCCTACAATATGCGCGGCGTCAAGTTCGATACGATCATCTACAAGCACGATCTGCTCGCCTCGTTCAAGTACAATTCTCGCCGCTACACGGTCGCCAAGTTTATCATGAAGACGCTGCGTATGACCTTTTTCGAGTATAAGGCGTTCGACAAGCTACTTTCGTCCAAAATTACCGCGTACGAATTTATGCTGTTGATCGTTTCGATGTTGAAGAAGGCTACGCTGCCGAATCTAAAAGGTGGTATCGTACTGCTAGACGAGTATACGATCATCTCGAAGCCCCTTTTGCTCGTCGTACTAATGTTGCTGGAGCATTATAAAATCGGAGCTATAGTTTGTGGCGATCGGAACCAATTACAGAACATTTTCAATTCGAGACATGCTACTCTTTCGTCGCATAAGCTTGCAGCCTCGTTCGCCTCGGAACGCTTCACCCTACATAAGAACGAACGATGCTCGGACGCGGTCTATAACGACATCATCGCCTACATTTCGCAGTTTTCCAGCAATCGAAAGTTGGACGGCTTCGCGTACGCTCTCATTGCGGCCATTTTTCTACGCCAGTTGATCGAACCGCCCAACTACAATCAGGTGCATTTGGCCGGAACGCATCAGGAGCTGTCCGATTTGGCTCACAAGTTGGTATGCCAAAATTGCTATCCGACCGACTTTTATACGATCGACCAGAGTCGTTTGCGCGACAAAGACTTTGTCGTACGCGCGAAGGCTTCGCTTCAACCGACGAAGGCTCTCATCGACTATCAGACGCGCATCGAGGAAAATCAGCCGGCACGAGTCGACAAGTTTCTGCCGTACATTCCGTTGGTGGTCGGAGCGCGCTATTATGTGTTTAAGCATTCCGAATACTGTCAGGGCGTGTTGGAGGCCGTTCAACCAGACGACACCGTACGCTTAAAATTGGACAATGGCGCGACGATTGTGGTCGGACGCAATACGAACGACGAAGTCATATTCGACCAGCATCGAGAGTTTCTATTGAATCGAGAATCGGGACGAATTTACGCGTACCCCATTTATCCGGCCAATTTTATGTCGATCCATAAATGTCAGGGTTGTACGATTACGGAAAATCTAGACCTTATGCTCAACAATACGCAATACCAAGGTCTATATGTGGCATTGTCTCGAGTAACGAATCCAAACCAAATCTCCAGAGTTACAATACCCGATCAAATTTCGTACATAATCTCGACGATTATAAACTTTCCGCAACATGCTGAAAATCGACCGATCACGGTGGACGATTTAAAAMGAGGCCTCGAGAATTACGTTTTCTACAATGTCAATAGCGACATGACACCGTTTCTAACGATGATTTCCGACTTTATACTGAGCGACGACGTCCAATTGAAGCGCTCCATTCGCGAACAAATCATCACCCTCGCCAAAAACTATCCGCAATCGTTGGTGTCTCAGGCCAAGACCGAAACCGACACCAACTCGAATTTGCTGACGATGAGTCTGGTGATTAAGTATCGTGATGTTTTCGTAGCGCTCGCCTGTCTGGATGAGATCGACCGAAACGTATGGGTTCACGAGTACATATTGGCCAATTCGGAACTAAGCTGTCTACTGCCTCAAGATTTCCAACCAAATTCGCAGGACATTAATCGGTTCGAGGTGCGAGAATTGAACGAGCTAATCAAAATGGCCGACCTCAATAACACCTACACCATGGAAACGTCTACGCTGAAATACATCGAAACCAAATGCCACAATACGATTCGGATGAGTTTGGACGATCGCAAGAAGCACGAAAAATTTGTAATTTCGGCTCGCGATGAATATACGTTTTCAGAATGTACCGAGTTTTGTGCTAAAGTGTATAAAAAATTAACACGCGGTGAGAAAATTTCCGAATCGTGGTTAATTGACGAACTGAACTATATGCTTACGATGTGCCAAAATTCGACAACGTCGCAGCCCGAAAAGGTGAATGCCGATCCGGAGGGTCCGAAGCGCGCCAAAATGGCCAGCATGATGAGTATGGTTAAACGGCCGCGAAAGAGTTAGACCAATAAATATATACATATACATATATGTTGTATTTTTTTCCAACCTTTCAACCTTCAACCTTACATTGCATTTTTGTCATACACCAACTTATTCAAATCGTAAACGTTGCGTAGTTCATTTTTAACGCATACACCACGTTGACGTATAGTGCTCGTATTCGGTATTAAAGCTAGAAAATGGTCGTCGGGGCAAGAGCACGAATACAATTGTGGGAACGATTTGACGTAGTTTATATCTATCGAGCCGCCAGCACAGATTGTATTCTCTTGCGTTACGTCGTCGGGTTGTACGCCTTGGTCGATGCTCAAACAAAGTAGTTTTGTTTTCCCGAACTGTGGATCCCCTAATAGGTATGCCAATACGCCTTTTTTCGGATCGCATGAATTCTCTACGGCCTCTTGACTAAATGCGAGTATGTTTACGCATACGCCGTTCCTACTTACAAATATACCCGGCTGTTTGCAGATGATTTCACATTGAGAATCCTCAACGCTGTAAATCGTCTCGACGTCGCAATTTTGTTTTAACATATTTCGTTGCGTGCCCGGAAATTCAACGTCGTACTGTTCAACGTCGATGTTCGACACGGCTCGAAGTAGAACGACGATCAGTACGAGCAACACTATTACGATAGCGATGAATATATGCGAAGTCTTGACGGATATTCCCCCCATCGTCACGAGCGAGTATAACTATGTCGAAAAAACAAATAAACTCTAATAGAATTGTATGGTCGGATGGTCGTCGGGTATAAATTCGATCGGATCCAAACTGCCTATTTTCAGGGTAGCCGTGTCTGCGCTGGTTTCACCGACGGTGATCGTCATAATTATATACCCTGCGGCGTACGTGGTCGAATCGATAGTGAATTTTTCTCGCGAAAACGTTATGTTTGGTAATATTTCTATCGGAGTGTCATCCATTAATGTCATGTTTACGGCAAAAGTGTCGGATTCGGTCGTGTCGACGGTTGATTTTACTGGGATCGTGTCGGCTTCGCTTATGTCCGATTCGTACATGTCGGTCGATTCGTATTTTCCGCTAACGGCGAAGTAGTAGATCAATTGTGAGTCGATGGTGTACTCCTTATAGCCGTTGTAAAGGAGACGATTGTCAACATCGATGTCTGTCGGATCGGAAAAGCCGAGCGGCAATTTTGACGACTTACGCGTCGTTATAGTTAATTCGCTCTCGGTTAGCCACATCGACGTAACTTTGTACGTATTGGACGGAGCCTTATACTTGATCGGCCACAGACTGTATTTCGAATAGTCCGGAATGTACACGTACGAATAGAGGAACATGTATAACGTCGGGAATGTTGGCGCGAACAGTTGAAATTGCGTGGCGCTTATATCCGCGAGCGCATTTTGACACGGTGAAAGGTGGTTCAGCGGACCGTCGACCTCCGGCTCGACCGTTTGATTTTTATAGTCTATAACGTACGCTGTATCCTCCGGACACGTATACTTATCCGTCATGATATTGTATTCGTGTTCGTCGAGCATAGCGTCAGTCCATTGCAATTGCACCAGCGGATTACTTATGATGTCGTTTGTCGGCGCGACGCAATTTCTATTATCGTCGAGCACCTCGGTCGGCCACGATTCGATCGTGAACGTTGTGGATTCCGCCCATTTGTACGTAAACGTTTTCGGCTGAGGCGTAGCGTCGCACATTTTTACGTCGCTAACGTTATTGATGCATACGACACTTCCGTATTTAAACGTAACGATTTCGTCGGAGAACGTATACTCCTCCGGAATACACGTATTGACTTTACACGAAAGTACGCCGTTCTGATCGTCTATACCGTCGGGACAGTTGACTTTTAAACCTTGGTCGTTCGAACATTGTATGTACGATGTGTCATCGTAGGCTATCGTAGCGGAACCCTTATTGAAGCATATCGACTCGGTTATGCAGCCGGAATTGCTCATGCTGAAGACGGTGTTGTCGCTACACGTCGTCAAAACGCTCGCGTTATTGTCACAAATGTAGTATTCGTTCTTGTTTAACGGTTGATCGGCGGTGCTGATTTTAAAATTATGCTTGTAGCCGTTTATACGATCCTCGCATATATCGTACGGTTTGCATTGTAGATTTTCGTCCAGAAGCGTACTGCTTGGGCATGTTTGCAGCTCGTATTCGTTATTCGTCAGACAGAGTACGCGTATTCGCGGATGAGTCGGTTCGACGCCGGCTCGACTTTCTATCGGCGTTTTCATGAACGAATTCGAATACAAGCCTAGCTCGTTGAACTGCGTATACGTTAACGCTTTATACTGGCCGGCATCCGCTTCGGAACATAGCGGTATGAGGGTGCATGTTTCGCCTTCGAAACCGGCCGGACACGAAAATTCAATCAGATCGATGCCGCTTATTTTAAATCCATCGCCGGACGCTAATGGTGAAACCGTTCCGTGGTCGCTCAGTATTATGTATTTTCCGTCTAGGCCGATCGGATAGTCGTCTTCGCGTACGACCGCTTCGTTGTCTTGGTCCAGCACTACGTTTCGATATTTGCCGGTCGACTCGATCTTGCCTAAGCAAAACGACACCGTATCCGGCTTACTTTTCAACAGTGCCTCGAATATAGATTTTAAATCTGTCGTTTTTTTGACCGAATTCAATATGTAGACTGCAACGATCAAGAATACCAAAAATATGGCCGTAATCATAAAGACTATATCCATTTTGATCACTATTTTCAGGGTCGAACCATTATCAGCGTATAAAAGATAGCGTTGTCTTAATCGACTAGTTAGTTTAGAGCAAACGTTTACGCATGGCTCATATTAAAATAAACGCAGTAGTACCTACGCGCGCAATGTCCGCAACTTTGCCGTCAAACTATCCTCCGAAATTGGAACTTTCTGAAATAAATCATCCGAACATTAAGTACATCTATAACGACAAACATTCCGAGTGTTATAACAGCGTACCGTCGATCAAGAGCCTCGTCGATATGAATTCCTATGTGAAAAAATTCGCACCATGCAATGAAATCGAGTATTCGGCAAACATAAAATTCAAGAATATGACGTTGGACCCACAACATGCGGTTCGTACGACACGTTATTATTTCGCCGACACTATCAAATTATACTATAACGATGATTACATTTCGACGAAATATTTTGCCAACGCCGACGAAGTTGATGGGTGTATATTTACGAGATTCGATTATTCGCAGGATGGTATGCCGAATATGGTTACTACGAAATTAAAGTTGATCAAACGCAAGTTTAATTATTGCGGCGTAACGTACTCGCTTACCGGATCGATCGAAATTGAATTTCCCGAATTATTGGCAGCTTTAAAGGCACGTCCGCAACCGAATATGTACACCCGGTTGAGAGTTTTTACGCATTGGTATGTGTCGCTGGTGGCTGGTGACGGACAACGGTACGTGTTTCGAGTCGCTTTCCGACAAATCAACGGATCTAATGGCAATTACGAATGCAATATTGAGTGCGAAGACAAAATTTCCGGACCGACGTTTATATTGTGTTTTGACTTGCTCTCCAAGTACTATAAACGCCAATACTTTCAAAACGGCCAATGCATACAACCCATCATCGCGATGAACTACGACACGCTAAAGCTGACTAAAGAGCAAAAACACATTATACCGACGATCCGCTTAGAGCCGAAGCATCATGCGATCGACGACGTCGAGATTGGCAACGATTTTCAAATGTTACTCAAATTTATGGGTCTACAGTCCGTGACGCGCCTACTTGGTCCGATCGAAGGCTTACCCATATGCACCTACGCCACCGAAATCGACGAAGATTGCGAGTCCATTTCGGATTATGAAGAGCTTACTTCGGACGAGTCGTTATGGGTTTAATTGTACAAATTGTAAATAGCATTAAAAAAATAAAACATAGCGTAAACAGTTCAAATGCATTCTCAATTTACGTTCGACTTTGTCCCTATGCCGGACATAGCGTTTAATGTTTTGCCTAAAAATATAGGTTTCAAAGTTAAACGCTATCTACACACCGACGAGATTCCGTGTATTCGAGAAGAATTCGAACGACTTTACCATAACGGATACACGCACGTGATTAATATGCCTGGTAATTTAAATCAGATAATTTGCGCGGCCAAACATTATAATATCGTATGCGTCGATTATAGGCTGCTTAAGTACGTCTCTGAGTTTTGTAGTCGGCAGAGACTCGTCTAAGCGTATATCGACTCGAGCTCGTTGACTTCGTGTCGAACTATTGGCGTATAAACCTTCTTCTTGTGGAAGGCTCTTTCTTTTTTGCGACGACAGCACGACCATTCGTTACAGCATAACTTACTTTTGATGCATTTTCTGAATCGAACGCATATCCAAACCTTAATTGTCACGCCAAGACATGTTATTACGCCGAACAGGTAATGATACCACGACAGAGTTTCCGGATCGGATAACGTTTCTAGCCAAAGGGTGTACGTTTTATCGAACGTCGATTTTTTCATTACGATCTTTAAGCATTTCGAACGATTGGGTTCGTGGTTTTTGAATTTGGATTCGCATTCGGCTTTTACGCACGCTGATGAATTACAAGCGTTCAGGATTTGTACGATTATGGCTGAGAAGTTTGACACTTTTATTTTGTCGGTCGCTTTCGGTTTCGCATCATCGACGTCTCCAACTAATTTGTCAGCTTTCGGGGTCATATGTTCGGTAATTGGCGGTGTTGGTATCGTAGTTGTTGGCATTGGAGTCGTAATAGTTGTGGTAAATTTACTAAGGCGGCGACGCAACTTTGGTTTACGCGTCGAAGCTTCGGTGATTTCAGTCGGTTTGATGGTTGTGGTAGTGGTAGTTGTAGGCGTAACACTAGTAGCAGGAGTTGAATTTGCCAATTTTGTCGACGCATCGACGACGATAATTAAGTCGGTATGATTGATAACTTTTGTAAGCAATGAGAGTCCTAGAGGTGACATTATTGTCACGGTTCGAGTACCGTTATTCGGATCGTCATCGACATTATTAGCGACTGCCGTAGTAGTTGTGGGCTCAACATCGGCGTCGTTATTAACACCATCATCGGCATCATCATCGTATTCTGTATTGTCATTTATGGTGTCATTTACGGAACTAATACTTTCGATCGTCTGAACGTTCGATTGGTGTTGTAGCAATTCTTCAGATTCCAATATAGTCGGCGGTACGAACGAAACCAATTCATCGTCGGTGCATTTTACAAGTTCCACCTTCAACCCAACAAATATCGCCATCGACAGGAATAAGAAATAAATAGGCGTCATGGTATTCGATAAGATTTTTTATTTGGCAAACACGAGAATAAAGTGTCTATATAACATAATATATTAAAATGTTTACACAGTACGAATCATGAGGTGTATGCGTGAATGTATATGTGTATATGCGTGCGTAAAATGAGTACGTAAACCTCCAGCACATACACACACACACACACGCTCACCCTCGCTTAAAAACTAGCAATTTTAATAGTCGAAAAGCGATCGCATGATGAATCGGCCTTCTGTTTCTTCCCAGCATCGTCTAACGGTGCGGCGCCAATACTATCACCATTGTCGTAGTCGTCGAAGCAGAGTTTTCGTTTCGTCGGCTTGACTAGTTCGCGAGTATCGCCGGGGACAGAGTAGATGGTCGAGTTGGCCTCCATGCGGTTGATTTTCGACTCGCACTTTGGCAACGACATATAAAATTGGGCAGGAGTCGTACCGTACAATGCGTCCGATTCGTTAAATTCGTCGCTCGACGAATATAGTCCGTTTTCCGACATAAAGCCGTGCACGACATGCTTGAAATGTCTCTCCACATGTTTGAAATTATACACACCATCGTCGTAGTCGCCGATGATTTTGGCAAACAGCTGTAACGTCAACTCTGAAAATTCAGCCAAAACCGTGCGAGCAAACTTGCGGTCGAGTTTAGTCTTAAATTTGAACGATTGAAGGCGAGCATTTTCATAATGAATATACTCGTCGCGCATCACCAGCAAATTCAAGTCGCACAGTTTCGGACAGTAACCCTTGCACGCCGCATAGCATATCGTCTGGAACATCGGCGTAAACAGAATAATTTCGCACATCATGATGAAGAACATTTGAACTTGAACGTATCCGATATCGTATTTATCGGCGAGCGTCTCCAACACAGACATGTATTCGTTTTTAAATTCTTCGCTTCGGTAATAGTTGGCACGATGCGACACGTCCAGCATGTTGCTATACATCTTCTTGTGGATGAATTCTCGAGCCTCCTGATCGCTAAACATCGCCTTCAGCTCGATCGACGTAACGCGTTCCTTTAGACCGTTCGCAATTCTGTCCAACACGATAGAGTCTCCGATGGCGATACATCCGACCGTGCATAGTAGAATCTCTTGAAATTCTTTCGGGGTCATCGTCTCGAAACGGTCTCGGTCGACGCTTGGATCGTTCTCGTGTACGCTCCAAAAGCACGATTGATGTTTGAGCCATAGATCGTAGGTGTCTTTGAATTTTCTCGCCGGCGGGTACAACGTTTGATTGCGATGTTTTAAATTGTCCGGATCGAGAATATCTTCGATCGGCAATGTCGACTCGTTCGTATCCATGTCGATGCCGCCTTCGTCCTGTACGATCGAACCGCTGCCGACAACAGCATTACCGATAGCCGAACTCATTTTATTCGAAATGCACGCGTATGTTTCTGCTCAACGCAAAATGCGAGCGCGTATGTTACAGAGCTTTCTATATATATGCGACATTTAATAAACGCTTGCCGATACGCGCGTGCCAAAATCAATCTAAAATTACGTTTACGCGTGGCATTCTAAACTCCCATAAGAAATACACAGAGAGTCCATTTTCCGCTCACCACACGCATGTCAAACTCAATCTGAAAATTACATTTACGCGTGGCATTCTAAACTCCCATAAGAAATACACAGAGAGTCCATTTCGCGATGCCATTTCTAACATTTGATTATTGAAAAACGGGTGTTTTTACAAAACAAGCCTGTTTTTCGAAAATATGTCAATTTTTGTATTATATGGCACGCTAAATTGTTAGCGCGATGACAAATATAACAGTCTGAATTAACAATTTACGCTAACGTTTCGCGCATTTAGAGCGGCTCAATGTTAATTTTCCATAAGAGCGAATCCACTTTGCAAAACTTTGTCGTTTTTGGACGCGCGTTTAAAAATCGGTCGGAGAGCCGAGCAACTTTCAGATTTTCATTTTGCTGATAAGAGTTTTGCTGATAAGAAATATAGGGTATAACCATATTTTTTATAAGAATGGAAACTTAGATTAGAGTAGTACCCCCTTGCTTTCGAAAAGTCGGTCTATAACCGACTGATAACAAGTGTCCACCATTACGTTATTATATATATTAAAATTATGACATGCGCGGAACGTACAATATAATATGGAAAGGGAAAGACTTATGCGCGAAAAAGGGCTTTTATGTGTGTGCGCGCGCGGTATTTCGTTTGGATATTTTGTCAACTAACATTTTAGCCCATACATAATGGTTATGATAATGATGGGCGATGAAAATGGTACGCATTCGTATTTGAAATTGTATGCGCGCGTACGCACCCATGTGTGTATGTATATATGTATGTATAACCTATACGATTATACAAAACGCGTAGGTTATAAGTTGATCGTATATTTGTTCCTACGTACATACGCGTGCGAACGTTTATACGTGTATTACATTGCACCTAGGGTGTATGTGCGTGCGTGCGTGCGTGTATATACGTGTATATGTTGAAAATGGCTAAACGTTGCTCGTCGACGGACAAAATCCAACCCAACCAAATAGTCGAACGTTGCGCGTCGACGGACAAAATTCAACCTCAATTTCTAACAAACAAACTCACCATCGAATCGCTGTCGAAGACGAAGAACGTGTACGATTTCCAACTGAAGGAGCACTTTATCACGAAATCCAACCTAAATACGCTACAATGCCGCTGTTCGAGCCATAAACATAATAAGCAACCGTGCATCATCGTAACGGAACCGTTTTGTGTGAAATGTAAAACGCCGACCGCACCGCTTATTAGTTTCCAGTCGCTCATGTTCCATCAGAACCTGATGCACAAAAAACTCACCAAATGCTGTATCCATACGCATAAGCCGCCGTGCGATCGATGCATAAATTGTCGAACGAGCAGACCATGCATAATCGTCGAACCATTCGAATGCGTAGAATCTACAGGTTAGTATAAGCTTTTATTCCAAAAAAAAATAAAACTACAAGATCGTAATTTCCGTACGCGAGCAAGTGAGCGATGCATGCATGCATGCATGCATGCCACACACACACACGTTCATTTATTCAAACGTTCAAACAATGTACTTATAAATGGTGAGATTAACATAAAATCAGGATTATATTTCATATGCAATAGCGTGTCCAACTTCATCCATCGTATCGACCGAATTTCACCACGCGTTCGAGCCATCAACGGGTACCGATTCATCGGCATGTTTTCGATCCAATAGAGTCGCGTTTTATGATATTTTAACAATAGTTCGCAATAGTCGTTCGGATTGATGAGCGGTCTGATGTCGATGGATGTTTCTTCGTAAACCTCTCGACACGCGCACGCCGCCAACGGGTCGAGGAAATAGCGTCCTCCTCCGCCGTCGTCGTCGTATTCGTACTCCTCGGCCGCATAACCGTCATCATCGTAGTCGCCGCCGCCGCCAAAACTCGCAAAGTCTTCGTCTTCAATCTTGCCTTTCGGGAACGACCAACGGTAACTTTTCAGAGACTGCACCAGTAGGATGTGTTGTCGATCTTCGGATATTATGATCGCTCCGGTCGTAGGTCGACAGCGGTTGTATTCGATGAATCGGCGAAAAGCTTTTCCGAACACTCCGTATCGAGTGTACGCTTTTAAATTCGGAAGCCGCTTAAACATTTGATACGCGAACGATTTAAACGACACATTACCGTGACGATACTCGTCCACGCAACACCAATAACTCTTCTGAATGGCCGCCATCAGACGATTATTGTCACCGAACCTCTCCGGATCAAAGTTAAAATTGTATAGGCCGAATTGGCGTGCCAATTCGTCGAGAATGCTGCCGGGAACTTTAATCGCTTCCATTTCGAGCACTTGTACATATGAGATCGCGGTATATTTACCCGTATCGGTATTTCGATACGACGACGTATGTACTGTGTATATATCGATATTAATTTTTTCCACGTTTGCAGATGTCGTCTGCCATTTGAATAACAACGTTTTTACCAAAGACGTTACGACCAGCGATATGATTCTTCACGAGCACATCTACAATACGAAAAACCCATGCTTCTTCTTCTGCTTTACGCATTCGCATTTTCACAAATCACACCCCACATTAAAATGCATTATTCAAGAATTTAAATGTTGCGATGACGCCGTCTCGGTAAAAGATTTTGACGAGTGCTTTACTATAACGACGCTGAACGCTAGAAATGGACCGATCAATTCCGCCAAAAAGCAACACGAATATATTATATTCGACCCGTCCATATGGAGGGAGCAGTCGTATAACCATTTTATGTCGTTAGTTCGAGCCGTCATCCTATCACCCAACGATGTCCCCGAACGATATAAGCGATTCGAATCGTCCAATTTCACCATATCGAATATAAAACCGTATATAAGTGGGAAAGAGTCGATAATTCGCACGATGGTTACTGGATTTGAAACTTTTGGCATCTACCAAACGTCCACCATATCGTGCACTATCCCGTATTATGCGGTCGTTTTGCCGACTAAAATGTACGATATGCTCGAGGCGGACGGTTTCGATTTGGATCTGGTTATCGTGAAACGCGATCCATCCATTTTACAGACGTGCATGTACGTTTGTTCGGTGCAACGGCACACCGATCAAGTTACGATGATTTCGGATCAACAGTCGAAGGGTATGAACCAGGACCAGGACGGCGATCGAAACGCGCAATATTTAATTCGAAAACGGTATAACGGCTACGATTGCACCAAATCGTTCGACTATAAAATCGCAAAAATGGAGATGGCCAATGCGTTTCGCGTAAAGCGTACGCTGATCGGAACGCCTCGATATATTCTTTCCGAGACGAGCATGCTTAAGATTAAGCGGTTCGCTAACGATTTTATGCATCTGGACTTTTTCCGCAAAACGTACAAAGACGGTGTCCGATTTATGAACGAAGCCGCCGCCGGATACCTATGCGAGGAATACGATGAATTTCAAGAGGCTCTACGTCTGCATACGCTAAACGAAACTCCAACCTATGTCACTGTCGACGACATTTTATTAAATACCGACCGTCTGCCGTCGATCGTCACATCCGGAGCTAAAGGCAATATGGACCTCATCAACCTCCTACTAAGCAATATTTCCAACGATGCGTCGCTAACTGGCAAAGTTAAAACGTTGACCGACAAAAAAAAAGACATGCTCGAATTATGTAATAAGTATATTACGTCGAGCCAAGATTTAAGTAGAAACGGGCGAAAGCAATTTGCAGCGTTATATGCCGCCCACGATCTAGTTTCGCTCTTTCAATATATATTCATCAACAAACAGGCTTATGCGGATTATAGTCGATTTGCATCGGCAGGCACGTTCCTCTTCAACAAGGCTACGCTGGAATTATTCGTTCGGGATTTAAAGGCTTTATAAAAAACACATTGCTTATATATCATAAATTTTATTCAATATAAAGATTTGTATATAAAATAATACACGTATTTTGATTTTGTACTATTAAGGTTGGTTGGAGGTACAATATGGTATGTGTGTGTATGTCTGTGTATGTTATGTGTGTGTATAAATGCGTATGGCTGAGACTTAAATTAAATACTTTTTACACTGTTTCATACTGGATTTGGTAATTGTTAATACGTCTTCTAGAGGTTTGGCAGTTTTATGTTTACAAATTCGATGTTTCCGACAAAACGATGTATTTTTTGAGCAATCAAAGCATTGCGCGCAAACTTCGCACGATCGAATCGGCTTTAGCTGTTCGACGCATGATGTATCGTAGTCGCCCATCATAACGTAGATTTTATCCCACTTGATTTTCTTGGCGCAAAAACTTAGCGTTGTCGAATAATTGTCCATATGAATCGTCCACATACAGCAACCTGGCGAACAAGCGCATGCATAGCCTCGTTTTAAGTAGACGTAAAGTTTACGCGGCCATACAGACACCGACGAAATATAACATGTGCTGTGCGAATCATCAAAGCGTCTTACGATCGTCGGAATAAAACCGTAATAAACACAGCTATTACCGGCAATACTGCACTCGGTATAACGATACGCTAAAATTTGTCCGCCAATTACGCGGTCTCGTAAAGTCGACCGTGTAATTACGGACGACACAGTTTGGTCTACGTGCAATTTGTACACCCATTTTTTGGCGAGTAATGGTTTTAAGGCTGTCGGTGCGTACGAAACGTCAAATTGAGCATCCGATATAATTGTATAGTCGGACATTGTAATTTTGTACAAAGTATTCTTGCTTATAAAAACATCTTTGCCGATTTTCAACTCTTTACCGATGGCGATGCATTCTGGATTTCCATCTTCGGCGATCGGTGTAAATTGTTCGATTAGACTTTGCTTCGAAACGCATTTATTCACGTACTCACAAGAGCTTTGTAAATTTGGCTCGATGATCTTCGAATCGGCAATTTGATTGGATCTTGGTCGTTTTAATTTTACATTTTGAGCGCGAGAATCATCGTTCGAAATGGGTTTACGCTTTTTAGTGGACGCATTTAAAACTCCAATATACGATTTATTAAATACAGATTTATTTATCGAATTTAAATCGACGCTTTGTGTTTTACATTGATCGGACGTACTCGTTATTTGATTTTGTGACTCGTCGTTCGACTCTGCTTTTGAAATATATACGCTGTTTGATGAAATCGAATTCGATGGTGGATCCGTCGATGGTGTGTTTGTATTTTTGGAATGACATGCTTCAACATCATCGCAACCATTGGTGTCGTCTTCGTCGTCATCGGCAGTCGTTAGATTGAACTGTGACAAATAGCTCGTTCCGAATTGCGAGACGAACGGTTTGGCGTGCATCGTCGGTCACTAATTCTACGTTAATAGTACCTATGTGCGTATGTATAGACGGTGGTGTTTTTTTTATGTGGATTGAAAGAAGGTGGTCTTCAGTTTTATGTCACCAATGTTCGGACCGTCTTGTTGAAAACGCGGATGAAACTTGCAATAATCCTCGATGAATGTATATAGTATTTGGCTTTCGACTAGTTCTTCGGTGGCACTTTTCGCTTCGAAATTTATCAAGTTGACGTTAATTAGTCGGGTAGTTTCTAAAATAGTTTGAATTTGCCGTCTTGATAGAGTCAACCCTCTTGCGGACATTAATTTCTCGAAATGGTAGACTAAACACTGTATGCGTTCTTTATCCGAACGACCCTCGCATGGACAATTTGACATCACGTCAAGAACCCCTAATACAATACACCCCAATACAATGCACTTGAAAACCGGGACTGTTTTCTTAAAATTTGTTAATGTATATAAATTGTAATTGCTAATATAAACTGTCGATGATATCCCGGGGGTGCGGTTTTTAATATAGAAATTTAGAATATCAATTTATCGACGGCGAGGTGTTAGGTGAACGTCGAAGAAGCCAACCCTATATTCATACATACATATTGTATTGGCATCCAGTGGCATGCCAAACCGGCAAGCTAGTAGGATACCAAGACCGACAAGTCATCGACGTCCTCGTATAAAATCCTCGTATATGCGAAATTATTATACATATACGCGGACTAGGATGCCACAAGCGTACGCTAGTAGGATGCCAAAGCCGACAAGCCATCGGTATTCCCTCGTATATGCGAGATCATTGTACATATACGTGGACTAGGATGCCACAAGCGTACGCTAGTAGGATGCCAAAACCGACAAACCGTCGGCGTTTACATAAAATCCGCGTATATGTGAGAGTAGCATGCCAAAAACGACAAGCAGTAGGATGCCAAATACGACAATCTATCGGCGTTCTCATATAAACTCCTCGTATATGCGAGTGTAGCGAGCGTAGCATGCCAAAAACGACAAGTCGTAGGATGCCAAATACGACAAGCCATTGGCGTTCTCACGAGCGTACATGTCAGAACCGACAAGCCTGTACCGACAAGCCTGTATGCGGAGCACGTAATTCCGATTTCCCAGATGAGTAAATTAAATGTTTGCCTTATCGGCGCACGCTTATTCGCCGTACGTTCGAGTACGTGAATGTACAGGACGTTAAATCGTCGATATGATCGGCATTTTTATCAAACATGCGTTTGTTAAACAAAACCACGCATCGTTACTGATATGAAACGCCATATGCCGATCAAAACACTCATGATTTCCTGTAGTAGCGTGTGCAAATTTTTACGTAATTTATTTACCCAATTGTTTCTTCGTTAAAACATATTGATAATTTTAACGCGCATATTACCTAATTATAACCTAATCAGTACACGATTTTTACCCACTCCTTTATAATGACGAAATTGTTGATAATGAACAGTATAAAAGCGAGCTCTCGTTTTGTATCAAATCATTAGCCGTTTGGCATTGTAGCGAGCGCACTAATTAGTATCCCTATAGTGTTAGTCGTATACCCATCGATTTGTTTCAAAGTGTTAGTTATTTTCAAAGTGCTAAAGTCGAGTCGAGTAGAATAAAACAGTCGAGTAGTGTTAAAGTTGAGTAGAATAAATCAAAACCATGTTAGACATCGATACTGGAAATATAAACGCTGGCGTAGTTGGTGAGAATTTTAAATGCTTAGCGCCACAAACGTTGCTTAGAAACCAAGTTCCGACCGAGCAAGCGTCTATTTGCGCCGGTGTAGCGTACGAGCGAATGACAAGCCTGTACCGACAAGCCTGTATGCGGAGCACGTAATTCCGATTTCCCAGATGAGTAAATTAAATGTTTGCCTTATCGGCGCACGCTTATTCGCCGTACGTTCGAGTACGTGAATGTACAGGACGTTAAATCGTCGATATGATCGGCATTTTTATCAAACATGCGTTTGTTAAACAAAACCACGCATCGTTACTGATATGAAACGCCATATGCCGATCAAAACACTCATGATTTCCTGTAGTAGCGTGTGGCAAATTTTTACGTAATTTATTTACCCAATTGTTTCTTCGTTAAAACATATTGATAATTTTAACGCGCATATTACCTAATTATAACCTAATCAGTACACGATTTTTTACCCACTCCTTTATAATGACGAAAATTGTTGATAATGAACAGTATAAAAGCGAGCTCTCGTTTTGTATCAAATCATTAGCCGTTTGGCATTGTAGCGAGCGCACTAATTAGTATCCCTATAGTGTTAGTCGTATACCCATCGATTTGTTTCAAAGTGTTAGTTATTTTCAAAGTGCTAAAGTCGAGTCGAGTAGAATAAAACAGTCGAGTAGTGTTAAAGTTGAGTAGAATAAATCAAAACCATGTTAGACATCGATACTGGAAATATAAACGCTGGCGTAGTTGGTGAGAATTTTAAATGCTTAGCGCCACAAACGTTGCTTAGAAACCAAGTTCCGACCGAGCAAGCGTCTATTTGCGCCGGTGTAGCGTACGAGCGAATGGTGGTTGCTTTGGACGCAGAACCCGAAGAGCAATTCCAACTAGAGGTTTTATTTCAAAGTATATCCCCGTCCGAGAACATGACTTCGTCCGAAAACGCACCATCGTCCGATGATCAACAGATGACCACGTACGAGACGCAACCAATAGCGGCGATTGACATCGAAGAGGCCGATACATCGTATATGTTTGCTAATTTAGACAATATAAATGTCAGCGATGTAATTGGATATAATTCGAAACAAAATGCTGAAGATCCTATGCCGCCGATTGATTTTCAAAATGAAATCGAAGTGTCATCCGATCAACAGTTGTCCCCCGTCCAGCAACATTCATCGCCCGTTAATTCACAATTGTCGGAGGATGAAGTGTCCAATGTAAACGTCCCAAAAGCTGTGCTCATCGAAACATTTAACAAAAATATTCGATACCCCATTAAACGATGGGGTGGAAAAGGCCGCATTATGGGCATAACGCCAACCAAAGAGTTGCCGTACGATGATTCCTCCGACGATGATGAAGATGTACCGACTAAACGCAATGATGATAGCGACAGTGACAGTGACAGTGATAGCAGCAGCAGCAGYAGCAGCAGCAGCAGTAGTAGTAGTAGCAGCAGTAGCAGTGACGATGATGAAGACGCGAAATCCACGATTTCTGGTTCGCTTATTTCGCTCAAGGATGATTTATCCGCTTCCCCAATAAAGGCGCGCGTTTTAAACCGCGTGAAGCCAGAAAAACGTGCCATCTCCGCCGTCATTTTGAAAAACATCGAGCCGCTTGCAAAAGAGCCGCCAAAATACGATATGCCGAAGGGGAAATGGAATTCGCCATCGTACGAGCATAAATACATTAAGCCAACACAAAACTGTAAGTTGATTTCGTTTTGCGAAGTTGTATTTGACGATACGCCGCCAGATTCCGATTCGATCATGGTGTATAGTCCAAATTTAAATCTAGTTTCAATTGGCGAAATTGTCAGCGGACAAAAGTTTGAAAAGTACTTTATTCAAACCACCATGGTCGAAACGAAATACGGCAAAGCGTTAAAAAATTTGTCAACCAATTATTCAATCAACACATGCCAATATCAGCGTTCAATTGTAAATAACGCTACGCTCTCTCCGACCAATTATCCTCTGGTTTACGGTGCGGTGCCTGCACTTTTGGCATCCGATTATGTCGCGTACACTTTATTAAAACGTTATAAATTTAAAAAGAACGCTAATCCTAAAACTATACCATATATTGCCGAAGGAGAATTGGAAATTGGAGCGTACTGTTATACGTTATTGGCATCACTAGACTTAGTTAAATGGAAAAAGGATGTGAGTAGAATTCAGTTGAAATCGTTATTAATGTACGCCTGTGGCCTTATACCTGACAAAGATGTTCGTCGTCAAATTGCGGCCTATATTGATTTTCGTGACACGCGATACATTAGCGCGGAATGTCTGCTCCTCATCAAACGCGATTATCCTAAAATTATAGCCTCGTTGCGTAAAATCGAAGACCCTAAAAATAGTAAACGCGCGATTGATATTTGGAATTGTTTCATGTATAAATGCAATATCCACCATTACTTATGTCCGCACACTTTGACCGAAATAGCTCGAGGCATTAAAATTATTGGTAAAAATTTAATAAGTAAAGTGGAAGATTTAGAACTTCAAAACGCCGACTACGATTTAACCGGAGTCAGATACACTTTTGATGAAATTAAAGTACTGTTGAATTTTGTACCGCATTTAAATACGTCTACGACCGAATCGCTAAAGTCTGTTCAGAAATCTGTAAATTCTTTATACACTCATATAGTCAAACTTTTTGCAGACCATATTGTTGACTATGGCATTTATCCGACGACCGTTAAAATTAATAGCACGCATGTAGACGGTTTTAGATTGCGATACGCTAAATTGTTGAGTACTAATGCTCACAATGTGCACATTCCAATTTTCGAGTCCAAATTCTCTAACATTTCATCGACAATTATCACCCGAATACAGCAACGTAAAAGCGATTTCGATTTGGAAAAGCCGATCAAAATGGACCGTGATGCGCTTATGGCTCTAATGTATATTGTCAATATGATTATTCTGAAACGACTCGAAGTATTGTTGTTTTTGGAGAATCGTGATATCTCAATTGGTCAAGCGATCTATCACGAGTTGCAAACTCTGTTTGAGTCGACAGAGTTTACATCTATTAACGATATCGAAGCGTGGTCGAGGACTGACGATATTTCGATCGAAGACTTATCCGACGACGAGTACGAGTTGGGCAAGTCGGACGATGAAAGTAGCAGTGACGATGACGAATCTGACGACGATCTCTATAATGAGGGTCAGCTTTTATTGCTCGACAATAATAAATCGTACGTTGCTCCTCCGTCAGTAGGCGTGAAAGCGAAGAAGCAACGTACTAAAAACATTTCGGCTAAATCTATACTCGTTGATGATTCGTGTCCGACCCCTACGAGATCGTCGACATCGCCGTCGCACCCTAAACCGTCAACTTCGATCGCGCAATCGTCGGGCATCAAACGCATCACGGACCGAAATTACAAACAGGTCATTGACGAAACTCCATACCGAATGTCTGGCAATATTTCGAGAGTTTTATGTGTTATGTGTAAACGGAGTCGCACATTAAAGTCCATTACGATCGGCGATGACATTGAAATCGCGTGCTGTATGAGTTGTTTCAAACGTTTGGTGATTGATTATGCTTCGGCAGACGAGGAGCGTAAATTCGATCATGATGCTATAATTACGCGAATACGCAAGCAGTTTAAACCGCCAATTGCGTTCGGCGTAAATGACGAATTTATAGAACATGCTAATTTCACTAGGCAAGTTGTGGCCAAACGTGCTATATATAATCGCAAATTGCCAGAATACAAAACGTCAGCCGTAACCGGTCGACAAAGCACGATCGAAGAGTCATTTAAACACGAATCGTTGGTAACTTCCAAACGTAAATCGACCGATCCCGATACTAATTGTTCGAAAAAGGCAAAATTAGGTTCGAAAAAGGCAAAATTAGGTTCGAAAAAGGCAAAATTAGACGATAATGACGACGGACATCAAACCGACGATTCTATGTCATAAAAAACACAATGTATACACAAACATTTTAACATATTTTTAACTTTTATAAATGTAACTATTTGTATTGTAACGTTTACATTTCTAAACACGTATGTATATTTGCATTATAACGTTTGTATAATAAACGTATGTATTGGGGATTTCCGTTGTTTGGCTGTGATTCTCTCTCCCACTTTACTCGCTCACTATAAATAGATACATGAACTGATGTGCCTACCTATTATAACTTTCGAACTGCACCGCTTTTAGAGTGAATATTGAGGTTAGAAAATTTGGCACGATGACGAATAAAAGCAATAGTACGCGTCGCCAATCGTCGATGCCCTCGTTTTTTTCGCTCAAACGTAGTACGCTGCATTCGTCGCAGTCGTCGATAACAACAGCAGTAATGTCGACAAAAGTTCTAAAATCAAAGAAGCATTCGTCGTATAAGTCGAAGAATCACCCGTATAGTTACCAAAATCCAAAATATCGAGCCGAGCTTTTAAGTCAATTATACGCTATAATCGACAGTGACGACGACGAAGCCGCCAATGCTGACGAAGATGAGGGTTATGTCTCCGCCTGATGGTCGATCAAAAACAAAACTGGGCTCGAAGTAAATTATACAGTTTATTATAAAATAAGTACATTTGTTTTTGATTAAATAAAAAATATAATATGAGTGTGTGTTTTATTTCATAATATGTATGTGTTTACGCTTTCGCAAATTCACCAGACTAGAGGCGGTAAAGTTGGAAGTGTTCGTAAAACGACAGGCTTCATTGTTGGTGGCGTGATGACTGGATCCTTTTCCATGTTCTGGTAAACTCGTATAATCGATGCTCCGACAACTATTACTATGATGAGAAGACTAACTACTATCAATTGTTGGATACGGCGATGTTTTCGTTCGGACACCGTTTCGTCGTTGATGGACGATGACTTGCACAAAAAACACATGGTTCACTCGAGCAATGGAATTATGTTATTCACGTGTGAAAGTTTAAATGGTACTATTATTTTATCGTATTCTGGCGTCCAATTATATAGCGAGTCGTCGACCAGTGTTGCTTTGGTGAAGATCGTATTCGGAAAGTAATTATATAAATACAGTAAGTTTTTGTTGCTGGTATTGTCATGCGTATTATTACTGAGCACTAAATCAAACGCCGATTTATCAAACTTAGTCACGTTATCGTCCACATGTAAACTAGATCCGTGYGAATACAACACAACTCGATCGTATACTGATCGTGCACACGTTAATGCAGTGTCGCTGCCTTTTAGCTTTTTAGAATCCCTATCGATGAGCGTCTCGTCCAAGTCGAATACTATTATTGACTCGCTTCGTGTTATCGAGTACGACCATTCTTTTGCTCGGCAGCACGCATCGTATAAACTGTATTTGTCGACACGATCCACGTACGTAGCGCAAATTGTTAAATTGTCGGTCGTATTCCAAATTACGTATCGTGGTGCGCGAAAAGGTATTTTATAAATGGGTATTTCGTTCTCAAAGTAGAGACTAGTATAGTAAGGTTTAATGCCGCTACGCTTTACCAGAGAGTCTTTAAATACCGGACTAAGGTATACGTCGTCCAGTATTAAAACGTCGTCGTCCGAAACTAAAATCGGATTTATATTTTCAATATTCGATTCTAAATCGTGCAAATTCAATATATTAAAATAGAACTCGAGTCCAAAATTAGACACTGATTTGGCATAACGTGGATGTATTACTAGATCTGGTTTTAGACTTTCGCACATGATGTACAGCGTACAATCGAACTCGGCCAGATTCATATACACGTTAAACTATATACATAACGAAAATAATACGACGCAATGTTTATTGAAAAACGGCTTTTATTTTAGCAAAGAAAGTCGATCCGACGAGAAAATAAGATTCACCGAAACCGACATGTACTCCATCGTGCGAACGATTTTATTTATGCACGTATTCAACATATCGCCGGATGAAAATATCGTCGAAATAATAAATACAGGCTCCGTTTCACACACGATCGGTGATGAGTTGATGTTTACCTCGATGAGTCTATCCGATATGGTCGAGCTGTTAGATACAATGTTCGGTAAAGGCTTCTCGTCGGTATCGAAGCGCGTTATTAATAAATGTTTTAACGAGTACACCATCTGCTGGAAATATTACGCTTGTAACGCGAGTATAAAACTACCCAGTGCCGCAGATTATGTGAATTTATCGAAATTTGTTAATATTTCGTCGTGTACATATGGCGACTGCGAGCGATTTATTACGACCAATTCAACGGACCATAAAGTGCCTTTACAACAAACCATAAAACTGCTAAAATGAAAGCACATGTAAGTAACTCCACATACCCATCGACTATATGCGGTACGACACACACATATATATATATACGCACATACCCACACCTATCCATAAACAGGTACGCATTTCTCACTCGTATTTATTATGAAATCTGGAGGGCTCGTCGCTTTCTCCAATCAATCAACAAGTCATAAAGCACATTATTATAATTAGTGTTTATATTTGCAAATTGTGCGTATTTGTGCGTGCGTACGTGTATATATGTGTGTACTAGACCGAAATGGCTCAATTTAAAGACTACATTCAAATTACTCGCAAAAGATCGAATAAACTCTGGAAGTATATCGTATATGGGTTGATAGTAGCAGTGTTTATAGTAATCTTGATACTGTCTATAATTTTACACTTAATCAAAAAACAATATTCTCCTCAGGTGAGTTCTTTGATTTATTTGACTGATATAGCGCGACTATCTGAGGTGGTTAGGAACGATAGTGTAATATTTATTGCCGACGGTGTTCATTTTGTTACTGGATCGGTTACGATACTTAAACTTCGAAACGTTACGATCACAAGCTTAACTGGCAATTGCTCGATCTATAAAAGTTTTTCCGGAAATATGTTTACTATACGTGACAGCGATAACATTCAAGTCATGAATTTAACGTTATACGGGCAATATAAACGACATAAATATCCAGGCCATATACTTACATTCTTAGACTGTTCAAACGTATATGTATATAATTGCTCGATTTACGATTTCGCCAAACGGGAGTGTTAATATACACCAAAACGATAGATACTTATCAGAATAACGTGATCGATTCCTGCTATGCAAACAGCAAGTCGTTATACGACGAATGGGTCGAGTACGATGGCGTTATAAACGTTAAACTGCAGAGCAACGGGTTTCTGATATCGAACTGTAATAATTCGACCATTAAAAACTCCATCGCCGAATATACGACGTACTATGGATCCGAGATGAAGAATTTTGGACGAAACAACACTATTGAGAATTCAATATCGAAAATATGTCATTTGGGATTCGGTTCTGGAAGCACGACTAAATATCACCAACTCGATTTGAAAATCCGAAACGTTAAAGCGGTCGACTGTCTGACTGGGGTGGTTTTGTCATCCGACGATGGAGTTCAAGTTCAAGCACGCGTAATTCTATCCGACACGGCAAAAGTGAAGCGTGCAAACTACATATTGGATTTATCCGCGAGCAACGCTATTGTGAACATTATAATCGAAAACCAACGGGGAAACGCGTCAAGCTTTTACGGACTTATGGGTCGAAAGGGGTTCAACAATGTCGCCTCGATAGAAAGCGTTTCGATCGACTCGTTGTACAGAAACATTCTCCAAAAGCACACCAAAAACATCACTCTATATGTCGACCATTCGTCCGTACCGGAGGTGTTCGATTCTGGGTTAGGCAACCAAGTATACGGCATACGACGGCATGACGACGAAGAGTTCATCATCTCGACGAATAAAATTAGAAATTCACAGCAACGCCGAAAAGCCTATCGGTATACGTACGAATTGGACTCCGAAGACAGTACTTAATCTACTCAACTTTTGATATATGTATCCTATATTCGCATTTTACCCTAATAGACTGTATTGCAGTATTATATTTTAATAAATTTTGTATTATACGTGCGTTTTTATTTTTTGTCAATCATAATAAGCATTACAATTTAAGCGTATAAAGCGACATGTAGTTAAAGTTCGAGTACAGGGATTGCGTTTAACATACCACGATCAACAAGCCATTCTCGACAGCATGCTATTTACGACATACCATTTTCGACAAGTAGAGCACTATTTTCGACGACACACACTATTCTCGGCAAGTAGGATGCCATTTTCGACAAGCCATTTTCAACAAGTAGGATGCCATTTTCGACAAGTAGGATGCCATTTTCGACAAGCCATTTTCAACAAGTAGGATGCCATTTTCGACAAGTAGGATGCCATTTTCGACAAGCCATTTTCAACAAGTAGGATGCCATTTTCGACAAGCCATTTTCGACAAGTAGGATGTCATTTTCGACAAGCCATTTTCGACAAGTAGGATGTCATTTTCAACAAGGTTGACGTATAAAGCACGTTGTTTTACCACTCCAATGCGTACGTTACATATCATACGTGTTGACATGTTATTCATGCATACTAAGCCGATGGTGTTGATACTGGCGCTCGTCTTGACAGCGAACAAACAAAGGTTTGTATGGATGTGCGGACGTACGTGTCTCGACATTTTAATTTAACTTAGAGCGTCGCGTGATCCGACGCCATGAATAAATTAACTCGTTTATAATGTAGTATATTCAAGCGATTTAGGGTTGAATGTGTGTGTGTATGTATAAACCATTGTTATTCAATTACCGACATGAGCATTTCAGTGCAATCATATGAAAGCATTATTAATCTAGCTGCAAAGTTTTACGACCCGAACATAGCGTTGTACTTTGTTAATGAACACGTAGATCTAACATGCGACATTATTTTATTGCTATTACAGCGAAAAACCATTAAACTCGTTCGAACAATGACTATGCTGTTGGAGCCGATCGTCGAGAATAGTGGCATGATATTTATTTCGATTCCGCTCTTGGCGATGTTGATAAATGAACCGGTCGAGCTTCCGAAGAATACGGTCGAGTTTGTTGATGACTTTGATATTTTCAAGGGGCTCAAGCACGGCGTAGAAAATACAGAGCCGAAATCATCATCATTACTATCGTGCATGAATAATAACAACGAAGAGCTCGGCGAATTTACACCCGAGCAGCGTATAAGGTTTATGCATGTCATCCGGATTGTATTTATGTGCAGTCATTTCTATCAACACTACGTTGGCAAAACACCGTATACCGTTCATAAGAAACCACTCAATCATCTAGAGCGAGCGGTGCGGATCAAGTCGGATGAAGTTACCGCTACGCCGTCGATAAATTATACGCTTCTTTCAAACATGTAACCATGCATACGATATAATAAATCACACTCAAGTTTGTTTTATAGTATATTTTTTTGCAATAAAAAAACTACATACAACAGTACGCTTATAAGTTTACATTATAAGTTTGCATTATAAGTTTACATTATAAGTTTACATTATACGCTATTTTTCAATATTAAAGCTGGTTCTGACAATTTTAAGACTCCAAATTCGTTATTTCGAGTAGATATGAGTCCAATAAGAACGGCAACTATTAAAACTAGCGCGATTAGAAATATAAATGATTGGTTGACTAAAAGCACGATGCCGTTTTCGCCAAATTGCTGTTGGAGCATCTCCTTAAACCGAGTGTCCCTAGATTCGTCGGTGGTAATTGGGGCTGTGGGATCGGTGCGTGTCGACGACATCGTTATACTTCTATATAAACGTCGAGAAAACCAACGCTAGCCATAAATTAAACACCCCAAATCGAGCCGAATTGCTAGTTAATGCCGATAATCGCGCATTTCTGATTAGTATATTGCAAATTTTGTCATCACCATTGCGGACGTCTTGAATAAATAACGATTTTGTGGTATAATTGAACGTTTCGCATCGCGACGAGTAATAATTCCACGCGCAATGTGGATCCTGCAGCGAAATGCATTCACCGCAAGTGTACATTCGGCCGCATTGCTTCATATTCACCATATGAACTTCGTCTCGTCCGACCACGATGATATGTCCAGGCTTGTTTGGCACAAATTTCAATTCTTTAACGGGCGCGCGATTCGACAAAATTACGTTCTCCGTAACAATGATCGGATGCTTTCCATCTTCGACGGCCGTCAAAACTTTGAATACTCGACCATCGTCGGTCCCGATATACAAAATGTCGTATTTGTCATCGATGATGGTTACAACTTGCGGTTCGATGGCGATCGTCGAAAACCTATAGTTTTGCGTAACTTTAATGAATATCGCTCTCGAACTTACAGCTTGATCCATCAGCGTATGGGTAAGCGCAAAAACAACGTCGTTTTCGGAAAGCATCGAGCTATTGCGAACGCATTCCCCAGTTTGATTTTTGGTCATCGGGAGCCAATTCGAGTCTATATTCTGACGATGTTTGTACGATCCGGTGAATGAGTTTTGAATTTGATCCATATCGAACATGCATATAGCTGATCCTCCGATCGCATTGGTTGGCGTCGTAAACACCCCGTATACGATATGTAAGGTCTTGATAAATCCAAATTGTATCGTCACAATATCGCTCATCGTCTGCAATTCGTCAAAGTAAAAGGGGAATTCGCCGGGCACCGAACAATTTAGTCGAGTCTTTAAAAATGACGTCCATTTATCCGAGTACCGATGTGGGCCGCCGTGATCATTTTTGCAGACACGAGCGACTCTCGAATAAATGGTCTTTCCGCAGTTAATATGCTCGACGGCCACTTCTCGGTAAAAGAAAAACACATAACCATTAAACGCTAACGACGCTACGAAATTGGCTGCATTTAGTTGCTCCAAATTGAAAAATTCTGTTCGTTGCGGCTTTCTGTAAATAATGGACATTCGACCGGCAAAGTCGGACGTAGTGGCTGTGTACAGTTCACCATCTTCGAAAAGCCAAGTGTTGTTTTGCGTTGGATCGTACGAACACATGCCGATTCCGGAAGACTCTTGCTTAAGCAACATCGTCTCGTCGTAATATCGACATAGGGGTTTATAGCGAATTAGTTCCGCATATTATGGTCTCGTTGTTGGAGTTTTGCCCAGAATGCGTATGTAATTTTGGCAGTCGTCGACCGATTTCCCTTTCAAAACGCATAGTTGAAAGTCACTTTCAGAAGAATTCCAGTGGATTCTTCGTGGCATGTACTCTGTCAAGTCCGAAACGCGCAAACTGTAGATGTGGTTTCGACCGCCCAATACCAACATGCGTTCGCTCAAATGTAAAACGGTATAATATTCGGCTATTGAGAAATTCCGACGATACACTTTGCTGCTGATGGCTCCGTAGCCGTTAAAGTTTCGAACGTACGTATCGTAATCGACCCACGTTGAAACCGCACTTATCGAATAAAAAAATGCCAACACAAACACCTCGACTTTCATTGTAATGCTCGCGTGATACTTTGCATACGCTTGTTTGAATAAAATGGTTGTTTGTGTTGTCGGGGGGTAGTTCTTTTATAGCGGTGGCGGTAGTTAACCTGCGTATTTCAACGCGACCACTCTATGAATCCAGGGTTCGACGATTGTTTTCTGATATGCGGTCAATTCCATATTCATATATCCGTCTTTAGCGAACACCATTAAGAACAGGACGATGGCGAACGTTAATAATAATATGACATACCACATTATAGTACGAATAAAAAAACCCCTAACACGATCACACTATATTTACAATGTCGCCTATAATACAAGACTTTATTCGACAGCAAAAGGGTTTTAACGATGCACCCTCCGATCCGATCATCATTCGGAAGACGCATACTACAAGCGAGATGCGTCGCATAAACGAGAAGAAATTGAACGACGTTTTGGGAAAAATACCACTGGACGATATAATACGAAAACCCTTACCGCGACCATCGAAAGTCCGAATGACGCTCAAAACACCCAACCCTCTGCCGAAGAATCTAGCTAACGCGGTTACGTCTCTCAAACTTCTCGACGAACCTATAGTCGAAAATCGTATAAATGTTTTCATAGGTTATTGCAAGTATAAGGGGTACAGTTACAACACCACAATTCGATATTTCAATCTGCTGAAACAGCATAAAATTTTCAACGACGACGATGGCGAATTAACGTCTCGATTAAAACCGAATAAAATAGCGTTCATAGACAGCGGACACATCCACGTTCGAATCGTAAGCATGGTTGATTTTAAAACGTTTGCCTCGTATTTAGCTCAAAACATGTCCCAATATTCGGCTCCGATTCTGATCGCCATGTATACCGGACTTCGCACTTCGGAAATTTTACAATTTACAACCTACACATTATATCAACTGTACGAAAAACAACAACCAATTTCTATAAAACGCAAGCAGACCGTAGTTACAACGTTAAATCCGGAACCAATTTATTGGGAGCCAATCTATAACACCCACCTGAATTTATTCGTTCAGAGATTAATTGACGATATATTCTCAGATGAATACGAAGCTTTTTTGCAGAACAAAATTAACGTTCGACTCTTTCAACTCACACCAAAAACACTCAGCAATCGAATTAAAAGTTTGTACTTTAACGCCGTAGGCAAACAAGCACCGTACGGTTTCGGAATACACTCCTGTCGTAATATGATTGCAATGCTTATGGCTGAAAAGTCTGAGAATATTCTAGCGATACAGACATTTCTCCAACACAAAAACGTCAAAACAACTCGGCAATACATTAAAGCTGATTATACGTACACGAGCAAAGAGTTCAATCGTCTTACAAATTACGAATTCGAAAATGTATATTCAAAGCTTGCCGATACATCGAAATAAAAAAAAACAACAATATTTCATATACAAGGTTTATTTTTTTTTGTTAAATTATACACGTCGGCGTTTTGGAGCCGGTTCGTAAAGTTCTAATTTTGGCTTAATCGCCGGGTTTAATAATATAACATTAGAATCAAGAGCATCATCATCATCATGTTCAATTACAAATAAAGGTCTGTACAAACAGTTACTACACCATTGAGAGTTGTCCCACAGAAAATCTTTCAAAACAGACTCTCCAGATTGTCGCCTACATTGGGTTGATGAAAATATACCAGCCACGGCGTCTCTACCAAACCATTCGCTTAGCGTCTCGGAATCCTTCTTCAATTGATCACCGACGCACGACGCGCACAACCTTTGGGGAATATATCGTGTAGAGTACGACGTTGTTATAATCATATTAACCTCGTCGCAAAACTGTGGAATATATTCCGGATGATTCTTCAAAATTAGAGCCTGCTCTATGGTTAGAGACTTAAAATCCCACTCGGCAATGTCAGATTCGTCGCATAGCAAAACCTCCTCCAAATAAGATTTCCAATAAATTTCGTCCAGCAGTAAATGATCCATCCGCTCGATATACAATTCACGATTGGTCTTCAACTTTTGAACGCATTCGTAACAAAATCCAATATACGACGTTTTGAATAATCGCCGCATATCCATCATGATTACATCGGTAGTCTTTTTGTCGTCAACGCACTTGTCCAAAATATGATCGTAGCAGTCAACGCATAGGCTGTTTGCAATTTTGTGGCACGTCTTGAGTTGTCGTTCGATTTTTTTCGGAAGCATCGAAAGGTACGACTTCGGAATAGTATCGAGTACGCCAGCCAGCATATTCAACACTGACATCTGAAGAGATTTTGGATTGAACACTACACCATCATCACCGTTGGTCTGCTCGCCACCGTTAGACATTTTGCGTAAATTTTGTGTAAAAAGTGTTTGTATGTTTATAATAATGTATCAACATCGACTAATTACCGATCGACAAATCCTCTATATTTATACTTACATGCGAGCGCTAGAGTCCACGTACGCGTTTTCACATTGACACTTTCTTAAATCTAACTGGGAGCCTATTTTTCGAAAGGGGTTTCATTATAACGTCCAAAGTGAGTTTATATGTTCGCAACACTGCGTAGTTGATCATCGGTTTCGTGACGAACGACTCTTGCGGATCCAATTGGTGGTTCTTGATTTTAAACGCGTGATTTCGCTCGAGAATGCTGAGAAGCGTTACGTTTACGCCAATTATGCGTTTAAGGTTGTGCACCACTTGCATAGACCATTGGTCCTTTTCGACTAAAAGTTGCAATTGCTTCCATAAAAAATTGGTCGCGTTTATTGGCTTCTTCAACGTGCATAATTGAATCAGTACGCATTCGCTCCATTCTAGAAATTCCAAGTTTTTATAGTTTTGAATGTTTTGGCTGGCTAGTAGAATCATCTTGTCCGGACATGTCTCCAATACGGCGTCCAAAAGCGGTTGGTTATTCGAAACCGATCTGATATATTTATTATACGCCTGAGTTGACGAGGTTGTTTGTCCGCCAGCTGTTTCCGAAGGTGCCGTCGATGTAGATGCTATTAGGACGTCGGGCGGTGTAGGCGATGGCGACTTGTTCGCAGACGCGGTCGATGTGCGTTTACCTCGTTTCGACTTTAATGGTTTAGCTCGGACATCGGATTCGGATTCACTACTGCTCGAAGCCAATTCGGACGTCGCACACGGTCGACGTTTACGTACAGCTTTCGGCGTGGCGACGGTCGCTTGATCAACGTCGGTTTCATCCTCGTCGGTGATAAGTTCGGTATAGGCAAAATCCATTATTTTTTTTGCAAAGTAGTTTTTATCCGTCGTCCCAGAATTCACAACAACTACTAACTATCAATATTATTACCATATTACATATATATGTGCGAGCAAAGCAAACGTTAAAGACTCGTAATTTTATCGAGAACAAGCGCATCGCGTTTAAGCCGACACGCTACGCAATCATCATCGTATCTCGCCCGTACGTATACATAGTTATTAAAAAGTCACTTGTTACATTGCACATCGAACGTTAACTGTAAACACAAGCGTACACCCTAGCGGACATTATGAAGTTAACAATCGAGGAATTTAAACGCATTCGCCCGGTACAATGGAGTTTGCGAAATTTTGGAAAGCACGTCTACAACACGACCATAAATCAAACTGAAACGCAACTATTCTGGTTAGATTTTATGAGACTGGTGTTTGCACCGAAATTCAAAACACAATACGGTGTGCCTAAAATAACCAATTTCGATATAACGCAACCGGTCCTTATGACCGACGATCTAGATTTAAAATTGCCGACCAACATCGAGACGGCCATGTATTTTGCCAATAATACAACTGTGCCCGTGCGTTTCTCTATAAACGTCAATCAACTTTTGGTAGCGATCGTAGCAATCGTGATAATAGTCGCTCTCATCGTAAGCGAACATTTTATTAGCAAACGTATTCAATTTGAACAAATAATCTAACACATAATATGTACGTACCACACACATAATCATGCACACATGCTAATACACACACACATGCTAATACACACACACACGCTCATACACACACACACATACATATACACGCATACATACACACACATGCAATACACGTAATAAAACAACAAATTATATTTCAGCTTATTTATTCACACTACGAATAAAATCGAAATACACGTCATTCAACAAGTTAAACCAACTGATGATGGTGAATAATAACATTTTATAACCACATGCAATTTGCTGGATTCGTCTTTATCGAACGAAGCTATGGTTTTAAATTTTTCTTTTGTAAAATATCCGGTTCCCATTCTCCCGGCGACACAACCGCTCGAACAGTCCGTGGTCAATCCATCTTCGTATCTGTCGGACGATGATGATGATGATGTATTGGCTGTGGACGCTTTAACACTTGGCGATTTTCGGCGTATACATTTTCTAAACAAACTTCGACTATCCTCTTCGTAGTCGTCATCGTCTGATAGGGCTGACTGGAAACCACCCATATTCTTCTCAAAGTAGACGTCCATTGAAAAACTTGTCTGCATGCTATCGTATTGACCGCCGGCAGATTGAGGTGTTCCGTAAAATACCAATTCACGACCGTTTTCTTTAAATGTTCGCAAATTGCACGTCGAATGACTCGGTATGACGATGTAGTAGAGTGTATTATTGTACGATATTTTCAAAAGTGCCCGACGTATGCTGTTGTTGATGGCTTGAAGAATAAACGGCTGTCGCTCCTTGTCAAACGAAACCGTAATAACTTGTCGATTAAGGTTCGATTTTGTCCCGTACGACAGTATATTTTCAGTTACACCGTCAAGAATACGAAAATTCACATTTTGAATTTGTTCCATGGTCGGGCAAGGGCGTGGTACTATACCGCTGTCTGATTTATAACTACTTATCGTTTCAAAATGTATCTACATTTATCGGTAACGTTATCAAGCGGAGGCGTACATGGATATGCGCATAATACGGGCGTATACCTTGGTACAAGCAAATCTCCCCCGGTTAAGACTCGCGTATACAAATGTGCATAAACTCGTACATTCATATGGCGTATCGTGTATTTGTTGATATGGACGTGTATATTATATGTGTATATGGCGTGGCTGTATAAAAAAATGCACGCGCAATATTACATATCATACCGTTGTACTATCATGGGAAATTATTTCAAATGTTTCGTAATCGCAATAGAGTTGTGGAAGATTTTGTCGATTTTCTCGTAATTGTCATTGTGCGCTCGAAAAAGTGCGTCCAAAAAGTCAGCTCTCGATGTAAGAAGCGTACAATACGGTCGGGTTACGCGCAAAAGTAACGCGAGGAGAATTCGCGCCATCCGTCCGTTACCATCCTCGAACGGGTGGATTTTTAGAAAACGTACGTAGAAATGCTTGACAATTTCGTGATACGTGGACTCCATCGATTCGTCATCCCCGTCATCGTCCAGCGTACGCACCAGCATCGAATTTGTTTTTTTAATTAACGAGGCGAGTTGAGCGGAAATATCCATATAGTTTGCGTAGACGGGCAGCATTCCGCTAGGTTTTACGTTTTTGGTGCGAATTTGTCCGGCGTGCTCCACGTTCGGCGCGAACAACAACTGATGTATGCGTTGAATCTTCGGCAATTCCAACAGATACAAATCCTCGTCGTTATTCAAGTCGGGACTTAAAACGTCGATGGTGTACGAAAATAGAGCAAATTCGTCGTACGTCAAACACTCCAAATACCGAACGTTCTCAAGAAACGATTGTTTTCGGGCCATTTTATTTTCAGATTTAGATATACACTGGGCGCACAACAATCGTCTGAAAAATGTAGATGCCATTAGATCACGCACGTACACATATACACATACACACGTACACGTATACTTACGACGATGTTCTCTTTCGCGCGCACACACACCGAATCACGAACAACAATGTGACGACTGAAGTTTAGACTTCGCACATAAAATTATCGCGCTTTATTGGTTTGTTGGCCGTTAAAATCGTGCCGTAGTAGTAGTGGTGGTGGGAGAGGGTTGATTCGGAAGAAACGTGTTCATAAAGCGGTCGGAAGAAACGTGCTCATATACGGGCTAAATTCACACTGGATTCACCGTATTCGCACGCTCGTCAAATATGAGTGTATGTATGTATGTATACGTATGTGTGTGTGTGTGTCTATATATACGTATGTGAGTATATGGAGTGTTGGATTTTTTTTTCAAGCATACGTACATTTTATTCAACCGGGTATTAACGGTAGCGACGATTCCGGAGGCGAATTGAATGTACACACATACACATGCTCGCACGCTCGCACGGTTTGCACGTTCCCACACGTACTTTACTAAGTTTCAAGTTGACTCGTCTGGATTTATATCGTACAATGTGGTGTTTTTTTGTTCACCTACGGTTTAAAAGGTTATCGGAGTATCTCGTCTCAACATAATCGTAAACAAATTCGACACGCTTGAAGAATTACGCTAATTGGCATGCGATGTAGGAGTATATGTTCGGCAAACGTATGAATGCTGTCACGTAGGAAGAATTCAGGTGGTTTTGACACTTGGTAATACGAGTACGATACGAGGGCGATGATGGCGTAGATTCGTAGACCTAATATGATACGTAGTACACCATACACAGCGCGCGCGCATACGTCGTAAACTATGAAATGCGTATGTTTTGGCATGTACAATTTGGTGTATTCGTGCGAACTATACAAAACACACACACAAACACACATATAAACACTTACGTACGTACGTACGTACTCGACACATTTGATACATTGTATATGAAATGTGGAATGCTGTTGAATACATTGTATGTTTTATGCGGTGTATGCAGAATTTATGCAGCACATGTACATGTGTGTGTGCGCGTGTATGTATGTATGCAATTTATGATCCCATTTAGACGTATGTGTTTTTTCCCCACACGTCGTATATTTTTATGTCAGCAAATTTAGAAGACGCTGATGGTGCAAATGATGAATGTAAAATTCCACATTAACGTTTACCAAATCAGCATTAACGTTGCGCGTATGGTTTTTTCCCCCACCTCTCTTCACCCTTATCAGTAGTATATAAACTCGGTAATGGCGGACAACTGTTATCAGTCGGTTTTATGCCGACTTTTCGAAAGCATGGGGGTACTACTTTGATTTGAGTTTCCATTCTTATAAAAAATATGGTTATACCCTATATTTCTTATCAGCAAAACTCTTATCAGCAAAACGAAAATCTAAAAGTTGCTCGGCTCTCCGACCGGTTTTTAAACGCGCGTCCAAAAACGACAAAGTTTTACAAAGTGGATTCGCTCTTATGGAAGTTTAACATTGTGTTCGCCTGTTTAGTGAAAACGATAGTGTAATTACCTATTTCAACTTGTCGTAAATGGTCGATTCGACGCCGATTTGGATGTCAAATATTACAAAAATTGCGATATTTTGAAGATCCACGCTTGTTTTTAAAAACAAGCAGTTTTTCAACATACAAATGTTATAAATGGACGGGTAGTTTGGTATCCAACCTTATCTCGAAATTGGGTAGTCGGCATCGACTTACAACGTAAGCAATTAGTTTAGCGCCAGATTTTGTCGCATCAAGTGTCGGCGTACGCCCAGTGCACGCTCATAAAATTGTGTATACGGACGACATGTTGTTTGAAACGTATCTATTATGCTCGTATAATCGAGCGATGAAGAACTTGATGACAAATTGCTCGTGCTACAAAAAGTACTCTACGCGAGAAGCATTTATTGAGAACATTATACACAAACGTGGTTCGTATATGGCATGCCTATGCTACGAATTCACCGTCCGCAGTCGTAAAAGTCCACCATCGATCCCGATAATGTTGGGTAGTTATTTGGATTATTTGATACGCGGTCGTGAAGCGGTAGAAGAATGTCGAGCGCAATGGGGACTCTTCATTATACGCGGCGTGCTCATCATATACCCGAACTTTTCCACATTCGATTCGCTCTCTATGCACGTTCGGAAGACTCGAGTTATGAAGTCGGTCGATTGGTTTATGTACGTCGAAGACGAAGGGTTGGCAATCAGTTACAACAATAAGTCTGTGAATTGGACGTTTAAACGGAAAACGTACAGTGGCTCCGGATGTATGGATCTGCTCAAACTCGCCAACCCTTTCAAAACGAACGTAATTCAATCCGACTACGTGAAAATGTTCGACACCATGCTGCAATATCATTATTCGATGAACGACCTGAAAAATCGACAAATCATCAACAGTCCGATGGCCATAACGAAATACATTCAGTATGATCTCGCACGACGCAAGAAGCAAAAGACCACAGGATGTCAGAAATTGTCGGTCGTCTTTGAAACTGGAAACCTATACCCGGCATTCAATAAGAAGAACGCCGTAAATCCGGACGAAACTAGTCGCCAATATAACCGATCGTATCATAATACTATGCACGAAGGACGAAGCAATAAAGCCACTCATTTATTGCCGAACGTTGTGCGATCGTCAAATGCGGCAGTCCGTAATTCGAACGCTTTATCGTTCCCGACAGATGCGATCGGCTACTTTTGTATGCTCAATATGAAAGATTTAAAGTCGGCCGGCGAACAAAACGTTCTCGCCGATATGGTTATTATGTCGGAGGAGAGCGACCAAATGGAGGTGTTTAAATATATAAAACGAATATCCGTGAAGAATGGACGAAATATTTTAGCTATTAACGGATTTTTGGCCGATTGTACTGTTGATTGGTCTTTGGAGCAATTGGTTGCGATAAAGCGTAAATTTCCGAGCGTAACTACCCAATATTATCTACCGTACGTAATTATTCTTACACGATCGTGCATACCAATCAAGTACTCTGAACAATACGACGTCTTCTTTTCGCCATCGGAGACGACACATTATCAAATTACATATCCAGAAGCGGATATGTTGTCCATTACGGCGAAGCAATTACCCATCGACTCTCTAATAAAAACACCACCGGCGAAAAGTACAGTCTCGATTAACAACATTAAAGGGAGCGTAGCCATGGTTACGTCGCCATTACACGAACTACTCATGAAACATTCGCTCGGCGTTACATGTTATATGGCAATCGACCCTAACGACGTCGACAAAATGATCGACAGATCCATTATTTCGTACAATAATGACACTAGCAATTTTCTAAAAGTGTATGCAACGCTCGAGAGCGAATTTAATTTAAGTAAGGGCGACCGGGTCATTCCAAAATCGACAAGTCCTGGTAAGGCAATGATGGCTCTCGACCGAATGTATCCAGCTAACGAATTATTGTGCGAGTATCGGAAAGTCGAGGGTAGACCATTTAAGAGGATCTATTGTCCCGAACGAGCGGATGCCGTACGAGAGTATAGGTCGATTATATTTTCGCCAAAGTATTATAATCCGCCGCCCGTATGGAATTTGAGGTTGCGTGCCGCTTTTGGCAATCCATTTGGAGCGTGCATCGAGGACGGCGTGGTGATCGATTCGAATATATTGCCGTTTTTACCGAAAGTCCACTATAACGCGTGCATTACCGTCGAGTTTACGTTCAAGACGGTCAAACATCCGAAAGACTCTACGTTCATAACGGTCGAAACGGAGCACGGTATAGTGGATGACGACCTGTTGATAGGATGCCTCGTAACGGAACACGAAGCGTACGTTAAACACAGCAAGCATACGACCATTCTGAAGCATAAAATCGGCGATCATTATTTTTACCTAATAAATTTCGTCCCGAAGAAGACGCATATGTACGACAATTTGAAAATCAAACACATCTACAACAACAACTCAATCATGGTCGTGATAACTGGACAAACCGTAGTCGATATCGACGTCGGTTCGAAAATCGCCAACGCCTATGGGCAGAAAAATATTATATCGAAAGCTGTCGACTTGCGGAATTGTTGGGGTATTACTAGAGACGGTCGAAAAGTGCACGCTCAAATTGTCTACAGCGAAGTATCGTTGGTGGCTCGTGTAATTTCCGGACAATTGTACAACATGTTTATATCGAACGAGTTGGCCATCGGAGAGAATGGAGTGATTATAGCGCCCGTCGATTTAATCGTTCACACGTTACACCCGTACACGAACATTAAAGTCATCAAAGTCAAGAACGATACGCTCACCAACATAAACGGCTTCGACTCTCAAAATTTATCGTGCACGAGCCAACTGCTTCGCAACCAAGACGTCTACAAAATTATGATTCAGGTATTGGGTTTTCACGGTTTCGATTCAAAATTTTCAACGTTGGCGGCATCACCTCCGATTATAGTAGATGAAGTGGTAGACAACGACGACGACCACAACTCGAATAAAAATACAAGTTCGAAGCGGAACGCTTCAGACGACAACGCAGATGTCGACGATTGTAGTCATAACAAAAAACAGAAAACTTCAACTTCGTCTTAGCAGTGGTTGTGCGTCTATGCCTACTTCAACTCATACGTAAAGTGTATAATAGTTTAAGCGATTCAAAAGTGCTCAACGACGAAGCGTCGATAGTCTTGTCAATTTTCGGATAGTACATCACCATATAAGTGGAATAAAAACCCCAAGCTAGTATTATCAAAAATAGTATTGAGACCAATATTAAAAGTACCGTGCCAAAAATGGACCAGATCCACGAAGCTTTTATAGAATTGCTAACTCTGGGCATTATAACGTCGTACGACCAAGACACCGTAACGCTGGATTTGAAGAAGTTGTATAGGCTGGGTTACGTTTTAGTATTCGATTTAAACACGCCAATATTCACCACTATATTAAATTTCAATTATATGTACAACCCTATACTTTTTGTTAGCGACGTAATACCAAAATCAGCATTAAAGACGTTTATATTGTCTAAAATTAAAAGTACCCGTTTTAGCCCATAAGTTCATACACACATATACATATACATACCTATTTTGTAATGTTTGTTGTTTACAAAAATAAAAGTATACATGCGAGTTGGTGTTTGAGTCTGTTAGGTTAAGTTCGCGTATAGTAAATTGTAAATATTACGAAGAATACTAGCAATAAAACTGCTATAATCTTACATAGCGGCGTTGAGGCTTGAAACAGTAAGATTATAACCAGAATTACCAATACGGCTATCGAAATGGTCGGATATATGTATTTCGAATTGTTTATACTCTTCATTACATTATTCATCATACTTTTAAGTTTGGACGTATTCGGATTTGACGCGTCTAGCGGCTCATCCTCTTTGAAGTTTAAAGCTTCGGTGTATTCGGCTTGCGCGTTTTTGGCGGAAGCAGTTGTTGTTGTTGTTGTTGTTGGCAGAGCAGTCGACGTCGAAGGTTGCGGATCCATTTTATTCGTAAACTTCAATAAACTACTATATATACGTAGAGAGTTAGCTACGGGGTACGCATAAAATAGTATACTCTTTCGAGGATGGTCGACCTAACGAACACTATATTCGGAATCGTGTCGATTTTGATCGTAATATGCATTATTATAGCAATCGTACTAACGGCGAACAACAAAATACACGAGCTAACATTCGAACAAAAAGCCATTCCAAAGTTTTCGATCGACTTACAATTCGACCCATATCCGCAAGTCGTAAACATTGAGAATCAGTACGATTGTAACGTACATAGTCTTCGGGTATGCGATATCAACGACAGTACTACGCTATTCGGCTGTAAAGAGCTCATTGTTCGATGCCATCATTTCGACGAGGACACTCCGTTTATCGAGAATAACGAAACGCTAACTATTCCCAAAAACCAGACGGCCGATGAAGGCTATGCTCTCGCCATCACGACAATTTCGGACGCGTGTAACCCGTATCATGGCGATATGACATTGGTGACGGCTAATTCGGACGCGTCCGAATACATGCTGATCTGTACATGCAAGAATCCAGGTTATATCGGGAACGAGTCGTTATTGGGCAATTGTACGTCGGTCTTTATATGTAATGGCAAAGTCGACGATGTCAATAAACCATTAAACGAGATTAATTGTGTATGCGAATCACGCCAGAAAACCATTCGGTACGATGACGGACTTCCCGTATGTAAAGACCTACTCGTGCACGAAGCTAACGAATTATACGATGATTGGTCGAACATCGTACCGTGGAGTTCGTTTCGCCAGCTCGAGACGAGCAACTTTAACCCGACTATTTCGGGAAATTTGAAAACGTCTCGACTGCTCGATCCATGTCGAAACTCCATTCACGATACGAGCATCGAAATCCTCAACGCATCGTACGATTCGGTCCGAAAGCAATGCTCTTTAACGGACAATGGTTTTCCGGTCGTAAACGATCTGCTACGTTTCTCCTCCACCGAAAAGGCGTACGTCGGAGCGTCGGCCGTTCTAGCGACCGGAGAATATGAATTCATCAGATTTAGCGACAATCTTGCCGGCCAACGGCATATCATCGGCATAGTGAGTCGAGGATTAAAATTCTCCGACAAGTACAAAAACACCACCACCGTCGTCCATCCGACGAACGGACTTAGTCTTGGCCATTCTACGGCGCTGTCGGTTAAAAGCAAGACTAAATTCGTCGGTCCGGCGTGCTACGGTAGTTGGCCGACGTACAGTTGTAGTTCGATAGAGGAGCGCGATTCATACATCACGAGTGGTCTGGCTTTGCCGAGGGGACGCGTATGTCCGGGCGCTTTTCTCTGGAGTCGTAGCGATTGGGACGATCATGAGTTCTTAGTCGTGCGCAGCGCAACGCAAAACATTCAAGACGGCTACTCGTTGAGTACCACGAAACTAACAAGCCTGGACGATATCGACTCCTACGGTATACAATGGTCTACCCAAACGTCGTCAGAATACACCGGTTTGTTGAGGTTTTTGAATTCGGCAGATTATAGGATTCATAAGCAGACTATAACTGGGTAAAAAAATTGGCACACTCTAATATAGTATAGTGAACTTGTGTCCATACATCACACAAACGTATATTCGCATAAAAGGGTGTGTGTGTGCATACATAGCAAACACGATGATTCGAACCACATTAAAAGTGTCAAAGGATCGAAACAAGCGAGCCATCGACGTAGCCCATCTACAAAACCCCTTCGATCGGAACGACCGGACGGTAGTGAATGCCTTATATCATAAGTCGAACGACGGTCATCGACTTTTACTTCTAAACAAGAACAATCGACCCGTGAAATGTTGGAGTAACATCACAGGCATTTCGGCAATTAAAAGCGTAATAGTCTCACCAGAACGCTTCAACACTCTACTTCACGATGCAAAACCGAACACGATATATCTCAACGACGGCGAACACATTAAAGTGGCCAGCATTCCGAACGTAAAAGTGTATTTCGACGAAACTCTGCCCGAAATTCTGAAAAAGATCGAAACGCATACGCCGACAGTCGTACATCGTGACGAGACGCTCCCAACCTACGATGACATGCTGATACTGGATTCGACGATGACTCGTAAATCGTATAATGCGTTTATCGCAAAATTAAAACGCGTATGTCACACACAAACCACCCGAGTATAAAATAGGGATCGAGTGGGCCTGATAATTAGTAGCTAATTGTTTTTTGATTAGAGCACATCATCATCATCATCATAAACACCGCAATGGTTAAACGTGTAGTTTTCGTAGATGGCGTTTCGGGCATTGGTAAGACGACTATTAGCGATATTACTGTTGATTTTTTGAAATATTTGGACCAATACCCGGACTTTATCAAGAAAAACAACACTCCACACATTCAAAACTTGTACGAACATTTAATTTTCGACGAAATATTTAAATGCTTGGACGACATTGTCGAAAATGGCCCGGAACTTACGTTAGTGGATCGCTCGTTCTTTTCAACGTTGGCGTACGACATCATCTTTAAGCACGGTGGTGACTCTGCAGATCCAAAGGAATTTCAGAAGACGGTCGACGCGAAGGTGTTTGGCGACGAAAAGTATATGGAGATTTTAACAAATGTGTGGCGATCATGGGATCAACGCATCAAAAAACTGTATCCGACATTGGAGATCTACTTGCTTTGGGTGCTGCCAGTGGAGATTGACGCCGTCGTCGAACATTTGAAGAAACGAGGGACCTTTGAAAACACGTTTACCAATATGGCGAATTATATTCAAAACCAAAATTACACTTTTCAAATGTTACATATGCATACCCATGTTGGGAAAATTTTATATATACACGAATATATCACTAAAGACGCTGTAAAAGATGCATGTGGAATATAAATATGTCGATTGTTTTGAAAAAAATAAACGTATAAACTTAATATCTTGCGTTGTCTTTTATAAATGTTAGCGTATTCAGATAGGCCTTATTGATGGCGAGCGAAATACAATTTGCATCAATGTTCGTCTCTATAACGTTGATTTGTGACTCCAAGTACACAATTCGATTTTCGTTAGCCGTATTCTGAGAGTAAAACATCGCCTCACGATTGATTATCAGAGAATATATAGAGCCGATATAGTCGATCGTCGACAGGTTTTTGAATTTAAATTTTTGGTCGGGAATTATGAGCGCTGTTTGCTTGGGCGTCAAAGATTGTCTAAGTTCGGGTTTTGCTTTTAACGAAATGCCGAGCGTCGTATGATCGACCACGGACTGCCGATCGTTCATGGTAATGGGGAAATTGTACAGAAAACCACCGTCTATTAACGTATTACCTTGTCCGTCGCTGAGCGGCTTGAAAATGCCTGGCAATGTCATCGATGCGTACACCGCTTTGGTTACATATTCGTCGGGCGTACGTGAAACGCTAAATTCGTAAATCACCATGTCGTTTAGTTGCGTAGAGAAGCATCGGAGTTCGTGATTCGTTATGTGTTTCAGATCCAGAAAGGTGATCGATTTTAAATTTTCGATTAAATCACGATGCGGACTCAACGGTAGGATGATTTCGTTTAGGAGGCGCAGCAGAGTATCCTCGGTCGACAAACCGGGAGAATCGGAATCCAACCATAAATCCAATAGGGTTTGCGTTTTACTTATAAGGTTGAATGTTTTAAGAATGGACGTTATCCACGTATAGGTGGACGCTTTTTCTGGCATCTCATCGAATAAGCCAGTATCGAAATTAACCGTATGTTTGAAGATGTTCAATTTGTAAATCAACTTTTCCAGTTTTACGGGCGGTATGTCGAGACTGACGAGAAGGCCGACAAGACAGCCGGTCGACGATCCGCCAATCTGGTCGAACGTATAACCGTCGTCTTTGTAATAACCCGTATCTTTTAGAGCGAGTAACGCGCCTATGTATGAAATTGCTTGAGTTCCACCGCCTTCAAGCGCTAGATTATTAAATTTTCGTGGCGTTGATGCGGCGACGTAAATGGCAAACGTAGAATATATGCAAATCGCGACGATAGTCTTCATCGTGGAACCCTTTTTATTTGATATAAATAGACTATATATTGTTGCGATTTAGCATTACTTCCTAAAACAGTCGAGTTGAATCCTGCTAGTGTAAAAATCAACCAAGTGGTAAAAATAGTCACTCCTAACAATGAATCGTTTTATTTTCGTTGTTTTAACTTTGTTGTGCGTGCATACGACGATCTCGGCCGATAAAATCAACGTGTCGGTATCGGTATCCGACATCGGATTGTACCGATTCAATCATAATACCAATGTATTTCCGAAACTCGTACGCTTCGCCAACAATCACAGCGCGTTGTGGTTTTCGAGTAAAACGTGTCCGATTCGAGCGTACAATTACAATTTGGACGAACGAGAATTACTCACCATTAAAATCTTGAATGTTGACATAAAGACCGAAGACGTATATCCGAAAGCCATCCACAATGACAGACCGTACGTCGAGATGACTTACGCGATCGCCAACTTTTCCAAACTGAACAAAGTGTATTACTTTGAATTTCCGTCAAAATACAATCCGTCCGAAGAAACGCAAGTCGTCCTATGGATATATACGCGTCCTCATGCGAAGATCGATTCTGGTTTCCTTACTAAATCCGAATTGTTGGAGTGTCTGGCACCCATGAAATTGGCTCGACTTGCGGAGTACGACGTTGGTCTGACAAAATACGGTCAACCACGACGATATCGCAAAAACTATACATCGTTGCACGCCTATAAGACGTGGTTCTATATTCCCAACCAAAACGAGGACGATGACGATGACGATGAGATCGATTCGAGCACCACCTTCAAAAAACACAGCATTCTTCACGAAATTATCGGATCTGGAATCGAGCATATCGAACAAAACTCCAACAAGTCGATCTGGTATTACATTGGATGTTCGATCTTGACGGTTTTATCGACGTTGGCAGGTATCGGTGCTGCGTATCGACGGCTTCGCAATAAACGGGCGAAAACCAACAGTAGCGGCAATAACGTCCACTTTGACGACATAATGGCCGAAGATCCAGCAAACATCGACGTGGAGAGTGGCAAGTTTACACGTCCACCATCACCAGCACCTTTCCCAAAATCTATATTGAAGAATCATACTCCAATTTCGTCGCCAAAATTGTTACGAGTAAATGGTCACAAGGCGGAGAATTGCCAGGACTCTGGATTTGCGTATAATTGCCGATTATACGAAGCCTTCAATCCGTCATACATTAAGGGTCCGGCCACAGTGCCATTATTGCATAGCGATGACGAACTCGAATATAACGGATACCAAAGAGTGCTGCCTAACGAAGATCCCATTGTCAAAGTGGACGTTCGAAACACATTAAAACGTACGCCATCCATCGTACATCAACCATTGCCTCCAATTCCAAAACCGCGCGATTCAGCACAATACGAAATCCCAAGACAGCTCGTACTACCCTCGAATAAAGAGCCCAATTTAGACATAAACGCGAATAAATTTTAATTATACAAGTATGTATAGGATGGACTATGCATCAGTATTATTACATACACCGTATGCGTGTTATGCTTGAGAACTGTTACGCTTTTATCGAGACCAAATAAACCATTACTTTAAGCTTTAGATTTATTTATAATATGTAAACTTTGTGTGTGTATGTATGTATGGACGGATGTCATGAATGTATGTATATGTATGTATACGTTTAAGTGTATATGCACGGCTCTATTTATATGTAAGCACTCATGTGGATATGTATACGAATATTATGTTTTTTTTTATAAATAAATGTATAATCAAAAAAATAACTAACTTTATATATCATATTGTGATGCTTAATACTGAAACCCATAACTTATCGTCTAACATTCGTTTTTAATTTTGACATCTTTTGGTTTTTTCATGATGAACGTCTTTGAGCATGACAGACCATCCTCATTGAACCATGAAACGGTGATATCGCTTGAATTTCCAGTGTACTCGTTCAACTCTGAACCGCTGATGGAGTTGATCGCAACTTTTGCTCGAAACTCGGGTAGAAGTTTAAGTCGATCGGCCCAGCTAATTTTGTTGAATAATTCATCGGTTCTAGTGACGAGGCCGCTTTGATCGGGAAGTTCGGTTGTTCGTCCTATTACGTCGTAGAGGCAATCGCTGTACGTTAGAATTTTGTACAAGTCATAGCCGACACGATGATATGTGGCGACGATATCTCGAGTATAACCGACCGGACCTTTATGGCATTGGTAAATTTCATCGGGATTGAATACTCGTAATTTGTCGGATACTCGAGACAAACTCTTCTTCTTCGGCTCTGGGAGACCACGAATAACAACGGCAATGGCTCCAATCGGATCGGTCTTGAATTGATTGTAGACGATTTTTCGTTCTGCCGATTGCGAACATTGAGCTATGGACGTCTTCAAGTACTTGTTTATAGCAGGCTCGAACGGTACGATCGATCGAATCAAACCCGATTCGAGATACTTTTGCGCCAATTGAACGTATCTGGACGAATTCACTTCGAACGCAAGTTTGCAGTATGACTTGTCGTTCAGTAATTCGGACAATTCAATCAGAGCACATATTATGTACTTTTCGGATGATTTATCCAAGCCTCGCGCCTCGACGGAGTTGATGTACTCTCGTACTTTGACGACCGATTGTTGTGGATGCATAAACATTTCGACGATGTATTCCACGCTCTTTTCGTGATTGACATCGGAGACGATAGTATTGATGAATTCGCGTCGAATAGAGTCTACGAAATTCGAGCTTAGAAATATCGCGACTGCAAGTTTAATTTGTGTAGACGTACATCTAGAGAACGAGTCCGTTATACAATCCAACTTGTTAACTTTGAAGCCTCGGCTTGGCTTCTTGTCGGATAATTCGGAATCGGACGATGATGTCGGCGTAAGTTTTGGATTCTGAGCTCTGGCCGCCTGTTTGGCGTATAACTTTAGATTCTTTGATCGGATCGCCCACAATTTGTTCTTGTAGAATTTTGCCAGCAGATATGAGGCCGCGACGAGAAACTCTTTCTCTTTTCCGCGATCCATAGACGAATCGATCATGGATAGAATTATATCCATATCGTCGATGTTTGGAAGCTTCTTACTGCTCTTTTCGACAACATCGGCAGCCATAAAGTTTTTCAACGATGCGTAAAAATCCATCATGATGTATGTATGTATATGGTGTTGATGTGTATGTACGAACGTAAACGCTTAAATGTGCGTATAAACACAAACGTTTATGACTATATATATTGACGATTTACTATATTACTATATGTCGATATTAAAGTTTCGACTTGGCGGCGATGATAAAAGTTGACGTTGACGATCGGCAAACGTTAAGTCGGCACAATAGAATTTCAATTCTGTCTCTATATATAAAATTATAGTAGGCGAGCTCGCGCCGGCAAGCGGCTAACGTTCGACGCTCGCACGAGAAAACACCTCGCCTCAAGCGAGAGCTCTAACCGACAAACGGGTCGCACGAGCAGGCAAGCGAACCGACCGACCGACGGACAGCTCGCTGTCGTAGGCTAACAGGTCGGATGATAGATCTCGTACGCTCGGCTCGCCGTTTAAATTTTACACCGCGATGCTAAACGTTTAACGTTGTAAAAAACATTCACGCATTGTTTCAAAAACACTATACCGATCATCGAGGAGTTCGTCAATTCAACAGTTTTGTTTTGTGTAAAAAATCTAGTACATATGCACTCGTCATTTACCCAATAACTTTATGTACGCGTAAATCATCATCATCATATAATGGTGTTTATTAAGGTTTACGCGGTTTACGCGTTCTGTATAAATAGATGTACAAAATGAGTTTCATCCAGAATTTAAAACGTAAAGCCATCGATACCGGAAAACTATTCGTCGTCTCGAAAGAATCCACCGAATCGAAATTAAAAGCACCAAAGCCGCAATGTGGATTTCAAATGTCGTTTATTGCGGTACAACATTTACGTTGTCAAATAGAGGTCGATCATAAAGCGGTGGTTTCGTTAGCGCTAGTAAACCAGAAAAGTCCTATATTAGAATCGTACGCCAATAAACTCCCCATCATGACCATAAATGTCGCCCGACTGCTGTTTACGATCGAAGCGTTCACGCTGAAAAATAAAGACACGTTTCGAAAACCACCCGTCCAACAAGCCCTAGAGTTTTACATTCGCACCGATCTGAAGCATCGCAGCAAAAAACTACCGCCAAACCATCAGTTCTCGCAGTTTCTGCATCGATTAAAATCTAGCGGCTATCCGGAATATATCTTCGACCTAGCCCGGGAAGTAGAGCTCAACGTCGACTATATAATCGACTCCAAGATCGCAGCCCGGTACATTCGAACCGAAGGCGAACCCGAGAAACGATACAGTCCCTCGATCGGCTATCTAACTGCTATCCATGAACCGAATAATGAATGGTACGTAAAAACTACACAAGGCCCAATTTTAGCATAACTTATTATTTTTTTGCTTGGTTTAGAAACATCGTCGTTGAATATGTTCTTTTCGCCCGACGGAAAGCGCATATTAATATCGACCGCATCTGCAAATCTACCCGGACCCGTACTAGCGCTCAACTGTACCTATCCGAAAACGTCCACCGGCCAAAAGTACATCGTCAACAATTGCCAGCATGAATTCCATCATAAAGAGTTTCGACAGATTCGAAGTGGAGACGAAGCGCCTAATTCTATTTTAGAATGTTCTAAATGTAAAATAACAAAAATCGTATAGTGTAAAAACTTGTTTAATAAACGTATAAACATCTACATGTGTATATGTATGTACAAAAAAAAACTAAGCGGAGCATGCTTCGCAACTCGGACGACGACTCCGTTTTGGCGAAAATTGGCAGTCCGTAGAGGATTCACGCTTCTGAGGTTGTGGTGTCTGTCGTACGATCGTCAGCGTATTGTTGATTTGTTTAGGCAGCGTGTAATAAATGGCGGTCTTCAACTTCAAGTAATACGTGTCCATAATTAAATTGAGTATATTCTGACGACTGAGCACTATCGAAAACATCGTCGACTGAGATTGATCTATAAACGGTGCGGATCTGGCGTACATTAGCAATTGACGGTCTATGTCGTTGTCTAGATGCAGAGGTTCGGCTGGTTCCATCAGCAACTTATACAGTAGACCGTAGCATATTAGATCGTTTCGTCCGTTCTCGCTTTCACGCGCCATAACGATACTCATCGGGATGGTTACAGACTCTGCTTCGCCGACGAGCATCGATGTGGTCGCGGTAGGAGCTTGGGCGGTAAGTTGTGAATTGGCCATTTTTGTACGCATCAACTCGCAAGTCTTAGTCCAATCGGTGGTGATGATTTTCCGTTCGTCGCGCAACAACCATTGGGGAATACCTTCGCTAAACGGGGAGCCCTTATAGTACGCGCACTCTACATCGTACATTCTGGCAAACTTGCAGCTGGAATAGATGCATCCCTTGTACATCGCCTCGGATAATTCGGCGATAACTTTAACGGGATCGACTCCGTCCATAATAGCCATATCGTAGGCGCCCAGCGGACTGACGCCTAATTCGCGTTGTTTTCTCGTCACACCCATAAACATATTGAGAGCCCACGTCGCAACGAATCCCATCGCGTACGCGTATTTCGACATCGTCGCATGTTGAAATTCGGACGCTGCTCGATGAAAGCCATTATAGTCGGCATCGAATTCGGAATGCTCTTCGACAAATGCGTATACCCTATCCAACACGTCGGGAAATTCGCGATACATGGCAAAGTTGACGCTCATCAGAGTACACGACGAACTCTTCCCCACGCTAGCGTAATTTGCAATTTCGGCGCACAAGTTGAGCGTTTTGATCTTACCCAAATGTTTGTGATTGCTGAATCGGTTAACGTTGTCCGACCAGACGACGTACGGCGAACCCGTTTCAGAAATACACGTCACCAGGTCATCCATTAGCGCTGAGGATGACACTTTGTTCGTATACAAATTCGCTTCGACAAACCGCTTATACATTCGTTTATATTCGTCGCCGGTAAATTCGCACAACGTACGACCGTCCAATTTCGCGTCGCCCGGAAAAAGGTACCAATCTTCGTCGTTCTCGTAACACTCTATAAAATAGTCCGGCACCATTATGCCGACGAAAACGTTCTCGAGATGGTTCGTAAGCGGATTTCGAAGTTCGAACGCCTCGTAAATGGTATTGTTATGCATCTCGATGTAGATGGCGATCTTCGGCTTACGCTCGTATATCGACAGATAATTGCACGAATCCAATTTACGGGCAAACGATTTGAATCCACCACGGATCTTACCATTAACCGCGTATCCGTGCAACGGGACCGTAGATGCGGACATGCCAACACCAACGCCCAAACTTATAAGATTGCATATTTCGTTGATTTGATTGACGAAGGCTCGATCGTAGTCCGGATTACAGACGAGCAGTCGACATGCCTCTCCAGGAACAATATTTTTGTCGGCATTGTCGGCGTCGGCTAGTATACTCGACGTATGCATATATCCGCAGGAGAGTACGTCGTACATTAAACGCCATAATTGGAAATTTATATCGTCTATGCTATTACCATCACTGCTGCTACTGTTATTGCTGCTATTACGCCTTGAAAACAGTTTTGCTATCCGGAGCATGCAATACTGTATCGGCTCGGCCGGCAATAAATACCGATTCTTCAATAAACGCATACCGTGACTGCTATAGATGAAGTCTCGATCCGTATCCAGCCAACTTAGAACGTCGATGTCAGCGTTGCCGATATTCGGAAACCATTTTCGAAACGTTTCGCCGTTAACGGGGTCCGATTCTGAATCGCGATACTTGTGGATGGTCGACAAATCAAACTTTAACAGGTTCAAGGCGTGCTGTAGATGAAGTTTATTTTGAGCGCACGCATTTTCCAACATTACGCGCGAAAACTCTTGAAAAAAGGTCGAATCGTACTCGGGAGCCTTGGCCAGAAATATCTTCATGGCGATCGGAGTCTTGAACGCCGACGATGGGAACATGTTAACTGTTTACTATTTATGCGTACGATGTATGTGAAAACTTGCGTACGTGCGTGTAAGCTTGAGGTGACTTTACTACTGCTCGTTCGACTCTCAATCGTAAGGTTTTTATTCCGAACGGTACGTGTTGACGAGAGTGGGTAACGTTGTAAATTCTCGACGTCGTTTAACACCTTAATGCTGTTGCCTCGCCCGTCTCGATACACGTTTTTTTTGAACGTACTCGCGAAACACTTTGGTTCGCACACATATGTACGTAAACTTCCTCAACTGCAAGAATAGATACACATACACACATATATACACACGCACATACACCCATACCCATACGCTTATACACTTTCAAACGTCAACATGTTAGAATATACATCCTAGCATACGAACTTTAACATGTCAGAAAACACATTCAAGACTACATGCGTACGCCTATATCAACCAATAATACCACATACAAACACAGACATATATACATACACACACACACATGCCAATTCTTCTACCCTAACATTAAATATCAAACTTTAACATTCCCCAACATAGGCATAAATTTTAGGGAAAAAAAACGTACATACTCGCGAATGATTTCTAAAGGTGGTGGTGGTGGTAATAGTGGGGAGAGGTATATAAACTAGGTAATGGCGGACAACTGTTATCAGTCGGTTATAGACCGACTTTTTGAAAGCAAGGGGGTACTACTTTGATTTGAGTTTCCATTCTTATAAAAAATATGGTTATACCCTATATTTCTTATCAGCAAAACTCTTATCAGCAAAATGAAAATCTGAAAGTTGCTCGGCTCTCCGACCGGTTTTTAAACGCGCGTCCAAAAACGACAAAGTTTTGTAAAGTGGACTCGCTCTTATGGAAAATTAACATTGAGTTGTTCTAAATGTGAGGATTCGATGCGAAAATGAGGAATCCAACTTGTAATAAATGACACCCCAAATCAAATTTAGAATGCCATATAATACAAAAATCGACATAAAACGCAAAAACACGGCGTTATTTTAAAAACAACCGTTTTTCAACTTTTTGTGGACTCTAAATGTGGATTCTGCCTATCTCCGCAATGTAAATTAGAGTGTCACGATCTAATGTCGAAAACCCACGCTGTTTTATAACAATTCGTGGTCGATGGGATTACAAATCCTACAATGCCACAATCAAAGTCAACTATTTTAGCATGCCTAAAGTTACATAAACATATATATATATATATATGTGTATACGTGCGCGCAAATGACACTTAAAAACATTATGTGCGTTACGCTATACGTTTGCATTTATGCACGTTATATAGAGTTCATACAATCATGTCCGCAGTTGGGACGATATTTTCGATCCTCATTTCGATCATATGCATCGGCGTCGTAATTTGGATCGTCTTGTATCCGGAACCTATTAAAAACGTTCTAACCATCATCTACCCGTATCCGGAGTACGATATGAACGAAAATGCCACCAAATCCGACAAGACCATACTCTATTCGAGTCCGAATTCGAAACATGACAAGCTAGTCGTCCTCTTCATCGGCGGCGGAGGTATTTTCAGCGACGTATCTAACGCTTTCGGCTTCGCCAATAAGCTCAATGAAAATCTCGGCGAAGCGTACGACATTTTGATGTTCGAGTATCCGGTTCGCTTCAAGTACACGATACAAGAGTCCATGCTCGCGATCAATAAAATTCTCGCCGACTATATTCATTACGAGTCCGTCCATGCGATCGGTATTTCGTTCGGCAGTCTATTGGCAGGCGCCTTCTATCAGAAAGAATCGTTGCAGACCAAAGCCGAGGCCATGAAGGTTCCGCAAATCGGAATTAAATTCAAAACGCTATCGATCTTTAGCGGCGTGTTGGAATGTACGTTTAACGTCGAAGTTCTGACGCGCCTCTTCCACTTTTACATAATGAAAGACACGCCCGGCTTGATAAACTATACGTGTTATGGCATTCCAATTCCGAAGTACATTGTGAGTGCTAAAACTGACTTTCTAATCGCGCAAACGGCGAAATTCCTACAAACCGAATCGAGCGAGTACAAAATCTACAGTACACCGACGCTCCCTCATGCATTCTGTCAACTTATAAATCTCGACGATGCGTTGGACGCAATTAAAGGTGTGAGTACGTTTATTCAAAAGTATTGATAAGCCGCAAGCATGCAAATCCGTACGTACGTACGTACGTACGTACATACATACGTATGTACACACATATGTATATGCATATGCAGCTTGGTAGATTTTAGTATAAATAAACATACGTAGCGCTTTAGTTGCCAGTTGACTTACGACTTTGCTCTAACGCGTCATATTACATTTTTTTCAATAATAGCGTATATTAGTTCGGTTCGGTATGGCTTCGAAAAAAGAATTTTGTGATCAAACTAAATCCAAGCTCGATGAGCTCTACAAGGATGTATCCTCCGATGAGATTATCGACAAACATGCCGTATTAAATTTGTACGATGTTCCGATTTCGTTCAACGTAGTAATTGACAGATTGAAGCATCAACCGTTTGTGTCGACAATTAAGAAGAGCGCCCAATTGGATTTCAGACACTTTAACTTTGGCAAGATGAAAGAGTCGATTGCGAATATTATGAGCATTCCGAAGGGTAAAGAGACCGGCGTAATCGAAATGGTGATGGTCGATAAAATTCCGCAAGTGAAGTTTATGCCGTCCGAAATGATCACGGTCGGGAATAAGCAGAAGTTTGCCGTACCCCGATTTTCGATCGACCTATCGAAGGAGACGATTGGCGCCCATTGCGGAGTTCGAATTAATACCGGCTACGTGGTCAAAATTAATCCGATTACTATGGGTAAGACCATTTCTGGAGGGAAGATTGTAAATACGACGGTCGGTACTCAACCTGACTTTTTGGTTATTCCACAAATTGTGTCGAACCATGATGGACTCATTCAATGCATCTATGGACGCGATCCGGAGGACACTGGTCTGTTGACAATTAATTTTACGACGACCAAGGCGTTGGATACGTCGAAACCACTACAAGTTTTACTCAATGCGTACATTGTCGAACGACCATTGGGGATGGCGAGCATTCACGACCCCGAAAACACAACCGAACTCTTTAAGGCGAAAGACAATCGTTCTGGACGATGGGTGAAGAATCCAAAGACCAAGTTTTTGGCCGACTCGTTCGACACCACAACCATTGCCGGGTCACTTTTGCTGAAAACGTTTGATAATTCAAAATTACCCGTCGTGATGTACGAGCGACAACGAATTAAGATCGACAAAGTTGTTACGCTATTCACTAGCCGAAAGCGAGAATGGTGCGATCCGAATTTGGTTACGTTTGCCGGTATGTACAATCCAATTAGCGGCAAGCATTCCGAAGGTTTGATGTTAAAGTGCTGCGACGTTAAACACAATACGCATGGCATGACATTTATTAAGAACAAAATCACCATTTTTAGCGTTATGGGTAAATTCAATTACGATTGTCGCATTTTGAACGGTTCGTTTTACAATTTGCCATCGTACACGGAGATTAACAGGGAGATTCGTAAAGTTTCGTCCTCCCTGACGAATCTAGCTATTGGCGCGAAGATTTGCAAGAACATTGTCAAGAGTAATCCGGAGTACAAGATTCGAGATCTGCTTAGAATATTCGACTACGACAGAAGCATTACTGCGGACGCTCGTCTACCGCATAAAGTGTTAGATTCTGATGAAAAACTATTCACCGAACGGCCTGCCGATTTAAATTGTTATAGTGTCTTGTTGCACAAGGGGTTGATGTCGTTGGCGTACCAATGTTGCAGTGATATGTTTAACGAAGACCAATTGAAGATTCTAAGCCTTTCATGCAGTAAGGTTGTGACTACGAAGAGACCGAATAGCGAGGCTGGTGGAGAAGAAGAGGGTCCGTCACAGAAGCGCGTTAAAACTGAATAACATTGTAATATTGATGTAATCTTTGAATAAATTTTTATATAATAGTCTGTGTATGTGTATTTTATTGAGCATGAGCGCATTATTGCCAATTTCGGCGTCAGAGTTAAATTTAAATGCCGAATACGGCTATACATCTCGCGAGTTTAGTAAAGTTCCAAACGTTTATGTATCGGACAATTACAAGTCATGTTTAGTCTTGGCATATCATCAGCAGAACACCATCGAGAATCGCATTAAAGAGTACAGAAACCATTTCGTCCTCTATCAGAATGGGACGTCGATAATTATAGTTCGTACCGAGACGACATTTGTGCATTCAGACAACGATGCGATTCTAACATACGATGTCATTACGCCGAGCGATGAACGTTATAGGTCGAAATTTAAAAATTGGGACGTATCGTTTGACAAAATCACATACAGTTCGAAACAGCCTACGTCGTACTTGGGTTATTCGTTAATCGGGTCTGGCGAATGGTGGTTTTATGATAATGGCGTTATACTAAATGGTGTGTCGTCGTATCAGCACAACGTAAAGTGTCAGTCGATATTCATATATTACGAACTACATGTCGACCATAAAATTACAATTTCATCTGAGCAGGCGTTACTGTCTATGCCTCCGCTGATCGAAGTCGTGCTAAAGTTTGGAAACGCTACCACGCAACAGACCATAACGCAAAAACCACCGCAAGATGGTACGCAACAGTCGCAGAACGATACGCAACAGGCTCATCCGCAAACGCAGCCGCAACTTCAACCTACGCTTTTACCGTCGGCGTCGACTCCGCCATCGTTTAACCTATCAAGCGTACCGAGCACGTTGCTTCCGAAAATAAACGCGGCCAGTCGTCCGATTATACGCCAAAATGACACGGTCTCCACTAAAGACATTGTTAACAAGTCAGTATTGCCATCGCTCTTTTGGTTCGACAGTCGATGTACTGAATTGAACGGTGGTAAAATCGACTATTTTCGACCCAAGAACTTTGTATGCGCATCGACGCTGAAGCAAAAAAATTAAACCTCAACCGACTTAGTTTATGTTTATCGGATCGCTGTAGAAAGTTACGATCGGCACGTTCAATATTTCATCGTCCATAACCAACTCTCGATTATGATTCTGTACGATACCTATCGACTTGTAATTGAACCATGCTCTGCTATCTTGAAAGTATTTTTTTACGAATAAATACAAGTGTCTGGTGATGTATACATTCGGATTATTGATTGCGTAGTATTTTAGCATTATCGCCGACTCGAGAGCAGTCAACGATCCGACAGTGTATATTTGATTAGGTTTGTATTCGGCGATGTCGATTGGTGTCGGACTTTCGCCGTCAAATACGGAAATCTGATTAAAATTTACCAATTTTTTGATTTTCTTGTTTGTCGGATTCATGCTGTAAATGTTGATACCCATGCATAAACCTCTCGGATTTAAATTCACAGCTATTGAATCCGATGCTTGTTGTGAAGTTTCGATGGACGCACATGCATTGCCAACTTCGATGTTTTGCTTCGCAACAAGAAACGCATCGGCTTTATTGTATACGTTTATTTTGGGAAAGTCGAGAAGTGTCTCTCCATGCGTGAATATGGCTTCGTCAAAATACGAATCGTTCATAACGGTATGGTATGTGTATGTGAGAGCGCGCGTGTGTGTGTACAATATACAAATTCATCAACTTTATCGACTATTTTATTTTACATACAAGCTATTTTTACAATACACTTAACCTAAATTACCAAGTAACATTTTAGACGAGTCTAGAAAAACGGCATACTCTTGATCGCTGCTGGCGACAAGTCGGTCTATTCGTTGGCGGAGAACTTCGTGTTTGTACGTAATTTCGTAGATTTTACCCGGCTCCCCGACAAAAGCAAGTGAAATTATTTGAGATCCAACTTTAAACGTGTACGGTGTTATACACTTTACGTCGATCGTCGGTATTTTCCATTTTATGATTAGGTCGTGCTGTATTATTATAAAGCCATCGCAGTCGTCTTTATAGCGGTTGGGTAGTGGTGGAGGATAGAACTTTTGAATTAATAGCGGCTTGTCGTCGACCAAAACATTCTCCGTAAATTTCCCATTTAAATGCTTCAAAAATGACGCGTTCGCCATCGGTTCGGTGGTGTAGATTTTATCATCAACCATCGTACCGATCGCTTCGATTATAATAATACGATCCTCCATAAGTTCGACCGCACAGCATATGTTGATGAGATATTCAATATTATTTCCACGACATAGATGATTCGAAATGGTCGACGCATCGGACCAAATGTACGTTATGTATGATCCATCCGGCTCAACCTTGTCCGTTATTAACATTTTAGCTTTAATACCGTTCCATTTGTACGCCCAAATGTACGGTTCGGCGTGATTAAAGCAATGCCACATCTGAACTTTCGACATTACACATGAAAACATATCGATACGAGTCATAATGGTGCGTCGAATGGCATGACCGTGCTTCAGAAACAGTTTCATCAAGCGACGTTCTTGACGAAGTATGTGTTTGTAATCCAAATTTGGAGCGTACTCAACTTCGTATTCGATGTTATATTTCTCACCATACGGCCCGACTTCTTTATTGTAGCTGATTCGGATGCCGTCTTGATGATGGACGATGATGCGATGTATACACTTTTCTACGACGATCGGCGACGATGGTTGAATATTCTCCTCGATGGCTGTAGTCCGTTCCAGTGAGACCCACTGATTGCGGTAATACACCAATAGTCGACGACTTGTTTGAGTAGTTTTCTTCTGCACCGTACGATTCGATAGTCTGAGGCCATCTCGAAGCAAAAAAATGATATCTACAGTATTACGGTTGTCGTTGTACGCGGTTAAATAATCAGATTCGGTAGCTTGTATCGAAATTGTGGTTTCCCATTCGGATTGATTTACGAAACTACTGATGGAATGCATCTGTTTGCTGCTTTCGAAACGACCGTAAATTCCCAAAGAGCCGCGGCACCGGATAGGAAGGCGATTACTGCACCAGTGATTGTTAGCGCGCCGACAACCTTCTTTTTCTTATCCTCGTTCGCCTTCTGAGTGTCCGCGTCGCTCGATTCTGTTTTCTTAACATAATTGTAGACGATTGCGGTAATTAGCAATATAACAGCTATAATCACCATGATGAGGACGATGGCTGATGAAAGTTTGATGGATTTGCCGATGTTTACGCATTCCGGGGTTATTTTGTTCAGAGCGTTAACTCCCAAGTTTTTTGCGGTATTCATTATTTATCTTTTCAAATATTCCAAAATATTCAAATGGAAAATTCTCAAAGTATACTATTTTATACTTTCGTATTAATTCGATAATCGAGGGTATAGTTATAGTCCAAAACTGATCACTATATATATTATGCGTTTCAAAGTTTATAATTCTCTCAGGAATGTAGTCAACTTCCCAAACGGTGAAGCCTGTCAGAGTACTGTATTCCGATACGTTGGGGATATCTGGACGATAGCCGACCGTCGCTATTTTATACGTAGTCGTCGAATGCGAGTATAATATAGGCCAAGAGCTTGGTGGCGTTAGAAAATTTGTAGTCGGACTAGATTCCTTTAAAACGCAAATATGGAGTACTGGCTCTGCCACCTTCATAGTTCGTCGACGTGCAGCCTAAAGACGGAACCTGAACCCGGCTCGCAGCAGCAACAGCGATACTTTCACGTTATACCGATCAAAAATATCTCGGTGACCGCTCAGTCGTTTAACGCGCGGAAAGTGGCCGATGAGTTCTGGGAGGACTTTGAGCACGTACTGTACGTTTCGCCGATCGCTTACGCAAGCTGCATAAACAACTATAATGTATTCAATGCAGTCGTGAGTATCTTCAACCAGCTAGACGCAAACAATATGAAATATTCGAGTTTAAACACACCGGCCGACTTCGTAAAGAAACATATCGTGACTGACGGTTTGACTAAAATATGTCTGTGTAATAAACATTTAATCAAGTCCGCCGGCAAGAAAACTCAGCAGTTCTACACGAGGAACGTGTGGATAAAGTCGATTCTGAAATTGTTGTTTCCGAAAATCGACGCGACGAAAGAGGGTATACCTACAAATACGCCGCAGTGGGCGATCAATCTATTTGCGATGTCCAGAGGAGAACCATCTGCGAAAAAAGTTAGACTTTCGTAATGAATACCGCACTTCACAGATGCGCTGTAATGGCCGAGAAATTTCCAAAGGTATGTTGTTTAAATGTGAGTGGTATATGCGTGCATGCGCGTACACATTTTGATATGCTCACGCACGCACATACACGCATTTATATTTTTTTCCCAGTTATACATGTATCTGTGTAACCACGAGCCAGCGTTGATATTTTATTCGCCACAAAGCAATCCGGATAATATTCCTCCAAATTACTTTCACGTTCGATATTTGGAAGAGGCCAATCTGCTCGGAGGAGTGGCGATGCTCTACTCGAAGAAGATTATAGTCGCGACAAATTCTTACGATACAATTCAAAGTAGTGATCATTTGTACGTTACAAAATTGTAAACCTTAGCGCTACTATGAAATAAACGCATGTATGGATTTGAGTGTTTTACTAAACAATCTAAATGACGTTCAATCTAATTCTGAATATAATTACAATTTTGGTGTCACTATTAACAGTGGGTATTTGCATTTTGGGGATAATATATCCTCAAGCGTCAACCTTTCAAACGCCGATAAGTCAATGGATTCACGGAACTGCAGTGTGAAGAAAATCATCATCGAGCCAATTCTTGCGACGCAGGAAGATTTTCTCCATCTAGCTCAATTTCCGAAGCGTGCAAAATTCGACGATGACATTATTAACTCTGAAGTCCCCAATTTCGTGGTCGATCTAATAAATAACAAAACTCGACCGATTCTAATACGCGATGCATACGGAGCGCTGGTCGGGCCGACCGGATCGACAAAGCTATATCAAACACCTATCGCGATCGACGACTCTATGTTTAGAATCGACGATCAACCTCTTCAGACCGATCAGTTACCCATACCGCAAACGCTACCGCCGACGATCCCAGAAGTTGGTTCGCCGACAGAAATTAGACCGCCAACCGAAACTATCCCACCAACAATGAGCGGTCCGCAATCGAACGCGCTGCCGATAGGCGAAACATCATTACCAGATATTACATCGTCGATGCCTCCACCTCCACCTCAACCTCCTCCTCCTCCTCCGCTAATGCAGACCGTATCGCCGAAAGTTCCATCGCCCGATGCCTCGTTCAAAGCGAACGATATAACACCTAGACAACCACCAACGTCCGGAATCGACGCCCTTTTCGACACTATACGATCGGGTAATTTTAAATTGCGCCCCGTAAATCGGGCCGACAAATCGCCGATCCCCATAGTTAAACGCGGCAACGAATCGGTAGCGTCAATTCTAAGCAGACGTATCGCGATTGGCGTAAGTGACGATGAATTAGGAGACAGCGGTGACGAAAATTGGACTGATGTGTGAGTTTATTTTTTATTACAAAGTTTATAATAGTACCTTTGTTCGCGCCTAAAAAAAACAACATGAGCTCCCCGCAGTCTATTGACGAACAGAGTAGTTCGTCGTCCCCCTCATCGGAACAACAACCATCAGAACATGAACTTCAATTCAACGCTTTGACTAGTCAAATGCTTCCGATATCGTTGGGTCAGATACTTGCATCCCTGGCATCGTTTAAGACTACGATTTCGTTCAACGACGCTCTAAAGTATACGGTTGTTACGCTTAGCGTGTTGATCGTGATTTTGTACTTGTTCCCCAGTCATATAGTATTAATTTTATTATTGGCAGTATTAATAGTAATCTTGATCATCGGCTTGGTTATAAAGCGAGAAAATTGCCAAAACTTCGCAATAAGAACGGCAAGGGAAAAACTCATCGTCAATAAACCAATAAATAGTGAAAAGCTTCGAAAGTTGAGGGAGTCCATCCGTAAAAACAAGTAAAACAACATTCACAATATGGCCGAGATCAGCATTCAAGAATTATTAGATATAACACTTACACATCCGTATACCCATCAACTGCTAGCAAAACATAGTTACAAACTTGACGAATATCGAGCTATACTATTACAGCACGACATCGGGAGCGATATCATGATCTCGACGTACGAAGACTATGTTCATGAAATACCAAATTTATTTCCAAAGCTAAAACGATATTTATCCACATTCGAATACAACACTCTGATGATATTCAAACCACAAATCGACACGCTAGTATTAAAAATATTCGAAGAATTAACATCATAAGTTTTATTTTTTTCAATAAATAACATTCAAAAATATATACATAGTCGTGTACAATATGTACAAAAATATACAATTTGGTCATAACGATTTCATTACTAAACTATCACGGTCTATAATGTTGGGGATTAGCTCGTTACCTTCGTAACTACTGCAAATGTCCGATGTAAATGCTATGTTTTTGTATACACACTCGTCGTAAACGTAATACTTTTCTTGGGTTCGTTGAAAATACGCCAATGCGTTATCACGATGTTCCATTAGCGTGTACATTTCTAAGCGCGATTTAATGTCCTCTTGAGTTATTATCGAACCAGGCTCTTCAATCACCATCATATTGTCGATGATATGTTGTATTAACCCGATTTGTTGAAAATTTGGCACGTAATTTATTTTGTCGAATGATATATTGTATTGTTTTTCAAATGTTAATTTGAAAATCGACATTGATGAGAATTTGCCATTTTTGTCTAAATTTTGCTTTACGATGTCGAGCAATTTGTTCTTCGATATAAAAAAGCCAGGAGCGTCGATGATTCCCGAGTCGACTAGAAATTTGTACAATTTACTGTTGTTATAATACACCGTATGCTGATAATCACGACAAGTATCGCACGATAAATTCAATTTTGGAAAATAGTTTATATCGCGAATCGACATATACATTCCGAACGAAAGCCATCGCAAAGCGCTCACCGATTCCGAATATATCGGCGACAGAATACCCGAGAAATAAAAGCCGTCGACCATCATCGACAGCAAGCTGGAATGGTTCGTTTCGGCAGGGCATTGTTTTCCGGTAAACAGAATCGCGTATAATCGCAACACCGACGTTTTGTCTACGTCGTCGGTGCCTTTGAACGAGACGTGTACGTTAGTAGCACCGAACATTATTGTCTGCATTTGCTGGAGTTCGTATTTTTGACTGTAGAATATACTAACGGATGTGTCATCGTTGCCGGTGATGATTTTCAGCTGGGACGGATTTAATTTGTACGCTTCGTTAAGTACTACCGCAGAGTATTCGGCGACCGATGCTCGTTTCATGACCGCGGATATGTCTTCAAACCTACCGGCCGATGGCTGCGCTATAGACGTTATTTTTTTACATGCCAAACTTTTCCCCGTGTTACCGTCACCCTGAATTAGTAAAAGTTTCTTTAACACGTTAATCGGAATAAACGTTGCACCGACAGCCGTAAGATAATTCACAACAGTCTCAGGTTTAAAATTCGCAGACATACAAATACTCAACAATTCGTCGGCTAATGTATTTTGAAATGGCGTCAAATTCTCACCAAATACGATACTTCGAGCGCGAACCATATTGCTTTTCATCGAGTGTATACTCGTCGAATATTGAAAATCGTGGTATCGCGGATGGGGATTGATTTGCTTTGAAAGCTCGATATTGAATGCTCGCGTAAAGTTGTTGAACGAATCGCATTTCGATATACACGCTAAAGTCAACACGACAAATACATATGTAGACTTTGGGACGCATTCTATGTGCGGACCCTCTAAACTCTCCAACTTTTCCATATACGTTTGTTTTGTCGAATCGTATTTTGCTTGCGAGGTGATGTTTTGGAACTTCTCCGACCATAAAATTGACGAAGCATTCTCCGTTTGAAAAATCTTTGAACACAATATGTTGTACGAATAGAAAATTTCCAAACCACCATACTCGTTACATAAATGCACAATTAAATACACAATTTTCGGGTTAAATTGAAAGTACTCCACTAGAAAATGGAGGCATTCAAAGTTCTTATGGCTGGACAAAAGTGAAAATACTTGCGATATGAAACGCTCCTCGATCGATATCAGGCTTCGCAATTGAATCATCGCCGGTACGAAAATGCAATGCGCGTACAAATCCAGCATGTTTTCGTGGATGATTTTAATGAAACGCGTCACGACCTCGTAATGTTCGAGGAGAGTTTCGTTTTGCGCAAAGAAGATCTTTTCGGGAACGTTATACGGCCATATGGATACGTATCTGTACTTGTTGAAGCGTAAAAACCGCGTATGTGCCGTATAAAGTCCGACCGCGCTATTAAACACTCCTACTCTAGTGGAGTACATGTATTCGGTTTGTGTAAAATTAACAGAGTCCGATATATGCATGTCGTGTGACTTTTCAATCATCTGCTTCATTATATTGGTAGCTGTTTGCGAATGGCCGATCCACAGACGGATGACGGACGGGTACACATCGTCGTTTAGCTTGGCGCACGACTCGTACGACGCTCCGGTGATCGGATTCAAATAAAAGTAACGCGAACACGACTGGTCGTGAAAAAGTATTCGCATTTCGAAAAAAATCATCTTAAACTTCTCCATTAAATCCATCATGATTACTTCGCACTGACCTTTATTGCCGCCTTTACTCTCCTTTTGCAGAATTTGACGTACGACATCGGCCGTGGTGTCGGTGATTTTCTCCATAATCGAGTTTATTTGTTCGTTTAGCGTTTGAGTTGGTGAGGTGTTGTGGCTTATTAGGAAATGCAGATGATTGATGATGCTGTCGCTCGTCTCTTCGGCGTACGCTTGAAACGTCTGGACGTTCACCAATTCGATAAACGTCTTGATGGCCGCGTACTGGTTCATAGTCGAATGGTAGATTTTCCGCAGAAGCATTTTAAAGCGCTTATAGTCGTTAAATTGTAATTCTAGAAATAACGCCGCCGCGAATGGTTGCAAGTATAGGCCTCCAAAATCTAGCGCCGAAATCTTGATGAAAATGTCGCACGATTGGTTGCCCGGTACGCCAAATAGCTTGTTTATTTTCTCCATAAAGAGACGGATTTGTAAGCGTTCGTCTTCGTTGAATTCGCTAAAATTTATATCCTCCAATGCCGTATTGTGCGTGTTAAATTGCGAGACCATCGACAAAACATACTCCTCGAATTGTGTCATGTAGGTGAAATCATCGTAAAGCGTAATGGAGGAAACGTTTACCAGCTTCGGATTGTTTCGGCGTATCGACGACGATTGGCTCTTCACCAAATATTCGTCGCCGATGATCGATGTCAATTTTGCCACTGTCCGTCCGGCCAGGGCGATTCGTTGAAAGGTGAATAGTTCGAGACAGTCTTGTCGTTCTTTGTAAATAGTCAGCGGTATAAAGTCAAAGTCATGGTTCGATACCGTAGGTTTGTACGCGAGGCCTTTGTTTTTTGCAGAATATGGTAGCGGCATTATGCTTGGCACTTCGAATACGATCGGTTGCGTTAAAAACTCCACATTGGATTCGAGTTGTGTTTTGAGGAATAAATGCGTCGGCATCGAAACCGCTATGTCGGTGTAAATGTGAAATCCGCATTTGTTTTTCCATATGCTGAATTTGGCGTTGTTAATTTTGAACGTTTGGTCGAAGAGAGCGTTCAATTTTTCGACCACGATCGAGATGACGTTCTCGTTTATGTGTTCGATACTCGATCCGGTCTTACGGCAGGCACAATCCAAATCTAACGCAAACATACGACAATACGTCGATCGATAGTCGATGCCGAGAGTATGTCCATTTTCGGAAAACACTTGTAGGTCTTTGACTGTGAGAGGTTTGTCTTTCGGCCATATGTACGAAGTTTTGAGGGATCGCGACACTATGATCGTCGATGTGTTGTCGGCATCGTAAATGTATTGGCCGGGCAGATATCTCGTTAGAAATTCCGATTCGAGTCGAAACGTTTCGTGACAATCGTCGTTCGGTAGAGGTTTCAGTTCGGATTCGGCAACACCAACTCGGGCATCGTGCTTCTGAATAAAATCGTTAATATGTATAGCCGTCGTCATTTGCAAGCATACACGCGCGCGCACTATATAAAAACTATTAACTATTAAAGTTTCTAAAGCTGTGATAGATATAGGAGTGTATGATGAAAACTAACCATATCGGTCGCCTCCATCATGGATATATGGAGTATTATTATAACCGCGACTGTTATAATAATCAGTATCGCTTGTTTGTATTATATGTACGCATTCAAACGGCGAGCTAATACGGATGCTATAATCGACGAAGCCGTACTCAGAGCCGAATATACACCTACTATTTTTAAAATCTACGATAAATCCACCGACGAAATATGCAATAGGTTCATCGTCGTTTCACCCTTCGATTGGTACATTTGGGCATGTCGTGGGGAGTTGTACATTTTAAATCCGGAAAGTGGCATCAAATGCGCGCCGAATACGACGCCTGCTGTCCAAGTGCTGAAAGACCAATTTCTCGAAACATGCTTAAAGTTGAATTTAAATTCCATACTCGACATGTACGTTAACGGCAAAACGCCGCACATCATACCGTACGAAATCGAATCGACCACGTTCACGATACTCTCAGCGCTCAACATTCTAATGAAAGAGTACATTACGTTTCACGTGGACGACACCCCAACGCTAGTCAATAATAACAATCTCCCGAAACTTGCTAAAATGCGACATTTGACCGGCGACGATCTGATGAACGACTTTCTCGTCACCAACATTTTCGACGAACATGCCAAAAAGCGCGCGTATAGAGTACTATCGGGCGAGGACGTTATTAAAATAACAACACCTCGAATACCATCGTCGCAAAACCTTTCCGAATTGCAAAAATATTACTCTAAACATACGGGGAAGATGAAATCTACGCTCGCGCTCCAACAACCGCACCCCAACGACATCCACTAACCATAAACGACCGCATGTATGCATGCATATATATTCACCTTAAGCATTCTATTTTTTTGAATACATGGGGAAACATCTACATTTTCATCGAGTGTACGTTAAAAATGTCATCCCATCGAGACGAATGTGTATTGAAAATGGCATGCCATTGGTGAAATTTGCAAATTCAAATCGTACATTTTAGATCGAAACAGTTAGGATGGATGTGGATGTGGATGTGGATGTGGATGTGGATGTGGATGTGGATATGTATGTATGAATGTATATGTGTTGAGTTTTTTTTGTCATTGTATATACTTTAATGCCGTCTCTTTATCCTACCTTATGACCAACTTGAACTTGAGTGACAAAAATCCATGACTAACTTGGAACGTTGTTTCGAAGCCTAAACTTTTGCTAATATTCGTTCTTACCCACTCAACTTTCATAAACTCTCGCTCTTTCTCCCCCACACACACACATCCAACATCGATTTGTACGTAGAGTTTTGTATGCGTACGCATGGTTTCTTATCAAAGCGTTTGTAGTGGGGAGAAGTATATAAACTAGGTAATGGCGGACAACTGTTATCAGTCGGTTATAGGCCGACTTTTTGAAAGCAAGGGGGTACTACTTTGATTTGAGTTTCCATTCTTATAAAAAATATGGTTATACCCTATATTTCTTATCAGCAAAACTCTTATCAGCAAAACGAAAATCTAAAAGTTGCTCGGCTCTCCGACCGGTTTTTAAACGCGCGTCCAAAAACGACAAAGTTTTGTAAAGTGGATTCTCGCTTATGGGTGATTAACATTGAGTCGGTGAAAAGTGCTTGAACAGGTCGACATTTTCAGTTTATATGGTGTCGTAAATGATACTCTATGCGGAATTTTAGATGTCATTTACGACAACTTTTTCGATATTTTGAAGAAACACCGGTGTTTCGTAAAATCAGGCGAAAATCGACATACGAATGGACTTTCGTAGTGGACGTGGCTTTTCGAGTATAGGGAATTGCATTATAAATTTTCAACAAAGTGTGTAATACGCATGCGTCGTGCAAATGCGAAAAATAATACAATTTCTACACTTTTGGCTTATAGTGGATCGTGAAATTCGTCTTCATCATCGTCACTGTTACTAATTGGCGCTAATGTCGCGGTCGTCGTCGTCATAAGTTGATCGCCGTCTTCGTCTAATATTTCGTGAGTTGGAGTCATTCGTGCGTCGAACGTGCTATACGGTGGAGTTTCGAACGGGGGAGTGATTCTTGGGCGTTTACGTTTTGGTTCGGTCTGCTGTTGCTGCTGCTGTTGTTGTACGATTATATTTCGCAATTGTATTAGTTCGTCGTTGAGGGCTTCGAATTTGCGTTCGTTTTCGCTCTGAGAATTGGCCGCTTTAATTTCGAGTGCTTTTAGTTCATTTTGATGCTCGATGCCGAATAGTTGTTTCAAGTTGTTTAGGTCTTTACTGACTTTGGCGATTTGGTTACGAATACCTCGCGTTCTCACCGACATATTGGACTTTAAATTGGCTTGTAGTTCGGCGGCAAGTTTGGAAATTTTTTCCGGATTACTTGTGGTCTGTCGAGCAGTAGTTATGAACGTTTCGAGATTGTTTATTTTGGCGTCGTACTCTGTTTTCAACTGTTGGGCCGTTATGCATGAGGATTCGATGTTTGTTATTTTGTTTTGAAATTCGTTGCTAAGTTCGAGTAGAGCTTCGTTGTCGACACCGTGACTTTGCAATTCGGATAGCTTCTGATTGAGGCTTTCGCGTAACGTTTCGATCTGCTTGGACTCTAGTGAAAGCCTATTGACGGCCGCGTTGAATTCGAGCGTCAACTGTTTGCCGGCTTCGTCCTTTATACGTTCCAATTGCTGTTCAATTTTCATCGGTATAGTGTCGAATTGCGCTTTCAACTGTTGGATTTCAGCATTGGCATTCACTTCGGTCTCGTGTTGGGCATTCTTGAGGGCGGACAATTCGTTCTTGATCTGTATAATTTCGGCCAAGTTTTTAGATTGTTCTGCAATTTTCCGTTTTAAACTTGCTAACTCTTCGGCCGTCTCCGAATTGACCAATTTTGCTTTTGGGACGCGGATAGTTGTTGGCGGACGCATATCTGATGTACTCGTAGATGGTTGTGGTGATTGCGGTCGTGGTGGTGATGATGATGATGATGGTGGTGTCGATTCGCTGTTTAACGCGTCGATGGTGTTTTGCGCGGATGGAATTTTTGTATTTTGCAGTATGGACTCGGCTAGATGATCGTACGTCTGTTGTACCGATTTTGAAGTCATCATATTGTAATGTTCGAGCGTGGTATTGAGCGAACTATGATTGTTCATGGTTTGTGCGGTCAGAAAACCTCCACCCTCTATGAGTACGGTCGTCGTTAGCTTACGAAATACTGTAAAGCCTAAACTTTCGAATTTTACGCCTGCTGCGGCCGCGACTTCATGTAATTTCTTACGCATATAGTCGGCTGTCGATATAATTATGTAGCCATCATGTACCCGTTCGAGTTGGTGTTTTGTAGCGTAATCGGCTTTTTTCACGTTTATACTATGCACGACGTACGGACGCTGTTTCAGAATCGTGGTAAACGTTGCGTCCAGTAGATTATTTGGCGAAATTACTCGAGTCGCGTACGATTGTTTGCTTTTGATTCCGATGGGTTGATTGTCGCGAATTTTTTCGATATGAGTTAATTTTAGATGTCGAACTTCTTCGATTCGTAAACTCGTGCATAATGTTAGTAGAACGCCTAAACATGCATCGTATTGGCCTAGATCGTCGACACGTTTATGAATGTACACGTCCTGTATGATATTTAACGTAGCGTCGCGCAAGACTCGCACCGAATTCATAAACGTATCGGATGATGTTCGAGTCTTACGCTTTCTGGATTCGTTATGCGCTCGATTGTACTGTTGTAAAGATATATCAGCCTGCGGAAATAAACGTTTAATTGTCATTCCGATTTGGCGCTTATAGGCGTCATTTAAAAGGTTGCCTTTTTTGTCGTATAATCGGTCGAGAAGTCGTTCTGTGTCGATAGTTAGCGTTTGTTCGTCGATGCTAATACCGTTACGTTTTAAAGTTTTAATGTGCGAAACGACGCTCTGCAATGTGGACGTGGACAATTTTGTCGGATCGAACGATGCATTTGATCCGATGGTTAATAATTCAGCGATGGTCGCTGAAGCCATTTTACACGATATTCTATATGTAGTATATAGTTATTGCATCGCAATGTATGTTACGATAGATTCTAATGTTGCGAACATACCGCAACTCATAGCCTCCAAAATTGGACAGTCATCGATTCGATGGTGTTCCGATTTAAACGTATGTGATGCATTTACGGAATTACGAAATAATGGGGGAAAAATTGATTCGAATCAAAACGCAATGCAGGTGTATTTTAACACTCCTATAAGCATGTCTACCGATGTGGAGGAGTACACTATGCCTCCAAATACGATTCATTTTGTATATTTAGACTATGCGGTCAACACGTACGCGCTACGGATGATTTTGAATAATATCAAAAAGCTTCGCAACGTCATCATCATCACCAATGGGAGTTCGTATTCGTACGGTCAATACGTTTTAACCGTCGGCAACTGTACGCTCGACGATATAGCCGATGTCATTAGCGGAATAATCGTCGTTCACATTAGAGAGAACCGTACGGTCGACGAACGAGAGTTGGTCGCGCTCATATGCGGAGAAACATGCGATTCGACTACATGCCGTGCCACCGAATCAAAAAAATACAATATTTATAACATCTTGGATTCGAAACGCGTCAATTATGGTGAAATACCAGACTGTTATGAATGCAAGATTTAATTTTTTTTGCATTATTGCCTATATTGAGCGATATACTTGTCGATGATGGATTTAATGTCGCGAATGTTCTTATTAGTAAAGTATTCCGCGTTGTCTGTCGGAATGTTGGCTCTGAGGTGATTTATAATACTGATTGCAAACGTTATGGCATTTCGGTGAGTACTTAGATATGCTTCTGACGGGAAGTTGAACTTATCTGTAAGCGCTTCGTACCATGGCATATTCTGTTCGGTCGCATTGGTCGCGAACGTTGCGATGATCGGAACTACTGCGGCCACTACCTCCGTATCAAAACCCGTGTATGTGGAAATGTCGTTCAAATTGACATATTGAAATTTTGAATCATCCACATTGTACTCGGCATCGGTACCGGTTGAAGAGTTTATGGGATTATCATCATCCGTATCGGATTCGGACGATGATTCCAATTGTTCTGCCGTCTGATATTCGGTCGTGAATATTTTGGTTTTCTTCTGCTTTGAGTTTGGTTTGAACCGTTTCACCTTAATGTCAGAGTCTGACGCGACGGCAACCCGTTTCAACGGATCGTCCAACCAATCGGACGGGGCGATCGGTATGTGCCGAAAATCAGGACTCGACGATCGGATGAGGATTACATTTTTGAAAATGCTGTTTTTCGGAATGTACGCGACCGTATCTGGTAGATTGGTGATCGAATAGTCTGTCGAGTCAATCGACGTTAAYGGACGTTCGCTCGTAAAATATTTGTAAATTGATGGCGTGTTTTCGGTGGCTTTTTGAAACTTTGTTGGTTCTGTTTTCTTCTTCTTGATGAGAAGTTGAGCGAAAATGCTCTGCTCCGCCAACAACGACGCCGATGAATTCATAGTTATTTTTAACTAGAGATCTATATAATAATGTGTAATAAAATTATTTCCATTCTTATAAAGTTAAGCGTCGACATAAGTGCACCGTTTGATTTTTTGTTAATAATGGGTTCTAAAACGTGCAACAATGATGAATATGAAAGTCTGGTCATTCATTTCGAGGACGACGATTGTCCCACTCTCGCACTGCTCGACGACGATGATGGTGTTAACGTTATAATCGACCGTGTCGAGGAATTGCGTCGAATAAACCACATTATGGACGAGTCCGACATCTATACCGTCGACCAAAATGACGATCTAGCCATCAACGCTGAACTGCAAGAATTGGTATCCGAGTCGATAAATCCAAAAACACTAAAGTGCGTTACTGTGCGATTTCAAAATCAAATCATCCTCATTCCGAACACTCGAGAAATTTCAAGCCGTCTGGCTTCGTTGTTATGGTCGTATCCGAAGCCGTATACCAAATCAACGCTACCATCGCATGCGGAATTTACGAAAAACATCAACCGATGCCGAGAAAGCGGTAAATTATGGTCGAAAACCTATCCACATGACATTCCATTTTCGGCCAAAATCGGAATATTCGCTGTGAAATATAAGAAGAATATCATCGCTCCCGACATTGGCGTGCCAAATTTGAATGTACGAAGTGCATCCACGACTCGTGACGATGAAGGTTTCAAACATTCTTCGTCAGGAGTATACCAGTACTGCGATTTTGCACTGTTGATTATCGAAAATGGTGTGATTATCGACTATGCAGTGCATGGTTTTCGAAGTAACATTAACGAATGTGTGCGCATTCATAACCCAGTTAAAGTGTTTTATAACGCGAGTCCAGGCGATGCTCTCGATGTATTTATGAACTATCCGTATCAACCATTCTATCCGGCATTAAGTGGTGTAATGCAAGCTGTGAAAATTTACCGTCTGTCTGAAAACTTTAACTCTATGGCGTTTTGTGAACGAAACGATATATATTGTGCTTTATGTTCGGCATTACGGGATTTTAGAGGTATGTTGTTTCAAGCACCACAACAAAAATTAAAATCGAGCGACGGTTTGCAATTAAAGTATGTTGAAAAACCCTATATTCGAAAATGGCACAATACACGTCGTTCCGTTTATGAGAAAAATCAATATGGGCAACCTATGCATAATGCTCATCGTCTTAAAATGTATAAAGCTCCAAAAATGCCAACTAGATTTAAGCCTTATTTGAAAAAATAAACCTTGTATGTGTATGTATATATAGTTTTTTGATCATCGTAGTTTATTTTTTTTCTTGGATTTACTCACCTTTGAATCGAATGGAGACGTACGTTTATCCTTTGGTGCTGGAGTTGAAACTTTTGGCGCTATGGGTGTTTGATCCATACTTTGATTTGGCGTTATTGGCGGACTCAAATAGTTTGATTCGTCAAGATTTAGCGTTTTGCCAGGAGTTGGCGGTATATTTGTAAAATCGGGCTCTATCATATCTGCCTCGATGGAGTCGTTATCGGTGATCGACCCTTGATTGTCAATTTTTAAATCGTCGAACGAATCGTCATCGGGTAAAATGCCAAATTCGTAGTTTAATTCTGGACCCCATGTTCCATCCGGATCGAGCGAAGCCGAGAGTATTGTTAATAAATCTACGTCAAAGTTTTCGGTTTTATACTGTTTACTATTAGTTATAATGTAATTGCTGGCCTCTTGAATCTTCTCATTGCATCGGGCGATGATCGTCTGTAATTTGTTGGAGTGTTCCAAGTTTTGCGTATCGAGCTGTTGTTGCAATTGTATAACGTCCGACTTTAACTTAATTATGTTCTTGTTTGACTCGCGAGACTCTTGCAGAAACGACACCACTTTTTCGTTGATTGCGTCGAGATTGGTTGTATCGTCGTTTGGATATAGGATTTTTAAAAAGTTTCGCATGTAACGCGTTAGTATGGCTATAGACCGCTCTTGTTCGGCTTCGTTTTTTTTAACAGCGTCCATGCGTGAGTCCATAGATTTTGTAAGATCCGCGATCGTATCCTCGTAATTGCGTATCTGAGTTCGTAAATTGTCGAGTTCGGTTTGCGAAGCGGACGAAGTGTTACTTAGTTCGCCATAACGAATAGTGCACGCACTTAATTCGTCCAACGTTGTATTGTAGAGGTTTTTGTACGCGTCCAACTCTTTTAACGACTGCTTGCTATTTATATACAGCTTTTTGACGAAATCAACCTCCAATTGTAGCGCTCGAACTTTGTCCTTATACGACTGATTAACCGTAGACGTTTCGGTGGCGATTTGTTGAATTTGGCGTTTTAGATTGTTGATGATGTCTGAAATGTCATCCTCAGAACGAACACCTTTTGCCGTAAAATACGCTGGTAAGTCTAAAACGTTCTGATGCAGTGTACTTAATAATCGGGCTTGAGTTTGAACGTCCATGTTGGACGTTAACTATAAACGGTGATACTATATTTATACGTGTTTGAAAAAAATACAACTTATTTATTGTACACCATTAACGCGATAAACCTTGCCAATTGGTTCTGATCGAGCGTAACATCTCCGTATTTCGCGAGTTCGTTGAGTTGTGGATTTGTAAATTCGTACAATTCCAAACACGAGTATGGGGTGCACGCGTTTATGTTCGAACTTACGTCGGATGGTAGAAGTAACGGTTCCGACATCGTGTCTAGTCGATCGGTGATCAACGTATCCAAGTACAATCTGTTATTCTGAGCGTATTTTGACAGGTCGATCTCGCTGTTGCCGAATACCGGGTTTAGTTGTTTTAAGGCGTACTTGTACATTTCCATTCGATACTCCTGCAACACCAGTAACAGTAGGATGTACTTTTCAGCGTCTGATTTTAGGTTTGCGTATATTTCGCTGATGTGCATTTCCGGTATAAAGTACTTATGGCAAATTAACGATGCTGATAATTTGTTTCCACACGAAGAGGCGATGTCTTGCACCAACTCCAGATATATTTGTGAACTTTTATGCGGCACTATTGGAGGCAGTATTAAAGTCTTCTTCGAACATGAATGCTTCGACCAAGACAAAACGTTGATTTCGGTAGGTATGTTTATGCGTTCGTCCCCAATAGTTAAAGTGTCGCCGACGAGTCGTCTCAATATGAGTAGCGCTATAGACTGCTCTTTCAAGTTCTTAGAGTATACCGCGTGGTAAATAACATCGTCCAATGGTATGGATCGAGCGGCGCTTTCGATCGCAGACTCTACATCGTACATGTCGCACAAGTTTGTTATTATAATGCGGCTGCTTTTTAGCGTGTTGTACGTTTTAAGTTTTAAATGTACAATTTCGCATGTGGGTCGTATATAATGTCCGTTTTTAAAGGGGAACGTAAGAAATATGCCAATCATATGCATCGGGACTTTGGTCGTGACTCGTTCGTTTAACGAATAATAATAGTTGATCATCTGGTCGTCACTCGTGCGCGAGTTTATCGGATCTTGCGGTGTTAGGTTTCTGACATCGTATTTTGGTACGAACGACGTATCATATATGATGCCACGATATGCGACCGAATCGTCGTAAAATGCTTGAGTGGCGACATAATCGCTATAATTTGTACGTTCGATGAGGATGGTGAATTGTGCCTGCCACGATTCGTTGCCGATTAGTTCGTCGGAGGTTTTTGCGTTCAGATAATGTAATAAATTTTGGTACATATATGTGGCGAATTTCGTACCCTGTAAGTATCGGAAACGGATTCGATTCTCGAAACACATATATTCAAAGTCTGCGATGTTGACGGGCGAAATAACATCGGTGTCCAAAAGCATAGGATATGACGGAATAGGCTCCGGCTGAAGAGTTAGAATTGGTAGCTTTTTATGAAGCATGATTGGCGTCCCGAGTTTTAAATTTTCTGAACGCAAATAGCTTCGGATTCGTTCTTGCGTCGCGAGGTCGTGTAAATCATCGTCGGACGTTATGAAAGTAAGTATATGATCGATAGACTGTAAAATTTTAGCGTGAGCTATGATGTTGATGGCTTTGTGACCGTAAATAGCCGCCGCTTTTTTCCGTATAAAGGTAGTGGGTGATTTCCCATATAGAACCACATCGGTGATTTCTTGTTGACGGACGAGCTCGTCATTTGTAGCGAACGCTTCACGAGTCGAAAACATGACCGATTCATCAGATGCACTATATAAAGGAGAATTTGAAAGTTACATTATAGAGTTTTGTCGTGTGGCCAATGTCGAAACGAGTGTCGTCGAATTGGCTCCGATCATGGAGCTATTAAAGACCTCTCAAATTCTAAACTACCTCATGGTGGATCCGTCCAATGAGACGGCCAAGGCGTGCATCCGAGAGTATTTGGCTAACCATCGCAACGTGAATCAGGACTTTTTAGCAAAGTTTCTGTCGATCGTCAGTATAAAGATCAACATTACTCCGAATACGGTCGGATACGTAAACCAATCGTATACGGCCAAAATAATCTACAATAATACGCGACCAACGAGCAAATTGACAAATTTAAGCGTTCGTACGAAACACGACGAGCTACGAGAAGATGCCAAACGAGCCGTCGAATACGTAAAAACACGGCGGCCTGCTCCGCAAACTATAAAGTTGAAGTTTACAAACGATGCTCTACCGTGGTGTTTGAACGCGATCAACGATTTAAACACCACAATCATAGAAGGCAATCGTGCAAATGGTCGGGAGATGAACAATTTTGTCAAGTCGATTATTAAGTAAGCGTAGATTATTTTTTTCGTATTGTAGTGAAGTAAATAATGTCGTGGGTATCGAGATTTCATCGACTAAAACAATATAACCCTCCACCGCCTGACGAACTCGAACCGGTGTTTATTAGTGGATCAAAGTTTATGCATGATAAAATAATCTGCGAACTAAGCAGATTGTACCCATGGGCTGACATATCTAACGTGTCATTTTCGAGTTTGAAGGTGAAGTTTGCGAATAATTATCAAAAAATATTGGACTTTATGAAGCACAACCGATACGATTCCAAAATTTACAAACATTGCAATATAGACTTGCTCTTATTGCAGACTGTGCATTCGTATTTGAAACGTAATCATACCATTACGACTGACCTTTTAGACAAAATTTACACACAATGCTCAAGTTTACTATGCGGCTACGAAAGTGATATCTCAAAAACCATCTTCGTCTTGGACTATAGATTGATCTACTTTATGACATTCCGTGAGCATATCGACGAACTGCTGCTATACAATTCGGCAGCATTAGCATTAATCGAGAAAATGCATCTGTTTCCGTATATCGAATTTGTAATTTTATGTGATACTCAGCTCGAATTTGACCATTTAACCGCTACGGATGGATCTTCCGACTCTGAAGCAAAAGCAAACGCTCTCGAATCGACTCTAATAACGCATTTACGGATAAGACTGCAATCCATCAACCAACCAGTTAAGTTAAAACCGAACCTCGACATGGATCGTGTAATTTCCATCATAATCAACGCGCATACGATGAGCGACTCCATCGAATCGGATCTATTCTAATTTGTAGATGGGGAAGCCTGACAAGTTGGTATCTAGTTATTTTTTGTACAATGTCGGGGTGATGCAAAAAATAAATCTAGTCAAATCTAGTTTCGGGAAAATTAACCCGCGCCAAGATAATTTGTGTTAGCGTCGGCTTCTCGAGGTCGTGGATGATTGTCGACGAGGCGATGATGCTCTTCTCGCCGTTCTCGATGCGCTCCTCGATCGACTGCGACTGCGACTGCGACTCCGCTGCCTTTTAGATGCTTTAGCTGGTGAACGTGCACGTCCGGACCTTGCACGGCTTGGAGACTTTGCTCGGCCTGGTGATCGAGATCTCGCTCTGACCATGATGCGTTTATTGTTGATGCCTTCGAGGTTGTAACTTTCGTATAATACTATATTACTATGGTAATACGTGTAAATAATGTCTCTAGAGTGATCTATATAATGCAATAAATTAAATAAATACGACGGTTCGAAGTATGAGTTGATGTATGTGGTATTGCTGCGCACGACAACTCTAACGTGCTGGTAGGTCGCCGCCGGTAGCCAGCTGTGTAGCGAACTTATAATTTTGTTTTTAAACGTCCCGAATATCGAGTCGTTCAGATACTTTAGCGCTATAATGTCGACCTCGTTGCAGCAGATTGTAAGATTTTCGTCAGCGTTGTGTTTTTCATGAACGTGTAAATAGTGCTTAAACTTTGGGCATATAAACTCCTCGATTTTGCCAACATCGCTATGCCAAACTAATGACCGGTTGCCGACGAGCAGTTTAGTTTCAAAGTCGCGAGGTATAATTTCAAACGTTTCGATAATAAAGTCGTGGATCGAGTTTATAAATTCTTGTATATTAGTGATCGAAACGTTCATGATGGATATCGGTGACCCGTTCGGCTTTCTAAAGAAGCGTAAATTCAAAGAGCAACACGCCGTATCTAAAAAACGAGCACCTAATCTACTAGTGTCCCCTACGTCTCCTACACAAATAAATTTACATACAAACAATAGCCCGAAGAAGATTGTTTACGACGAGGTAAAATTAGCATTGTCTGACGTGTTCAACAAAATGTTAAAAGATCATAAAAAGAAATCTATCCGGCGATCGACTCCGACCATAAGTCCGACCGATACTTTTGATCAAACTATAAGAGCGACGAACGATTTTGATCCGACCGTCACGAGTAGCTGTACGCCCGACAAAGTTATACGCACATATACGCCAGACAACGTTACAAACTCACCTACGGTCGATAAATTTCCAAACGCATGTACGGTCGACGAAATTTTAAGCGCAGACAAAGCCGCAGCCGCAAACGATTGCGACAATGACACCATATCCGAATCTCATACATTTAAATCCATCGACCCAGCTCCACTAACACAAACACCCTCTTCGGAACTACCTATAATCGTCACGCCGTGCGTYAGAGATTCTTCGCCTCCAAAACATATTACTACGACTACGACGAGTTCTGTCATCGAAGCGACGCTGGTTGAAGTGCCGACTCCAACACATACACCACTACCAACGCACGACGACTGCGATGATGAATCTACTACCCACGATCCGAACGATAATCCGCATTTTAGTAAAAGCAGCTCTCATAGTACATCTGATGATGTATACAAAGTTAAACATATCATCAAACGACTCGAACGGCAAATAAACCACCCGTACAAAGTGGTTCGTCGCCCGAAGCGAATTAAATTACTGAACGCGATCAACAAAGTTGCCGGATTTATGAAAAAACCCATGCTCGGCTTATGCAGTACAGCAGGATTGGTGTATTTGACACAATCGTATTCCGATGTATTATCGATCGTTAGTTCAAAGTCGACCATGTTTATTGCATCGGTATTATTCTCTACTCTCAACTCTATTACCGAAACCTAACCTTAGACTAAAATAACACCCACGCATACACATATGAATATACATATTTTATTCGATGTAAAATACATATTATATTATTTTTGATAAACATATTGGATCAATCGACACTTCGGTTACAACTTCAACAAAATTCGAATACGTCCCAAAATCGGAAGCCTTATTCAGCGATTGCATTGCGCGACTGCCTTCGTTTATATACACTTTGGAGGTGTCAAATTTGCCGAGCGTAACTTTTGGTCGTTCTCCGCTGCACGAAATTAGAGGACCATGCGTTGCGCTAGACATACTTGATAAATTGTTCGTAGTGAGAAACATCAACCCATACGTCGTATACAACATCATCATGCGTATATCTTCATAACTGGTCGGATCGAATATGTTTCTATTCATAGCGTAGCACCACATAAATTTAATATAATTGCTTAAAAACAACAGCGGATTATATAGAAACGCCGGCACCTCAGAACAGAATATCAAATCGGCATTATACGTATGTTCCAATGCGGCCATTATTTCAAACAAAGTGGGTATGTTTTTGGAACAATACAGCTCGTACACATTCGTGGTAACTTCGAGTAACGTGGTGTTGGGAATGTCAATGTTGGCATGCTCACTATAGAATCGAATCCAGATCGCGGTCGGATGCGAATATGCTAAATCGATCTTACGCTGAGGCTTGATGCGGTCAATTTGAACGGAGTCCAAATCGGACGTCTTCTTGATGTGTTTTACGTCGAGCGACGATTGTAGTTTTGACGCGGCACACTCACTAACCAAGTCGATACCCACCGATCGTGGTGTCGGTCCCATGAAATCACTTTGGCACGAAATTAGCTTCCATACTAGCGCATCGGCTCCAGGCTTGTCGAATAGGCAGCACGCCTCGTCCAAACTTATATTCTCGCACAACAACAAATATTGCGCGATACCTCTGGCCGCCAGTACAATTGTGTCATCACGCACTAGCGAAATAATTTTTGATGAGAGGCAGTCTATATCCGAGTCCAGAGACAGCTTTATATTTGATTGACTTGTACGGTCCATCGTGGATGTATATCTGGAGGGATTGGATTTCGACAAAGCGCGCGTCCACGGGTGTTAAATGTTTCAAAAAATTAATATGCAAGTCTAAACTAATAAGATACAGAATAAATTCGTTGCACGATGAGTTATGAATTACGAACGGCGGCACGATTATACTGTTTTCGATCGATGGCATTGTCTCGCAAACATCAACGTACACACTAATACTGTTTATTGAGTGCATCGGCTGTTATAGTCGAGGATTTCATATTATGTCGTTATCTTCCTCCTCTTCGACCTCGTCGATTATTTCGTCGCCGATGTCGATTACTTCGATCGGTTCGGTGGACTCTGGTTTCGGAGGATGTCGCTCGTCGAGTTGATTGTCGTCAGCGGCGATAAGCGAATAAAAGTCGACAGCTTTCGAATTTAATGGCGTTTCATGCAATTCGGACAATTTCACGGGTTCATCGTCCATTCGAGCGTCATCCACATCAACCTCTTCATCATTATCTTCGTCGTATTCACCCATTGGGGAAGTTGGATCGTCAAATTTGTCGTTAGTCGAGGTCGGTAGAAGCGGCGGATCTGGAGATTTTACGCGAATATTCTCGACGATATTCACAAGTTTCGGTTGTGTAGAATGCTCCAAGTCGTTGATGGTCGTTTCGATCAACAAATGTTTTCGATCGTTCAGCGACGGTATTACGTACGTGGCGACATTTTTGGCTTTTCGTATTCGAGCTGTCGACATTGACGATGAGGTGGATTTAAACGACTTATTGGACGAAACCGAAGTTCGTCTAGAGCGAACAAGCGGAGATTGCGAATCGCGATCGAAGGTGTTTGTTATGTTTTCAGTCTCCGGCTCGAACGTATTCGTAAACAATTTCGGAGTTTCAACTTTAGACCATGTGGACGCATGTATGTCTCCGATTGGAATTTTCTTATAGCTTTGCGTTTCGCCGTTTTCGCTAGAGCCGAGCAATTCGTTCTGCAGTTCGCGTATGGACGAACCAACTACGGACATTAATATGTTTTTCGACACGATCAGAACTAAATTTGGCTTCATCGCCGATTGTGATTGTAATAGGTATTGCATTTCATCACTTTCGACCGATACGCTAATCTGCTCCGGGGTAAGAAAACTAAGCTGTGGCATTTTGGACTTTACAAATTGGAGTCCATGTTTGACAACCAATTTCGACAAAATTATCGGCACTTTTCGAAAAACCAGCGAATTATTCTTATTTAGCAGTTCGCGTAACGTTTCGGTGGACGATGTTTCGATTTCTACGTGTTTTAGGATCGACGATTTCGAACATTCTTCGTATAAGGCTGCACGTAAAAACACTTCGTCCGAATTCATCGTATCTGRAGGTGCAGTGTTTGGTTATAGTAGTAGTCGCAACAGTCGTCGTCGGCTCAATGTAATAAAATACTTCACTATAATTAATTATTAATTACAACGTTACTGTTCGCCTCCATATAGTTATGTGAATTGCAAAAATGAACATAAATCTGATCGGCCTGCTTTTCACGGTAATATTATGCATTTTGGTCTTATACGCCATGTACATTTTGCTGTACTATTCGTTCGACAAAAACATTAAAACCCGTAACGAAGAGTTGGCCTCAAAATTGGCCGACGATAAACTTCAAGCGCTATTAAACGGATCCGGGATCAACAATATACCCAACTTGAACATTATCACGACGAACGCGTCCGTAAGTAAAGCTAACGCGTGCGGTAAAGGTCCGGTCAATATCGGCAATAGTGGTACGACACAAGACTGTATTCGAACGTGCGCCAATTCATCAGCGTCGGTTATAAATGTGGCCGACGGGGAAACGTATATATACGAATCGGCAATTCTACAGCCTGGCGCAAATTGTATTCTCGGACCACGACCCCAATGCAATATGAAGACGAGCTATGCCATGATGACCATCAATTCGGTGATTTGCCGATCGCGGTTCCCAGATATAGTCGGCGGTACGCTCGGCACCAATGTTGTAGCGTGCAATAATAAACACATCACCGACCCACAAAACTACCTCTGGGATTACAAATACAACAAAAAATTTGATCCGCTCACAACTGACATCATCAATTCGGATGAAATTCTACCGGACGGTACGTACCGATTCCGATGCCAATTCAAAGGGTACGATATACGTCAAAACCAATACATCCAACATCCGAACGACCGATTCCAACCATTTCGCAATTATTGTGCGTCTGAAATCTACGCTGCTCATCCGAACATTAAGACGGTGTTTAATGCCGACGGCACGTATGAATGCGATTGTGGTGATTTTCAAGAAACCCGTACTCAAAATATAATTCCCGGCGATAAAACGTCGATATGTTCGAATGTCGTACAATCCGAAACGGTGGATGTCAATCAACGGTCGATATTGAATGTTCCATATAAATGCTTTACAATGTTTTCGTCGATAGAGGACGTTGGAAAATACCTACCTTGCCCGAACGAACAGTTTACACGCGAAGGTAGTCAATTTGGCGTAGTGTCTGTCCCATTTTCAACAAACCCCTACGCCGTTATAGAACACCCAATGTATAAAGACATGTCGTCAAACGCATCGGTAAAGGTATTCGATTTCAGATAAAACACCATTTGCGTAAAAAATAATTTATTTTTCACAATTCATCAAGTACAGTTTTCTTAAAATGTGACGATGGTTGCGGTGTAAATGGTGCTAAAATGGCACTCTCGGACGATGTCGATATTTGAACTTTAATTTTTGACATAATTTTCGACTCCAACGCTTCGTCTTCGTCGAGCAATTTCCGTTTTGTGGGCTTTTTATCGTCGCACGTCGCAGGATCGAACGTACCCAGATGTAAGCGCATATTTTCTATGCCGTATAAGAGCGGCGTCGACTTTGCCCAATGGACTAAGTTTTTCTTGACGAACGACGATTCCTGGTTTCTAGCAGCGTATAAGTAATGCCGCGTCCCCAAGCTCATATTCGGGCGTGGAATTGGAACGTTTTCCATCACACCGCTGTTGATATACCGAAGGTACATTTTGGTCGCCTGATCGACATCCGTCGACAAAAACATTTGTGATTTGGCGTTGTCGTCGAACCGTTTAATCGTACCTCCGGCTCGCAAGCCCAACATTAATAATCCACAGGCTATGTCGTTTATGTCGGTTAGCGTGTTGAGAACTTCAATATCTTCTTCTTCGGAAAGTAATATACCCACAACCATACTGTCCGTCAACAAGTTGCTCGTAAAGTCCGTGCCGCAGAACGAAACGAATGTTCTAAATACGAACGTATTAAATTTTATACGGTCTTCGATGAAGTCGAAACCTACCGCCGTTATAATTTTGCCGCTGTTTATCCACACGCACGAGTCTAACACTTTCACTTTCTCCGGATTGTAAACACAATTTAGGTCGATAATCGGACACGTCGTCCCCGTAGTTGAATTAGACGATTGTGGTTCGAATATAGAGTCGACCGCATTATTCGGCGTACGGTGTTCGAGAGTCGGCTTGTGACCGTAGCATATGGAGATCATATCGCTGTCATTTGTAATAAATACGTTCAATTCCACAGTTTTGTCGCGCTGTAGATACATTTGAAGTTCCGACTCACCATGCGCCAATTCGTTGACGGTATAACCGTAGCTATAACATAAACCCTTGAACGTTAAGCGTATAAGTCCGGCGTCGAATTGAAAGTCGGCACGATCACTCTCCTTATTGCATACTCGCGCTCCGTCCATAAACACAATTACCTCTTTCGGACGATACCCTATAAACGTAGACACTTGATCGACTAAATTTTTCATATAATTGAACGAAAGTCCGGCGATGGCTTCCTCGGCGTCGTGTTTATTCAAATTGTTCTCGACCATGCCTTTGTAGCGCATAAGTTCACCGTCGATTACGATTTTATAATTTTTCGCACGCTTATTGTACAATCCGCGACGCACGATGGTAATAATTTTGGGTGCTCCGTTTTTAATTCCCATTTTGACTTAGTTTGTAATATAGTTATACTATAAAACGTTTCGTTTATTAAATGCTAAATCGAACTAAATGTCTTCATTATTCGCGTGCAGCCCGGCAAATGCTGCTAAGCAGCAGAGTAAAACGTGTATATTCGAAGGCGTGAGTCCATGCCGCGATCAGGTATCGCATGTAATTTGTAACGCGCATTCCGCGATTTTCGGACTAATTAATAAGACTGCCAGCTATCACGATGGCGACAATGACATTTGGACGAAAATCGTCACGTACAATTCGTCGTCCAATAACATATGTATACCCTTGTTTCTGGACAGCAGTAGTAAAATTATGATGAGCGAAATTCGAGCGTTCTGCATTAATGCGTGCAATAGCTATCCGACCATTAAGGTCGAAGCGCTATCCGGTCGAATCGCATGTTTAATGGGTGTCAGTATGAATAACACCCAGGAATTTTGTCGGAAAAGCTGGTTCGACGATCCGAATTCTGCGCTAATAATACGAAACAACACTGGAAGCATTCAGTATTTTAAGGACCTGCCGCCGTTACATAAATACCTCTTTTTCTACATCAACGCGTCGAACATTAGAAACTCGAAAGCCGACACGGAGACGTATTTGGTGCCAAACTTGTCATTGACACGCAACGACTCTTCCGATTCATATTCGTTTATAATACCGAACAAAAAGAACATCCTGAAGTACACAGACAAACCGGATTGTATCGCAACGCCGATAGTTTTAGATGGAATTAGAGAAGTGGCTCATCACGTCGGAGACCGTACATTTGCGCCGATCCAAAACAACTTTGCATTGCTATGTTAGAGTTAGGATCGTGGTAAATCCTCCACGCATATCATTATATTATTTTTTTGCATATATAGATTCGAATCTTGTACACATACACCCATTTTATACAAACAAACTCACATTCATACGCACGAGTGTTTATTAACAATGGAGTCTCCAAAAACAAAACACAGCATTCTCGAGAAGCACGAGATAAATTTGGACGACAAACAGAAAACTTACGTAACATTCTATTCATATTACAGCAATGCGACGCCAATCTACTATGAGCTCGATCCGATCATCAAAATATTCAAGTTCACCAAAGAACCAGAAATAATCGCCACAATTCCCAAATATTGGATGAAGCGTGTCGTGGATTTTAACGATACAGTGTTCGGCAGTCGGTATATACAACCGTCCGCGCTCTTCATCGAAGCGTCGGGAATCGCATTTCTCATCGCCATATGCGAAAATAAGTCGTTGGCCACCACTGTAACCAATTTGTACAATATGTGCATACGCAAAGCCGAAAACGATCGAGTTAAACGAATCAACACTAAAGTCGTGGATCTGAAAAGCGAAATTGTGCTCTTGAAGGCTCAACTGGACTCGACCACTAGTAGTTTTAACGATGTAAAATGCGCTCATGAATCTCAAATCGACGTTCTCAAATATAAACAGGCTTCAATTAAAGAAGCATTGGACATTATAGCCAATAGTCATTCGGCAATCCAAGCCACACTGAAGGCTCTATCCGAGAAAATCTAAATTGATGCGTATATATTTTTTGGACCGTATATATAGTATTGTTGGCATAATATGGCGGCTTCAGATCTCGAGCCCGAACGAAAATTTACATGCCTTTCAATTCTGACCGTTATAACATTCGTCGTAACACTTTGCATTCTAATTTTGGTCGTAATAGGGCAAACAAAATCTTCCAGCAACGGTCCTAACGGCGATACGTCGACGCGTCTCGATTTAGAAGGCGCCCGTAAAGCCATACCTGACAGTGAATTTCCGACAGAATTGCTCGAATACGAGATCAATGCTTCATCTACCGGACTATACCCTAATTGGGCTACGTCGAGCGATGATTTGGGTAAATTGTGCAGCGTGCTTACGTTAGGCTTACAGTACGCGCACCACAATCGAAATACGAATAATGCGAATTTATGCGTTATGGCCGTTGAAGATTTCCTAATCAAGTATAACGAGCAACTGACAAGTTCCGGGGTGTCATTAACGCAAACACCATGGGGTACAGATTGGTACCAATTTTCAGTGGTTAGCGCAAATATGCTCGCATATTATATACTATTGCCGAATAAAAGTCTCATCGACTTGGCCAGCGACACGATTCTACTCGTAATTACGAACCCGAAAAAGTCATTCGATGCTGACCGCATCGACGATGATTCTGTCGCGATGGCAGGCCCGTACTTATTGGCTAAGACCGTAAAAGGTTTGGAGGATACGGTTTTCGACAGTGACGAGTACAAATACGTTGTCGAATTTCTTAAACTTAAAATGGTGCGAAAGCGCGGCGCTAACGGATTGCATTTGGATTCATCGTACATCGTCCGTAACTACCTAGTGGACTATCTGACGATACACAACCTCAATACGAAATTTACACAATACTTGTACGCATTAGACACGAAAATATCGACTCCGGTCAAAGCTGTATGGCGGCACATTCAAAATATCATATTACATCCGACGGTATCGACGGCATTTATAGGTCTAATGGGTCGAAATAATTCGCTGACGATCGACACGAACGAATCGTCACCATACGGCATCAAAGTGTGCCCGTTTAACGGATACATACGATATTTCACAAAAGAGTATCAGTTTTCAATGCGTGGTCAAATAAAACCCTACTATTGGACCGAGATTGATAGCGTACACAACACTCAAGCGTTCTACTGGGTTCAATATCGAAATGTGCATACGAAAAATACATCGCCGACATTAACGTTTCCAGATGCAGGCTTTATATATTTAAGCGATAAAACCCCAAACCCCTTGTCTTCCGGTGGTGGCATTATCGGACTCTCTACTTCGGTAAGCTCAGCGTTCGTATTTGCGTACGGTCGATACGGTATATTGTGGCATAAATACAATATCTCGTTCTTTGGACCTCAGACTGTAACCGAATTAATCGTCATCGACTCTACTACTAATATAATAACCGTAAACGTTTACATTTACAACCGTCTTATTACAACAAGCCTCGTGTACTATAGTTCTACAGACGAAGTTTCGATCGACCAATACAGATCAAAATTAATTCCAATTCCGCTCCCCGATACGTCTGAGGTACAATTTAAAACGGTCTTTGATTTGAATAAAGGCACTGTAAAAACAACGTCCGCAGAACCCACAACTACCGACTTTATGCCGATAACATTGGACGATGGAATTACAATCGACTACTATAACGACTACCCAATATTATACAAAAATGCAATCCCGAAGCTTGCCTATTTAGAATCAACACCGTATCAGTTAGACAAATTCATAATTGAAGGGTTAGCCTCCTTCGCATTCAACAAGACGAGCAACCAATACGAAGCTGAGATAGCGTCTGAATAAAAAAAACACATACACTCCACATAAACATTTAATGGGTATATAAATTTTTAAATTTTTCATACAATACAATCATTACACAAGTGCGAGGTACCATTTGAACAAGTGTCATCGACAATCCATAGTATAAAGTCCTTGGAGCAGACACCTGCTTTAAAAACACATTGGTAAGTGTATCTTGCGTAATTTGATGTTTGATTCTCAACGCAAATATTGGAAATGTGATAAAATATGCACATGTTTTCGATAATCCGGAACATACCAAATAATCGACCGATGTTTGCGCGTTAAACAGGTCCTTACATATATCGTATAGCGTAAATGTTATCACACCATTCATACCATTCAAGTATCCAAACAGTAAACCTTTCTGGAATCCACAAAGTCCGCTTGTTTTGTAAATTTTAGACATTACGCGAAACGCCGATTCACAGCTTGACATTTGAACGCTCTTGATCGTCCATAATGGGTTCGTTACGCTCATAGAACACAATGTTGCCGGGATGGACGACGTTGCGTACAACATGTACGGATGCGAACAGCCAAAGTAGTTTTCGTTCTTGAAATGACGATTCACCGAAAAGTATATACCATACGTAGCCGAATACGCTAAACAGTTGACGGGCATTGCGTTGTAGAGCGATCGAAAAACGGTTCGTGGTCGTGCGTCGCCCAACAAATACTTTACGGTCGTCGAAATGGGCCATTTCTTGTTGATTTGATTTATGCGGATAGTATCGAACGGATGAAATATCAGCGACGATGTAGCGGACGACGTAAGTCCAGCGAACAATTCGATATGGATCGGAGACGATGACATCTCGAGAAACAGCACGCTTTTATGCGCTAAAAACTTTAATGTGCGTATAATGAAAATTTAGCTTTCGACTGACGTCTCCGACGGCCTTCTCGAGTTAAAATACCCTGACACCACATATAGATTACCTTCGGCTTACATGTTTCGTCAAACTTTATCCGTGCAACGTTTAGTAATTATACTCTTCATCAAACAAAGTTCTCTCGGACACGACCATGGCAGTTTATTATTAACAGCTATAACCCATCTAGGTTGCCGCAAATTAAAGACGCATATCGAACCATTGTGCTTTTATTTTATACACACACACACGTTATATACAATACAGACACTTTGATATAAATGAACACATATATGCGATATGAAATATTTATGACATATCTAACCTATTAATAATCGTTTGGATGCTTAAATCATCCAAAGTCACACTGTTGTAGAATTTCAAATTCGTGTTGGTTTTTTTGAACGTAATTCGACTCGAAGTCGACCTCGTAATTCGGAATTCATTCACAAATTTATCCTTTATAAATTCGTCCCATGCGAAGCAATTGCATAGCGAATCCTCGATGGCCGATTCGCCGTCCAATTGTGGAAGCCTATACTGCTGCATATGGTCGACCGCACATATCAGGATCCATAAAATGGCCGGCGAACGTGTTAGACTCGAACAATTGTACTTGAAGTACAACACTAAATCGTGCAAAAGGCACCACGATGTTATAAACTCGATCACACACAGATGCGAAAACCGATACAAACTATTGGCGTTAAGATCGTTGTGGAATTTGTTGAGTCGGCTATTGTAGCGAAGATGCAATTTGTAGAAGATCACTCGTTCCGGACAAATCAACTTACACAACTTGTTGATGAACCGTACAATCATGAATGACAACCTGAAATCGGTTTTGCTTTTCACTTTTAGCGTATCACAGTACTTCGGACTCTCTGACGAATGTTCTTCCAACTTTTCAAGCATGTTCTCCACCAATCGATAGAGTTTTTTATGTAAATGACGTTTCTTGATCCACGTAATCATGATGTATGCGTATAAATTTGACGAATATGACAACGCGTGTATGCTGACGAATATAGCAACACCTCAACGCACGTCAAATGCCGTACTAGCATTTGAATGCGCGTGTACGATTTTATACCTAACTTTATCTCGTAAAAATAAAATAAACTCTCACCCAGAGATATAAATTGAGTCAGTTTGCTGGTTCGTTAAAGTTAATCGTGTCAACGTGCTGTTTGAATTTGCGCCAATATAAACTTACTAGTGCTACGCATAAAATGGATCGAGTATACATCGAGCCGATGGTTTGCGATGCCGAGTCAACGACGGCATCACCACCACAACCTTTGAAGTATAACAAGTGCGACGATCCAAATGCCGAAAGCGAGCCCGAAATTATAGACTCGTCGATATTTTACGCGCCGAAAAACGTTTCCAACCCTACGACTACGCTTAAAATGCTCGTTTTATCGGACATACACGGACATTGGTTCCCAGAGACGATACTTCAAACTATCCGGATGCACAACATCGATGTATTCATATACGCCGGAGACATCATCAACCACGACAACAACGTTGACGAAGAAGTATCTCGAAGCGTATCGGCCATTCGACAAATCGCCGCAGAAGTCCCGACATTTGTAATCGCCGGAAATCATGACCGTTGGTTGGAGCAAATTTCGCGCAGCGACATCGACCAAATGTTTCATCCGGCCATATACATCGAAAATGAATGCTTTACGTTTAAAGGGTTCCGCTTTTTCGGCACGCCATTAACCGCAGCTGAAACTAAGAAAAAGTGCAAAAAATATATTCGATATGATCCGACCAAGTTGAATCCGTATGGTAATGTTCCGTCCAATGTGGAGGTTATAGTGTCGCATGGAGGACCTGTCGGAATGCAATCGTATCTCGGCGTACAGTATGGGGATATGAATTTGCGACGACTCATCAACAATCCACCGCCAAGTTTAAAAGCGTGCCTTTTCGGACATATGCACAATAATTCTGGATTTCGAGTATTGAACGACGTTTTATGTCTGAACGCATCCCAAATGTTAGGATCCACGTTTGAATATAACCCGTTTATTGTAGTTTTGTCAAAGTAAACGTATGCATATGTGAACATACATGCGTATATATATATATTGTTAGATGCTTGTATACAATTATTCAGTTTATAATAAAGAGTTGGCATTGAAACACCTTGTGTATTCTCCTCACGCACTAACCGTTATGACTCGAAATTATTTGTCGTTGGTTCGTACGGTCCTAAAGGCTCCGTCGTCGCCTAATAGGACAGGCATCGATGCTCGATCTTCGTTCGGCCACCAATTGCGATTCGATCTTCGAAATGGCGTTTTACCACTTTTGACGACCAAACCGATGCCATTCAAGACCATCCTTCGAGAGCTATTTTGGTTTCTTCGCGGCGAGACTAACCAGAAAATACTCGAACGGCAGAACGTTCATATATGGAAGGGTAACTCGAGTCGAGAGTATCTGGATAGTCGTGGATTATACGACTATACCGAGTACGAAAGCTTAGGTCCGATTTACGGTTTTCAATGGAGGCATTTTGGCGCATCGTACGTTGATTGTAACACGGACTATACGAATAAAGGGGTCGACCAATTGCAACAAGTGATTCGCACCATCAAAGAGGACCCTACAAGTCGTCGCATTATAATGAGCGCGTGGAATCCGGTAGACTTGGACAAAATGGCTCTTCCTCCATGTCACATTCTCGTACAATTTCACGTGAATACTGTAAATGGAGAATTATCGGCACAATTATATCAACGCAGTGCGGACCTAATGCTTGGAGTACCGTTTAACATTGCCAGCTATTCGATACTCGTGCATTTGATAGCCAAAATTTGCGGATTGAAACCTGGATACTTTATACACTCGTTGGGCGACGTACATATTTACGAAAACCATGTATCTGGAGCGAAAGAACAACTTACACGAGAACCACAACGTCAACCGTATCTCAACATCGACATCGATCCAACGTTGGATTTGGATTCTATACTCGAACAATTATCGTGCGACCAATTTAAACTTGTAAACTATAAATATAATCCAAACCCAATTAAACTAGAAATGGCTGTATAATAAATTTTTAATATAGAATAATTTGTAGTCTTTTTTGTACGTTGCATGTGGTTGATGCACATTATGGCTTCAAATTTAGGATTTCTCATAGACGTTGACGGTTTCGAACTAGACAGAGTATTTTTGGTGAAAGAGTTGGCGATTGGTTATTTTAAATCGGCCCGAATAGAATTGTATTCGTATAAAGTGGGAGACTATTCGTTGCTTACAAGCGCACAACAGCGTCAAGTATCGTGGCTTACTCGACATATTCACGGTCTAGAATTCGACAGTAAGGATGATGAACATCCACAGTCTCGGGTCGCGGATCATATATTGGATGTGTGTCGAAAAGCTGAACAGTCAAACACCCTAATCGGCTATAAAGGTGGTCATTTCGAACTAGATCTGTTGCGAGAAGCAGGCTACGAACATTTAGGTTTCAACATCGAGCAACTTGCGTATCCGAAACTCGAATCGTTATTCGCAGAGTATCCGTATGCTCATCGAGAAAGCTGCCCGAATCATAAAGGCGTCGTGGCAAAACTTAAACGTTTCACGATCGCACATTGTCCGAGAATGGAGGTATACTGCTTCATGAGATACACTATGCGATTGATATTGAATAATCCAGATTAAAAATTTTTCCAACATTTATCGACTCTCCAAATGACTGCATTTCTTGTCGCGAGTTCGACTAAATAAATATTTACTATACGCCAACAGTACTACGATTGATGCTAAAAATAAAATCACGGCCCACAAGTAATAACCTTTTATAATCAAAACAACGATGAACGGTATCGATATAATCATGGCAGACTGTATGCTGAAACCAGTACACAGCGACTCGCAGTTTAAAATCGGGAAATATGACGAAAATAATCGCATATCGTCATTGGATATCAAATTCAACATAAGTTTGTCGTAGCATAGGTTGCAGATTTCGTACGTAGTAATTATGTGGGAACCTTTCGTCGTCCCATTTGGTAAAATGCGACCTTTTCGATATATACCCATATGAACTTCTTTATCGTCGATAACATAAAAATAATGATCGAACAAACCATACGATCGGCGAGTAGCCTGACAGCGTAGTTCGACGATCTTAAACGGTGTTACATCGGCCATATCGTGAAGAACCAACAACATTACAATCTATATATTATGTCTGATTATATCGAGTACGCGAAGTTAACTGTATTCTCGAGCACTTGGTTTTGCGGAATAAGGCTTGAATAGGCAAAGTTTAACGAATTATCCAACATTTGCTGAGTTTGTGGAATAATACTCTCAATTATTCGTTGTGTGGACTTCAATAGTGGCGTCGATGATGATGTACCGCCCAACGTTAGGTAATTCGAGTATTCGCGTTTCGGCATTTTCGTGCACGTTCGCTCCAGATGAAACATCGAATGTAACGTAGTTCCGACATCGCCAAACTTTTCATGTATGTCGGCGCACGGAACCTTGTTCGTACAATATATGTCGTAGATGATGTGTTGTGCGACATGATCACTAGCGATCGCACAATGAATAATGGGCGCTTGCATTATATTTAATCCCGGATCCACTTCGTACGGGTTGTAAATTTCGATTGGGATCACGCCGCTCGTAAAAATTACCGGGTCGTTGTTGTTTTTACTGCAAAACTCCTCGTACATCGCCTCGTTAATGTACAGAATCAATTCGCTTTTTGTTATACTGTACGTGTACCAAACCGGTTCAAATATGTCGACTTTTGTAACGCAATATTTTATAGTTTTGAACGAAATGTTGTTATATTCGAGAATCGACGACACGACGCCTGGTATCGCGAGTAAGCTATTCGATTGCTCCATTTCCAAAGACGTTATGAATTTAGCCTCCAATACAACGCTATTGATCAAAACGTCCATATAGCGACGTACATTCTGGACGATTTCTCGCGGCGCTTCTCCAATTCCAGAACCCATGCATTTATCACTATACGAGGCGACCGTTTTTGCGACACCGCCTGGCAATTTTAAGTCGACAGCTTTGGATTTACGCTTTGACGTAAACTTTATAACGTCAACGTCCGCATCGTCGTCATCAGCAGTATCAGTGTCTCCATTGGCATCCTCCGCTTGACTGTCATCATCGTCATCATCTTCAGAATCAACTTTTTTGTCACGTTTGCGTTTCGTCGGTGGTGATATACTGTCGAGAATGGTTTGTCGTTTTTTAGCGTTCATCATGTCAAATTTTAAACTATATAAACAAAAAAACAAATAACAAATTATACGCGCAACGCTTGTGTGTGTACGCATGCATGTACGTTTAACTGTTGAGAATATCACGTATCCACGATCTGTATCGCCACAAATATACGTATCCGTCCGGATAACCTACACATCCAAGTTCGCTAACGTACGATGCTAGACCGAGTAATTGAGGTTTTATGCCAAAATTCTCATGGTACGACAGCGGAGCTCCGCTCTCCACACGACATACGTTCGTGAATTCGTTGGTTCGCCCTGTCGCGGAAAACATACGCATATTGCACACCTTCGTCCCATAAATCAAGAAGCACTCCTGCTCCGGAACGATTTTCATGTAATGGTAGCGTAAGTCGGTGATCGGGACATTCGAAAGCGTTCTACCATAACCGACTATTCGTAAATCGGCATTCTCATCGTCCGGCACGTAGTTGAATTGTATTTTGTTAATATTGCTAGAAAACGGGAGCGCTTCGTCCAGTTTAAAGAGTGCAATATTATTCTCCATACTCGGATGGCGAATGTCGAAATTTGGGTGGATTTTAGCCTGTCTTGTTATATTGATGGGAATCGTATATGTAAACGAATCGCTCTTCAAACCGCCCAACAATAAATACGCTTCAGTGTAAAAGTGCGCAGTAATGTAATCGTATAGGCAAGCGGCCGTAATAACCACGTATGTTTCGGAGAGAATGGCTCCGCCACACCATATAGTCCCGTTTACGTTCGACATCTTAAAGAACGCTCGCCAATAAAAGTCCCCAGCTTCAACCGGTGTCCCTATCGGATTGTATTCCGGAGGTAGGACGTGCGGCGGATACACTTTTAATAGCTTTTTAGGTTGGTCAGGCGACGATTTGTCGCGCAACATTCGGTTATACCTATAAACCGGCGTTATGTTATCGTCATCAGTATCGTCGTCGTCCATGTAGATGGGATGGTGATGTGTTTGTTCGGCAGAATAGCCAAACGTGTATTCGAGAAATTGTTCATCATGACTATGGTCTGGCAATAAAGCATCGGTTACGATTAATAGTTTTATTAGAATCGAAAACACAAGCAACAACCTAAATCGACCCATATTTACACCTCAGACCACTATCTATACTAAACGAATAACGCGATGCCGACCATATTATTCCGGATCACTATTCAACACTTCGGTGTGAATTGGTTCGGTGAAAATTTGGTCGGCATCACTCGACAAACTTATATTATTACAAACATCGCTTTTACATGTTACAGCATGAGTTAGAAATGTAGCCTCGTATGCGTCCAGAAACCCCTTCAACATCAATAACAAAATGTACTTTGACGATAAAGTAATATTATATGGTTCGTTGTTCTTTTTGATATGGAATTTTATAAGATTGAAAATTGTCGTATACATATTCTGATAGTATTTGAATAAGTTTACGAACCGCAAGTCGTCTTTGGAGGTTATATCGAGTTCTGGACGCAAACATGGTATCAACACAGAATTATCCAAGTAATAGTATATGCTATGTTTCGATGCTCCTGCTAAAGCTGGATACTTTTCGGCCATATACAATTTAAAGCGTTTCGCAACAGTCATGGTTTTGTACTCGTCTTTGGTTTTAATGGTTTGCGTAAAATACTGTAAAAATTCAGGAGTCACAGCATCGAACGACTGCAATTTCTTATATATCGACATAAAAAACTCAAAGAATGCTTGATAAATATCCGGATTTGTAGTTATAGTGTTTCGATTATAAAAGTACTCGACGCATTCTCGCCACGCACTCGGCCCATTTACATTCTGACCGTATTTAAAATTGCCATCTTCAACCTTATAATACGTTTTACGCTTCACAAACATGCATTTACGAGCGAGCTTCATCTCCATCTCCATAAAGGGGAAGCGGCGATTCAGTTCGGCCGAAAGGTCTCCATTATAACCCGTAATCATGATCGAATCGGTGTCAATGTACAGAATGTTACAGCCCAAACTTCGACAATATTGTGCCGAAGCGAGCAGCGTGCTTCGAGTCATGCTCGTTATAACCGCGGCCACAACCACAATCATCTTACCGATACATCCATATATACTAGACACTATCGACTTTTGTAAGTCGTACGAATTTGCCGTATTATTGCGTTCTAGAGCTATGATCTCGGCAAGCTCCGAAATTATAGACATCGGATCGGACTCCGTTTCCAATTCTGATTCGTTAATCGAACATAAGTTGCCAAAAGTCTGTATAAATCGAGTAACGAGTGGCGGTTGGTTTTCAAATACTTGGGTCACAGATTGATTTGGCACGGCGACGATATCGTCCACAGTAGTATTGCCATCCATTTCGTCCGGACAATCGTCAAAGCCAAAGTCACACACATCCTCTCCAACATTAGCATCGTCTTCAAATCCAAAGTTGCAAACCTCCATATCATCATCACAATCACCGCTTCCAAACGCCGCTTCGACTTCATCACAGCAAAAATCTTCAACGCCAAACACATCAGCGGAAACAGCTTCGTTTTCGAGAGTAGAACCATTGTCATCGTCATCCTCAATACCAAAAATACAAGCACCATCGTCCACATCGCCAGATTCAACGTCGGACGATTTACCAACTTCACCAATTTCATCATTATCGTCGTCGTCTTCAAAACCGAACGCATCATCACCACCATCCCATATAACATCGGCTATATTACTCGAACTACAACCATCTACTGCATCATCATCGCCGTCGTCGTCGTCAAAACCAAAAGTTCCATCAGTAACATCACATCCGATATCATCTCCTCCGCCCACTTCTAAATCCAACTGTTGTTGATTGTACTCTTCCATAAGAATCTGCTTTGTGGCGAGTTCGTTTTTCTTCTCGATTAGGATGTCGTATACTTCGTCCAAAGCTTTACGTTTCAATTTTGTCGCAGCTCGTACTGCGCTAAAATGCGCGATAATTCTCGAAAGTATACCTCGACGACCCTCCCATATCACGATTACGGGCGAATCTTGACGTTTCTTCAACTCTTCGACGGTGAACGCAAATTCACCACCGCAATACAGGCCATCGTATATGTATTGATAGTATAAAATAATAGTTTCGCTCTTGGTCGAACCGTTGTGTGCCATATAATCGTAGACTTTGAACGTCTCTTTATGTTGTATTTTCGGGTAGAGCATCAGCAGTATGCTAGCGGCCAATACGGTCGTCGTTTCGTCCGATATGTTTTTACGGTCCATTAGAATCGGATATGCGGTAACGTAATCGTACATTTGTACGTTATCGACATTTTTCTCGCCTAGACAAAAGTTTGCGCCGCCTGGAAATTGCGACTTTTTAGACGAATATCGAGCGTAGGTTGATTCCGACAAATCCCCATGACCGTTTGATGAAAAATCCACATCGGATGAAGTTGAATTTAGCTTGTCGGTCAGTGAAACGTTAACATCGATCATATCGTTTGTCGAATAAGCCGAGGCAATTGGAAGCTTTAGCGCGGCATTTGGCTGTTTAAACGTCGCCATAAATATCCGCAGACTAATTCCGACGACAAAACATTCGCTCCACAGTTTAAATTGCATTTTATTATAATTCGTATTCATAGAAGTTAGAGGAACTTGACAGTCCATTGCTCGACTAATAATAAACGGAATACATTTCGTACGCGATTCGAGCTTCGACACTAATAGCGTATCGGCGTTATTATATTCTAGCGTATCTTTGATCGACGGTATTTTGGCCGAACTTTCATCCGTTTTAAAATATCGTCCGTACTTCATCATTCGGAAAAACGTATATCGTAAATTGACAGCGCTAACGCCTGTTTTGGAGTCTTTTAAAATCTCCCGACTCACATCGTCCAATTTGTAACTTTTAAAGCGGTATCGCATAACGATGATTCGAAATAAATCCAAATGCATCTGTTCGCATCCAAAACTGTAGCCTTCACGCCATATGAATCGGTCAACGCGAATACGATAAAACGCGCATCGCATTAGTAAATATTTTATATCGTACCCGATTGAATTGTAGCCAAACAGTATATGCAATTTTGGCTTCAACGTTAAAAGGTCCATTGTTCGAACCAATAGCGAGCGCTCGTCGTTAAAACATTCCAAAACGTTGGAACATTTACTAGCATCCACACTTTTATCGGGTATAACATCGTATCCATCATCGCGAATGCATCGAACCATATCCGACGCTCTCATTTTCAGCGGCATATAAATCAACGTGTACAATACGTTCGTATGCGTATGATGGATCGAAACGGTGAATAAAATGTCATCCTTATCGTCGCCGGTTGGCACTCTATGCGGATCGCTAGACACCGTTTCGATGTCGAACGTTATGATTGGGACTTTTGGATCGGCATACTTTGGATACACATTCAAATATTCATCAAACCAAGCCATCGTCGTCTTCGGCACGGAATAATCCATCGGCTCTTTATTAACGTATCTAGCGGAGTTCTTCATTATAATCATTTCGAACATTATTTGTGTAACAATGTTAAAGTATTGCGATACTCCGACATATTTGTACGACGAATGGTTATATTTGAACTTGTTGTATAGTCGTTCAGCATTCGAAACCGTATGCGTGATAATTTTTACTAAATTCCCAGGTCTGCAAACATTGTAATCGGTTAATAGCTCCCACGCGGCAAAATTATTCGTATCGTACTCGATATCGTAGACCTTAATTTCGTAACCGTACAACGCACATATTTGTCGAAGTATCGTCGGATCACAGCTGATTACGAAAAGGCCGGGCACTATTTGCGGACAAATACAGCAAGCGTCACCATCACTATTACATCCATAACCGAGTATTTCGTTCCCATTATCGCACCATTCGTATACAAATGTTAACCCTTTAGGTAGGGGGTTCGCAGAATTGAACCCAATACTTCGTTCGACTGGTAGTTGGTTCAGTTTCTCCTTCGCCTCGAGCACTAGTTGACGTTTTAAAGCAAAATACTCTTTATTACCACGATACAT